TACCGAGACAACGGTTTTTAGGACAAAAGAAGAACCACCATTCTACCGCAGGTGGTTACTGAATCTTCTTGGTATCAGATGGGAAAAGAAAACTTAAGCCCAATATGAAGCACGTTGGTATTCTAAAATATATAGGATTTGTATGAGTAATAATTTTGTTGTTTTTATGATACTGGTTTACAATATTACCATTGTGGCTGGTGCCTCCTATCTTATAGTGGTGTATAATTGGTCTATGTGGACATACCTGTTGGCTATGATTTTTTCGTTGAGTTTTAGGAGTAAAAATGATTAAGATTGTGATTAATACATGTTTCGGTGGCTTCGGTCTTTCTGAAGAAGCCGAAGCAGAGTACAAGAAACGTATGGGTATTACTGACACACACTGGTACTATTGGGATTTGGCACGTGACTGTCCCGTTCTGGTTTCTATGGTTGAGGGTGGCAATGTCGATGGTGAATACGCTAAACTCAAAGTAGTAGAAATTCCTGATGGTGTTAAGTGGCACATCCATGAGTATGATGGCATTGAACATGTAGCAGAGGACCATAGAACATGGTCGTAAAAAAGAAAACAGTAAAAGAACCAGTAGCCGTGTCTGCTATACTAGACACTGGTGGTTGGAAGTATCGTTTAAACGACCAAGAAGTTGACGAAGAAACCTATGACCGTCTTATTAAAGAACACTTAGAGTGGGTCAAAGAAGAACAAACGAAACAGGCAGCATTACAGGCAGCGATAAAACTAGAAGACAAAGTGAAACCCAAGAGGAAGAAGAAATGAGTGGTTGGAGAAAACGTCAAATCCAGGATAAGATGTATGAATCTGGTTTGATTGCCCAAGGTTCTTTTGATGACATGGACTCTTACGACAAAGAAGCAGTACAGAAGTATGCTGACCTCATGGTAGAACAAGCTCTCAATGACGTACTGGACATTATTGGTGATATCCGCAACTATAATAAAGTAGTATACACAAGTTACGACCAAAGTATGGCCAAAGGTATGGCTCAACAACTTACTAAGAAAATCACAGATACATTTGGCCTTTTAAAGGCTTCCGAGCATATGTCAGACAAAGGTTACCAAATTGGTAACGAAGCAGATTATCAGAAATTCGTGGAGAAACGCAATGGGAAAACTTAAAGGTTTAAAATTAGAGTTGGATTATGAAGCAGCTGATAAGATTACAATCTGTCTTCTGAAGGATCATAGAGAGATTCTAAAGAAAGAACTAAAGCATTTCAAAGAAGGTACTGCATATGTTCATCCAGATGATGTGCCAAGTAATATCAAACTGATTGCTGCAATGGATCTAATTCTTAAATATTTTGGTGAAAAATGACAGTATCTAGCGTTACCGCACAGAATCTAAAATTCTACCAACAATCTGAGGTTAGAAAGATAGACAGAAGGCACGAAGAACTTAGAATAGAAGAACGGCGTATCAGTCAAAATATAAAGATTACAGAAGAAGCAAGAATCGAAATGAACCGGCGTCTGAATAGACCTGGTCAAAATGTAGATAGTATGGCTTAAAATGAATGTGTCTGAGAGAATGTCTGAGTTGGTTGAACCGATTGAGCAACAAATTATGATGTGTGATTCCAGAGAAGAAATCTTAATGATGGCCTGCGTGATGCTCCAGCGTACAAAGGAATTATTTGATTTAGAAATTGGTGTCGATGGTCGAAAAAAAATGTTTAGAGATTTCGTATGAACGAACGAATTAGACAACTGGTTAGACAGGCTGGCTTAGATGATGCTGACTTTCCTATTGAAGATTGGGATAATGTTCCCTTGGCAAAGTTTGCCGAGTTGATTGCCTACGAATGTATGGACCTTGCTTTAGGATCTAGTCATAGAGAAGATGATATGGGTGCTATTATTGCTAATAAGATTAAAACACATTTCGGAGTTGAAGAATGAGTAGGTATTTTATTGTTGTTTGTACAGAGTGTTCCGAAGAACATGACACGGAAAAAGTTAAATTTTTAAATATAGAGGAAGATATTCAAGGTCGGGATATAATGTACTTTGAATGCCCCGTAACTAACTCAGAGGCCAAAAGTCTGGTCTATGCAAAATGAACGAACGAATTACACTATTGGCATTGAAGGCAAGTGATCCTAAAACAGGTTGGTTGGACCGTCAAAAGTTTGCCGAGTTGATTGTTCGGGAATGTGTTAATATTGTTGCTGGTGCAGTAGACCATCGTGAACCAGCAAGCACCTATGTTGACAAGATTAAAAAACATTTCGGAGTAGAAGAATGACAATTAAACCAGCCAATGGTGTTACTGGACATTTACTACGTACAGGCTATGATGTAGCGTTTCGAGTGTATGGCGAGAATCACCAATTCACAGATTACGATTTGACACATTCGGACCTGTGTGTTACAATCACCGATGAAGATGCCGCATTTTATTCTGAACCACAGAGTGATAGGTTGGATCATAACCCCGAAACTTTAGGAATTAAAAATGAGTAATAGATTTGATTTAGAACAACAGATATTGGAGTGCTGGAAAATCACTGATGAGATTCCGATGATGGAATCTCAAGGTGCCAATGTAGCGGATATGACCAGCCTAGCCTGCGTTTATGATTTCAAATTCAAACAACTGTGGGCTACATTCGAATCCATGCTTGCTGACAAACAGATGTTATGAACGAACGAATTCTGGAACTTGCTGAACAGGCTGGTATTGCTGTGTGGGGTGATGCTGTGTATATGTATCATCCAGGTAATACCTTGGACTCAACTGTTATGTCTAAGTTCGCCGAGTTGATTGTGCAGGAATGTATTGACAAGATTACAACCTATGATTTGGTTCCTGGACATTCGGCCAAGTGGGAAGATATCTATGATATCCACGCAAGGTTGCTACAAGACTTGGGTGAAGAATTGAAAGAACACTTTGGAGTAGAATAATGTCAGGCGGACACTTCCAATATAAGCAATGGGAAATCGGTAACATCGCCGATGAGATAGAACAAATAATCATCGATAACGATTCAGAAGAACTGAATGAGTATGGTGATAAAAAAGGTTATGGGTACAGTGAAGAAACGATAGATGAGTTCAAAAATGCATTAACAACGCTTAGACTGGCTCACATCTACGTACAACGTATCGATTGGTTGGTATCAGGAGACGACGGAGAAGATAATTTTCATAGTAGATTAAAACACGATATGGGGAAGTCATGAACGAACGAATTAAAGAACTTATTACAGAGGCTTGGGGTATTCCAGCATTCAAAATCAGCGATATTTTTCATTGGGATCGTGAAGAAAAGTTCGCCCAGTTAATTGTTCGGGAATGTATTGACATTGCCTACGAATACGATGCTCCTAAAATGTCTGGACCAGGTATGATTATTGGTAACAGGATTGAACAACATTTTGGAGTTGAAGAATGATTGAATTTTTAATAGTGTATGCCATTGGTCTTGGATGTTTGTTCCTAATGGCAATAGTAGCCAGTCTTTTTGTTCAAGGTTTAGACAAATGAATGAAAGAATTAAACAACTTGCCACAGAGGCTGGCTATAAGGATTTTGATTATGCTATTATTGCTCATAGGTTCGCTGAGTTGATTGTTAGGGAATGTATCACCGTTGCTCGTGGTGCTGATGGAATGGATGCCACACACGAAGCGTGGTATTTGATTGAACAACATTTCGGAGTTGGTATGTCCACGGAAGATAAAAAGACCCTAATCAAAGAATTGTTGGGAGTGAAGAATGATTGAATGGATTACACATTTTAAGTTTCTTGGATTTACAGTACAAACCTGTGATTATGGTGGACGCTATATTTGGTGGAAACTTGGTAACTTTAATATCGGGTACAGCCGGGATCCTGACTTTAGTAAGATGGAACAAGAATGATTGATTACTTCGAAGCACTGAAAGAAATGCACCAGGGTAATGTGGTCAAATATGTTGGCACAGTAAATGGCAATGTGATGAGCGACAACGGTGCCAGTTTCTGTATGTGTCGTGGTTGTATCTTCTTATTTGATGCAGGAGTAATCAAATGGAACAAGTTAGGATATATGGTTTACGATCCAGATTTTCGTTATGAATTAACGGGAGAGACTGTGGATCCAAGAGCATGGAAACCAGAGAAGAACCGAGACCGTAAAGAGATTAAGTCCAAGTTAGGATACAGCCGCATAGGAAGGAATAATGTATGAGTAAGATACCAATGTTAGAACGGTTTGCCGCACAAAGTCTGGTTGAACTGGACGGTGAATTGATTTTTAGTAAAGAAAAGTTCGCCGAGTTGATTGTTCGGGAATGTATGGATATTGCACGTAATGTGGGAAACATTACTGAACCCGATGACTGGGCGCTGGATAGATGCTATGAGATTGAACAAAGAATTCAAGACCGTTTTGGAGTTGAAGAATGAGTTTTATTTTAGGATTCTTTGCAGGTTATATAGTAGCAGCCATCGTATATGCATATCGATCAAATGAAGATTCAAGGACAATGACAGAATGACAATCAATGACATTATTTTCTGTATAATCATCATATCCGTGATAGGCATAGTATTATGGGATATGCGTAATGACAAAGACGAATGAAATACTGGAGACCTCTGAGGCCTCCTGAAAAAAAAATTTAGATTCCTCTGAGCTGGCTCCAGAAAATAAAAATTTGAAATAAAGAGTTTGACCAGGTGGTAACTTTTTCTATAACGCACCTCCCCCATCCGGCACCGTGCCCCATATAGTGTCCCCGAGAGCAGCCCCAGCCAGCCCCAGTTGACCAGCAAAATAGCTATATAAATCAACAGCTTACCAGCCCTCCCCAGGCGCTGCGAAAACCTGCGAAAATACCAAAAAACTGTCATTCCTGCCAGTTCCTGTGAATACTTGACCAATCCTGTCAAGTATTAAGCTCAATGGAATCAACAGCTTACAGGCGTGGTAAATAACGCTTGCTTAACCTGCCGGTTCGTCTATAATGCATCCATGCAGTCGAGAAAAGCGATGCAAATTTTCAACCAGTCACTATAAAGGATTTTTATGACTACCAGCACCAACCATGTGTTCCCTTGCGCTTCAGTTAACGGCCTGACCCTCAACCAAAAACGTGAAGCAGTTAAAGCTCTCCGTGCTTCTATCAGCGATGAGGTTAAATTCCGCCGTGAGTCCAAGTCCTTTGCCAAATTCGAGAAGCAGGCAGCACGTGCTGATAAAGCTGCAGCTGCTGAAGCTAAAATGGCAGAGCGTATTGCTAAGGCTACTGCTCGCCTTGAAGCGCTTCAGGCTAAGGCGATTGCTAAAGCTGTCGGCAAGGTCGGCGCTAAAGCGATTAAAGCGAACCGTAAACCAGGCGCTGTGACAATCAGCGAAGGTGCAGAAGCTAACACCATTGCAGCTGCTCTCCGTGCGAAGCGTGTCCAAAGCGTTATCGAATTCGCTTAATCGATTCGAAGGTTGACCAAAACGGTCAACCATTATATCAGCGACCTGCAAGGTTGTTAGGTTTCTGATATAATGGTTATTTTAAAGGAGAAGCTATGAGCATTTTGGAAAAGTACTTTCCAAATTTAAATTGGGAAAATTGTGAGCGAGCAGCATTCACCGTAGTATATACTGCTGCTGTGATTGTATTAATATTAGACCTTTTTGTATGGAGACCGTAATGAGAGATTTTGTAACTGAAATGGTGGATGAGCTGTTGGATTCTGAAGGTGAAGTGAAAATTGGTAATCTTACCTACTCTCGCTCTGAGATTCTGAAAGCTGTTGATCCAATTGCTTATCGTGAGGTTTGCTTGGAAGTGGTAAATTCTGAAATTGAAAATCTTCAGTATGATTTGGATCGGTTAGACCCCGAAACGGATGCTGAAGAGGTAGAAGATTATAAAGAGCGTATTGCTGCTCTAGAGGAATATTAATATGATGACTACAGGTGACGCTATGAGGTTGGTCTCTGAATTCGGACTGAAATGCCAGACTGAATCCTTTATGGAGACTATAGAGGTTCTCGATATACAGGATAAACTGGGTTTGCTTTCTCCGATACTTACCGAAGCTTATCAGGTGGTCATTGGAGAATTCGAAGAGGTTGCGAAAATGTCTCTGAGCGCTTAAAAAACCTTTTGGAACCGTTCTGGAAACCACGGAGAATCACGGATGCAAACTAAGACCTGCTTTGGGCACCATAATTGCGACACATCCTGCGACACTGTTGTTTCTGTACAACACTAGAATTTTCCGATATTGCCACTATGGTAATATCAGAGTATTTTGGTCAAGTATTGGTTGATTTATCCTCCGGTACCTGTATAATGGTTGTTTTATTAGTGAGGTTCTATGTATTTTGGTATGTTTTCAAATGCAGGTGATGCTGCGGTTAAGCATATTGTCGATTGTGCTATTGAAGACGGTTCTGCTTGGTTAGAGATTTATCAGCAATTGGTTAATCTCTCAAAGGTTGAAGTTTTCTCTGAAGCAACGGATACTGCCGTTCGGGAATATGTTTGGTCTTATTATGCAAATAATATTATAAACACCATTATATCATGAAAGTGAAAAGGTTTAATTATGGGTTGGAATAAAGATGGTTCTACGGTGAAAGCATTATATCTTTCCGAATATTTGGTAACTGGTAAGGTTACTGAATCTCGGGTAAGATATGGTGGTTCTGTATCTTACCATATTGATTTGGATGAGCCATTATTCGTTTTTGGTTCTATTCGTGAGCAGGTAATTGTAAATGAAAATCAGGTTATTGCTGATTTTGGCGTGATGGAGGTTATATGAAAATTCGTGCAATAGTGAATGGTGTTAGTTTCTATACAACCAAGACGGCGATTAAAAATCGTAGGGTTGGTGATTTTACCCTGATGAATGATGCACTCTATTATGTTTTGCATCTAAAAGGTAAAAATTCTGGTTTCGGTACTCGGGTTCGGTACTATGACCATCAAATGAAACAGCATTGTTTCGATGTTCAATTAAATGAGGTTTGAATTAAATGTCTTATATGTCTCGATTGCATACATTAATCACCGAAGCATTAGAAGTCGGTCTATCCGATGAATATATCATTCAACTAATGATTGACGAAGGTTTGCCTGCTGAAGCGGCACCTGAAATTCTTAAAGTATTTAAACATTATGAAGAAATGGATAAAAAATGAAATACGGCATTTATCAAATAAATCTGACCGATGTACAATATGATGATGCAATTATCGTAGAGGTTTATCGGAATGTTCAATTCGGTTGCTCTGTTGCAACGGTTATGGCGGCAAAACCCTTATATTCTAAGGTTGCTGTTATCGAAGCGGAAAACTTAGAAGGTGTTTTTACGGTCGGCAATGTCGGTCCTGAATCTAAAATAGAACGGATTGCGCCAATGCACTCGGTTTCTGTTGGTGATGTGGTCGTAGATAATGACGGTTTTGCATCGGTTTGCATGCCGATGGGTTTTCAACAATTCGGTAAACAAGGAGAATTCTGTGGAATTTAATACTGAAACACCTACAAGAACGGCACTTTATTTGGTTGACCGTGGTCTTCAAGGCAAGTATTATCGTTACTATAATGCGGACACCGATAAATGGGGTTCCTGTGGTTCTGATATGAATGATGCTCTCCGTAATAAAGACAATCATTCTACCTATGAGGTTGTTGGTTTCTTTCCATGGGTTGGTCCTTTGACTGGTCCTAAACTGAATCCAGATAAAGAAATGGAAATGATTGTTGCCGATGCCGTTTTGAAGCCAAAAGCACCAAAAGCACCGAAGATTGCCAAGGTTAAAAAGGTAGAAAAGAAAACAGTTACCAAAGCCGCAAAGCGTTTTGAAACTACGCCAGGGCTGGTGACTAAAGCGGTAACCAAAGTGGTTACTAACAAAGATTCGGTTTTTGCTGATGGTACTATTTTCTTCCGTGCTGACCGTAGCAAATGGGTAGCAATGTGGAATAACAAACAAGAAGCGGCACGTGATTCTATCGAATCCTGCCAAAAGTTTCTATTGAAAAAATACGGTTTCTCTGAATCCGTTGTAATCGAGGTCAAATAATTATGAACGAACAAATTAAACAACCAAAAGGAAAGAAAATGACTTCTATTTTTATTGTACGTGCCGAGGACCGTGGCGCTCCTGAGAGCATCATCTACGGAGTGTACCCCACTGTTGAGTTGGCCAATGCTCGCTGTGCAGTGTTGGAAGATTCAAGGCATGACTTCTGTCATGATTTCGTCTGGTATGATGAAGTGAAGGTCGGTCCTGAAGGTGCTGACTGTGAATTTTACAATCGATAAGGAAACAAAATGGATTACAACAACATAGTAGACACACAAAAGGGCATGGCACAGATGCTGGGCAAGACCTTTGTGCAGGTGACTGGGTCCGTTGGTGACGGCGAAATGACTTTCGAAACCGCACAAGGTGAGCGGTTCATGTTTGCTCACTCACAGGATTGTTGCGAGTGTGTGGACATCAACGATATTGTTGGTGACCTGCAGGACTTGGTTGGTGAGCCTTTGTTGGTTGCTGAGGAAGTTCGGGGAGCCACACCTGAGCCAGACCTTGGCGAAGAGCATTATGAAAGCTATACCTATACCTTCTACAAGTTCGCTACCCGCAAGGGCTATGTGGATGTGCGTTGGTTAGGCGAGAGCAACGGCTACTACAGCGAAGGCGTGGACCTGTTCGTGGAGGGTGTGGTTGTTCCAGGAGAGCATCAGCCCACTCTAAGCGACCTGCTACGTGCCAAATTGAACGGTTGACAGGGCCTAAGAACCCTATTATAATACAAGCATAGACAGCAACACACTAGGAACACAAGATGAACGAACGAATTAAAAAATTGCTGAAACAATCTGAGCTTCAAGCATACTATGATGCCCAAGACGGACAGATTGAAAAATTCGCCCAGTTAATTGTGCAGGAATGTATGTGTATTTCTGATAGTATCGGCGAGCATGGGTATATCGCTGCTGAAGAAATGGGAAAACATTTTGGAGTTGAAGAATGATGTTTACGATTGAAATATACAAAGCCGATAAACGAAAGAAAACAGGTGAACGCCTGATTAGCAAGTATGACTTTGACCGCAAGGACATGGAATCGATGGAACGTGAGGTCTCATCACTTTATCCAACCTATAAGACCAAGGATGGTTATCGTTTTCAGATTTTTGAGACTTTTGTTACCCGCAACAATATGATGGGTGGCGGCGAATATCAGGAACGCTACGATACACCACGTTATTGCAGCCCCTCTAGCGAAGCGTATTGGTCTATGTGAGTGACCACTAACTGTTGCATAAAAACAACAGTGTGGCAAATAGTTGTTGCCATTGTTACCTGAACCTGTATAATCACCGTATTGATTGAGAAAAAAGGATTTATTATGAAATTGTTATCTGTTGGAAACCCCAAGACCTTGAAAGGTCAATCCGTTGGTTATATGACGTTTATTCTACACTTGGCACCTGCTGAATTGTCTGGTTACAATACCTGCCCTAAAGCAACGGCAGGCTGTAAGGCGGCTTGTCTCAATACTGCTGGTCGTGGCGGTATGTTCAAGCGTGGTGAATCTACTAATGTCATTCAGCAAGCACGTATTCGCAAAACCAAAATGTTCTTTGAACAGCGCCAAGACTTTATGCTTGCATTAAAGAAGGATATCGAATTAGGTATCAAGCAGGCAGCCAAAGCTAATTTGATTCCTGTATTCCGTTTGAACGGTACTTCTGACCTTTCATGGGAAAAGTATGATATGATTCCAGGTCAAAACGTGTTCGAATGCTTCCCTGATATCCAATTCTATGACTACACGAAAATCCTTGGTCGTAAGGTTGCAGGCATTACCAATTATCACCTGACATTCTCCGATGCCGATGGTAATATGGGTGATGTACTTGGTGCCGTATTGCAAGGTTACAATATCGCTACCGTGTTCGGTGTCAAGAAAACAGAAGCATTGCCAGAAACCTATTACAATCGTCCTGTGTTTAATGGTGATGAAAGTGATTTACGCTTTCTTGATCCAAAAGGCGTTATTGTTGGTTTGTATGCCAAAGGTAAAGCCAAAAAAGATACTACAGGCTTTGTAAAGTATCCAACAGTTATGATGGTGGCTGCATAATGAGACCAGATTACAAATCAAAAGATATTAAGATGCAAGAGACTTTGAAGACTTTCAAATCTCCAGGTGGTTATAGTTCTGTTTACAAAGCAGTACCATTCGAATTCTATGAATTGTTGAAACAACAAATTGACTTCACCAAGTATTATGTGATGTTTCGTGGCCCACGACCACATGGCGCAGTTTCAACCCGTAAGCGTGATGCAAAGAAATTTGATATATATGAAAACACCGTTGCAAAGACACATTACAACCGATTAGAACGTGAAGCTTTTCTACGTGGTGTAGAATGGGCTAATAAACACAACAAATAAATTTTTGGAAATATAAAATGCGTAAAATGGCTGTTATTCGTAAAATTGATTCAATTGATCCTATCAATGGTGCAGATGCAATTGAATGTGCCACGGTTGGCGGATGGAAAGTTGTTGTTAAAAAAGGTGAATTCAACGTTGGTGATCGTGCAGTCTATTGCGAAATTGACTCATGGATTCCTACTAAGTTAGCACTATTTTTAAGCAAAGGCAAAGAACCTCGGGAATTTGAAGGCATCAAAGGTGAACGCTTGCGTACTGTAAAGTTACGTGGTCAATTATCTCAAGGTCTGTTGTTGAATCTAGACCAAGTGATTCCAGAAACACATTCATTTGGTGAAGGTGCCGATGTGTCGGAATATCTAGGTGTTATCAAATGGGAACGTCCAATGAACGCCCAATTGGCTGGCATGGCGAAAGGTAACTTCCCTTCATTGATTCCAAAGACCGATCAAGAGCGTTGTCAGAACCTGGTTAAAGAAATCGATCAAGCTATTACCGATGAGCTTCAATTTGAAGTTACCGAGAAGCTAGAAGGTTCTTCAATGACCGTCTACCTGATCGATGGTGTGTTCGGTGTCTGTTCTCGTAACCTGGATCTGAAAGAAGAAGGTGGTACTACATTCTGGGAAGTGGCTCGGCGTGACGGCATTGAAGAAAAAATGCGGACAGTTGTTGGTACTGATTTTGCTATTCAAGGTGAATTGATTGGTCCTGGTATCCAGGGCAATATCTACAAGCTGTCAAAGCCTGAGTTCCGTGTGTTTGATGTATACAATATTTCTGGTGGGTTTTATGTGACGCCAAATAAACGTCAGACCTTGATTACAATGATGGGTTTACTTCACGTTCCTGTTATGGTTAAGGACTATGAATTGGCTGGTGCTGGTGGCATTGAGGGGTTATTGAGTTTTGCGGAAGCAAAATCTGTAATGGGAGATATTACAGGACCTGAACGTGAAGGCATTGTATTCAAGGAAATCAATGGTGGAATGACCTTCAAGGTTATTTCAAACAAATATCTATTAGGAGAAAATTCATGAGTGACCAAGAAATTGTTGCTAAATTACAACAGGCACAGAATTTATTGTCGGATGTATACCATCACGCTTGCCAAAAGCCTGATGGTCGTTTAGAATCCCTTATGAGTGTGGCTGATAGCTGCATATGTGAAGCACTTGATTCTTTGGAGGAATAACATGGGTAAAGTAAAAGAAATGTCAGTAGATATTGAACAAATGTTGATTGATGGTCATACGCCAGAAGAAGTTGCCAATTCATTTGGCATTCCAATTAAAGTTGTATTAGATATTGAAGAAAAGTTATTCTTTGATGATTCTGGTTTTGACCATGAATCGGATGCTGAAGCATTGGCATCCGCCGGTTTTGGCACCAATGAAGATTATGGTGATTTTGGCGGATTCGATGATTCGTATTGAAGGCTTCAGTAAGAGACAAGTTAAAATTGCGGATTTGTTATGGTCTTGTACACCAGAACAAGCCAAGATGTTTTGCAAAGACCCCGAAGTTGCTGTAGTTCGTGATATGATTATAGCTGCCGTGTTTGATGAATACGAAGGTACTGATTTAGCTAAAGAAGTTTTGGAGAATTTAAAATGAAATTACCTTTTGATTGTACGATTTTGGACTCTGAACCTGTCCTTATTAAGAACCCATTTTCTGGTGAAGGCGTTATGTTGGTACCTGAAGCGGTCGCTGTATACGATTCCATACGTGGTGCGGAGATGACTGGAGACTATAAAACCGTTCGCAAAGGTCTAGACTGGTTCCGTAAATTCTTCCCACAGGAATATATGGTACTGTTGGATTAATACAACACAATACTCCGGAGTATTATACAGTATGCTTGCCAAGTGGTAAGGTTCCTGTATAATACTCTATATTGAATCAAGAAAAGGACTTTTTATGCCACGTGGTGTACCAAAAACCGGTGTTCGTATGACCGCCAAGCGCATTGCTATGCACAACCTAGGAATCACTCCTATTGCATCGGCCAAAGTGCCAATGCCAGTAGTAGAATCCCGTTTCACTATCAATGAGCGCTTTGGATTCGTTACCGACATGGTTAATATGTTGTGCAAAGGCGAACAAGCATCCGTTGTGGTGACTGGTCCTGGTGGTCTTGGTAAGTCCTTTACCATCACCAAGGCCTTGAATGATGCTGGTCTCCGTGACGTATCATTGCTTGAAGAATTCTCCGTTGGTGAGAAAATACCAGCCAATTCTTACCTTGTTATCAAGGGTTATTCTACACCAAAAGGATTGTATCGTACATTGTATGAGAATCGTTCCTCAGTTGTGGTATTTGATGATTGTGATTCGGTGTTGCGTGATCCAGTTTCCCTCAACCTGTTAAAAGGTGCGTTAGATTCTTACTCTCGCCGTATCATTTCATGGCGTGCTGACCTTAAAGATGAAGACTTGCCACAATCCTTTGAATTTAAAGGTCGTGTGGTTTTTATCTCTAATTTGTCTTCTGCCACTTTAGATCAAGCAATTATTTCCCGTTCTATGGCAGTTGACTTGTCAATGTCTACAGAGCAAAAGGTTGAACGTATGCGTTTCCTGTTAGATTCCGGTGAGTTTATGCCAGAATTTGATAAGAAGCACAAACAAGATGCTATGGATTTGATTGACCACCTTAAAGATTCAGTCAAAGAAATGTCCTTACGGACTCTTATTCAAGTTACCAAGATTCGTAAGAGTGCTGGTAAGAATTGGGCTAACTTGGCTGAGTATACCATTTGCGGTTGATATACGGCTTGCCATTGAAACGGCAAGTCTGTATAATACGGTATGTAGCCGTTTGAATTTATATTATGAAAGGTTTTAAATGAATAAGAATGCTTTAGCTTTCGTTACTGCTTGTGAATCCAAATTTGGTTCGGAAGCTATTGTAAGTCGTGAAGATATCAATCGTGTGGTATCAGAATCTGGCGTACCCTATCCTTATTGGTTGGTTACCAAATCTGATTTTCGTGCTGACCGTGGTCAATATCGTGTACCATCCTCTGGAATTCCTGTGAAACAAACTACAAATGAAAAAACTCCTGAACTTGTTGATTATGGTCAAGTCGTATCTCTACGCCAACCTAAATTGGTCGATGAATCTGATGCAGCAATCCCTGCAAAATATCCCGATTATGTGCCTTTTGGTTTCTTTAAAGACCTAACAGGTATTGTAAAATCTAGGATGTTCTATCCTATCTTCATTACTGGTTTATCTGGCAACGGCAAGACTCTCATGGTTGAGCAAGTATGTGCCGTATTGAATCGTGAATGTATTCGTATTAATATCTCTATTGAAACTGATGAAACCGATTTGCTTGGTGGTTATCAGTTGATTAATGGCAATACGGCATACAAAGATGGTCCTGTTATTCAGGCAATGAAGAAGGGTGCAATTTGTTTGATAGACGAAGTTGACCGTGGATCCAATAAGTTAATGTGTTTACAAGGCATTTTAGAAGGTAAACCATATTACAATAAGAAGACAGGCGAAGTGATTTATCCCGCCAATGGTTTTAATGTAATTGCTACTGCCAATACAAAAGGTAAAGGTTCAGATGAAGGCCGTTATCTCTCCCAAATTCTTGATGATGCTTTCTTGGAAAGATTTCCAATTACGGTAGAACAGGAATATCCCGACATGAAGACTGAGAAGAAAATTCTTACGCCTCTTATTAAGGATGAAAAGTTTGTAGACTATTTGTGTACATGGGCTGATGTGGTTCGCCAAACGTATAATAATGGTGGTATCGATGAGATTATCTCCACTCGCCGTTTGGTTCACATTGCCAAGGCATATGATATCTACAATGACCGCATGAAAGCAATTCGCCTATGTGTGAATCGTTTTGATGAGGACACTAAGATGGCATTCTTAGACCTCTATTCTAAAGTTGATAGTTCGGTCGAAAGTCCTGCCAACACAGCAGCACCGGAAGTTGTTGCAACGGAACAACAGCCAGCGTTTTAATGCTTGCCATCCAGTCCGTTATCCGTTATAATTGTATAAATTGAATCGAAAAGGAAATATATTATGAATACAGTTCGCAAAGGCAAACCAAATCGCCACGAAAAAATCACCGTTGTTTTGCTATCTGGCAAACCGGTGTCACCCACAGAAATCCGTGATGTGTTTAAAGGCACAGACCAAGAATCGGTTCTCTATCGATTGTCTACCAACATTTACAATATTCGTAAAGATGGTGGCATCGTGCGAGTTCACAAAAATGGCCGTGCTGTGACTGGTTATCAGTTGCTTAACTTTACAGAGTTCAATGCTGAAGGTCGATACATTGGTAAAGCCAAGACACCATCACCAAGTGGAATTGAAGTACAAAAATCCGATAACTCTTTTACAGAGTCGGTTGAAAAAGAATTAGTTGCTGCTAAATTAAAAGGTTAAAAAATGGGTCTCGATATGTATGCTTACGCTGTGTCAAAAGAAAACTCTGTTGACCAGTTTACAATTGCACCAGATTCTGACAATGAAGAATTGCAGTACTGGCGTAAACACCACGACCTTCATGGTTGGATGGAACAATTGTATCGTGCCAAAGGCGGTACAAAAGAGAGTTTCAATTGTGTACCCGTTCAACTCACCGTGGAAGATTTGGATCAATTGCAAAATGATTTGCTTGGTGAAAAACTTCCACAAACACAAGGGTTTTTCTTTGGTGATAACCCTCCCGACCTTGAATCTTTGAAAGAAGATTTGATGTTTATACAAAAGTGCCGTATCGCCTTGGAAGAAGGCAAAACGGTTTATTATGATTCATGGTGGTAATATGAAAAAATTGAAATATAAAGATAGTGTTAAAATGTATCGTTTGCTTCTTACTCAAGAAGAAATGATTTTGGTCAATGCATTGGTATCACGTTGCCGGCTTGGTGATGGTGATTTGTTTAAAAATGCTGCATACACTTTGAATGTTGCATTAGAAGAAGAATTTGGTAACCATTCTTTTGGTGATGAAGACATTGAAGTTGGTGCCACAATCACACATAATCCTGATGGTTCGATTGATACAACATTTGAAGTATCTGAAAGAGACTGGTAAAAAATGAAAGCACTATTGTTAGTACCAATCGTATTGGTAGTGGCAGCATGCTCATCAACACCTCGTATGGGTTATGCGCCTGTTCGGGATGTTGATAGTAAATCGTCACCAATTAAAGACCCTGTTCAAAATGAAATAACAAAAGGTTATGGACAGATTCCTGAATTCGAAGCACGTGCATTAACTAGAACAGAAGTAATTTCTGCCTCTGAGCAATGTTACACTGTCGGCATGAGACCTTTTGTTGAATATGTTACACAACGTACCGAGTTTGGTCGTGTGTTAACTGCTGTGAATGTTCATTGTAATCCTAAAAGACCGTAATTAATATGTACGAACAAATGTTAGCATACCTCAATGTATCGCAATCAACCCTGGAACACATTATTCTTTTGGTTGTTGCGATGCTTATTGTTGGTACAATTCTTGTTGCCTATTGGCAATATTTAATTGCCGGTGCGGTGGCTTGCTTTTGTTTTGTCGTATTTACTCACGGCACTATATCCATATCCAATAATGATGGAAGTAATACATTGCCAGCTTTGCAAGAAAAAAAATATATAGAAGAATGTGTTTCTCTCACAAACAATAAAGAAATGTGCAAAGATTTGTTTAAAGAAAATCTACAAAATAGAATTTCGGATTTGCTGCAAAATGACGCAACTGAAAAATTACTCAATAACAAACCAGAATCAGAATGAATAAAGATGAAATTTTTGAGTACCTAGATAATCTGAGAGAGTCTGGTATTTGTAATATGTTTGAGAGTCCAAATTATGTGCGTACAGAATTTGGATTAGACCGATACGAATCACGTGATATCGTAAAAGAATGGATGATGACCTTTAGTCAACGAATGAAAATTAAAGAGGCGTAAAATGAAGTTTGCTGTTTGCTCCGACCTGCACCTAGAATTTGGTGACCTTATTCTCAAAAATGAAGAGAATGCTGATGTATTGATTTTGTCAGGCGACATTTGTGTTGCTAAAGAAATGCCATTTTCTGATTCTGAAAAGGGCCAAAGATTTTTGGATTTCTTCAAGCGTTGTTCATTTCAATTCCCTAATGTAATTTACATTATGGGTAACCATGAGCACTATCATGGTGACTTTTCTAAGTCTTACGACCAATTGAAAGTTGCATTGGCTGATTTGACTAACATCCACGTAATGGAAAAAGAATTCGTTACATTTGGTGATGTGACCTTTGTTGCAGGTACTCTTTGGACTGATATGAACAAAGAAGACCCTAACACCTTGTATGGCATTAAGAGCTATATGAATGACTATCGTATCATTGAAGATTCTAGTGAAGTTGTGAATTATAAATCTTTTGATGATGAAGATAAACCAATTTTCAAGACTCGACCTGCTAAATTTTCTCCAGAAAAATCTGTGATTGAACATAAAGCAATGCTGAAATTGATTGATGAAGTTTGTTCTGGATTGCCTAATGAAAAGATTGTGGTTGTTGGCCATCATGCACCAAGCAAGTTGTCCACAAAACCACAATATGAAAATGATGTGATGGTGAATGGTGCATACAGTTCCGATTTGTCTGCATTTATTCTAGACCGACCGCAAATCAAAGTGTGGACACATGGACATACTCACCACAACTTTGATTATATGATTGGTTCTACCCGTATCGTTTGTAACCCACGTGGATATATTAACTACGAAGGTCAAGCAGATGATTTTAAATTGCAATACGTAGAAGTTTAAATGATTGATATTGCTATAACTTTTTTTGCATTATTTTTTACAGATGTATTTTATACATTTTATTTAAAATCAATTAATAACAATGAAACACTAAAGGCTAGTGGATGGTCTGTGGTTGTGTTTTTTATTGCAGCCATAGCCGTTGTAAATTATACAAGCAATCATATGTTATTAATTCCTGCATGTCTTGGTGCTTTTTGTGGTACTTGGGTTGGAATGAAATTGCGAAATCGAACCAAATAATATGAAATCTACAATCGCTCTCTTTGTTGCTGATCCAAAATGTTCAGTTCAGAGTTGCAATGGTATAATGCAATCACTTGGTTCTGAATATAGTTTTAAAATTTTTAGTAAGAATGGGATGGAAGATGGTTTCTTTAATGATGTTGATATTGTTGCCATTCCTGGTGGCATTGGTGATGCATCAACTTTTGAAAATCTTTTCATATACGATAAACAAAGAGTAAAAGATTTTGTAAGTAATGGCGGCAAGTATCTTGGTATTTGTATGGGTGCATATTGGGCAGGTAAACACTATTTCAATTTTAGTGATTTAGATATAACACAATATATTACTAGGCCCAATACAGATACCAGACGGCCACACCCAAAGGCTATGGATGTGTTGTGGAAAAACAACAAAGAAAAAATGTTTTTCTATGATGGTTGCGCTATCACTGGTGATTGTGATATAATATCAACATACCCGAATGGTGATGCAATGGCAGTTATCAAAGACAATATAGGATTGATTGGTTGCCATCCTGAGAGTGAGAAATTTTGGTATGATATGTATTCGTGGATGAAACCACATTGGCATGGTGGTAAACACCATAAATTATTATTGGATTTTGTTAAGCAGTTGGAGAATAAATAATGCGTGATTCTGATGTACAACGTACTATTGAAAGTCTGGAGAAAAATATGGAAAAGAAATTATATTTGGTTGAAGCAATCTCTATGTTTCGTATGCGTTACGTAATCGAAGCAAAAGAAGAAAGTCATGCTGCTGATGAACACACATGTGAAATTGGCGATGATGAATTTTGTGAATTTTCACAAGAACATATTGCTGAAAATATTTCTTCTATTCGTGAGTTATCAAAGAAAGAATATTTAGAGTTGTTTGATAAAGACAATCACTTTATGAGTTCATGGTCAGAAGAAAAGAAACTATCATACATCAATAAAATTGATTACAAAGATGAAGAAGATACTGATAACGGGGTGTAATGGATACATTGGACAACACCTCTGTAAGTTAACTTATAAGTTATTGAAGAATGAATATGAAATCTATGGCTTCGATTTGGCTAAAGGAAATCCTGTGTTTTGTGATCTTAATTATGGTCACTATATTAATCATGACATTAGGAATATATTTGAGCATCATATACTGGACGTTGCACATTGGCCTGTCAAGTTTGATTGTGTCATTCATCTTGCTGCTTTGGTACGGGTTAATGAATCCGTGGCCAAGCCAACAACCTATTACAAAACCAATATTGAAGGCACAATCAACGTAATAGAAGATTTTGCCTGCGATAATTTTATTTTTGCATCTACCGGTGCAGCAGAATATCCCGTCAGTCCATATGCTCTTTCAAAGCGATGTGGCGAAGATATCGTAAAAGAACTCTGTGCGAAGCATCAGCGTGACTTTACCATCTTCAGATTTTATAATGTTATTGGGTCTGACGGGATTCCTCCTACTAATGTGGATGGTTTGTTTTACAACCTTATGAAGGCACAAGAAACAGGCGAATTTAATTTGTATGGTGATGATTACGAAACACGTGATGGTTCTCCTGTAAGGGATTATGTACACGTAAATGAAATTTGCCATGCAATTTGGCAAGCGATTGAAACTCCTGCCATGAACCTACAAAATCTAGGACATGGTATTGGTATGACAGTTAAAGAGATGGTAGATATCTACAAAAAGGTAAACAATTGTGATTTTAAAGTAAATGTCTTGCCAAGGAGACCAGGTGATTTAGAATACTCTGTACTGGACAACCCGTCTAAGTATATGGTACACCTTTACACAAATGAAGAATTATTGAGAGCAACATGAAAGTATACATCAACAATTACCGCCATCACTGGCTTTCGCCATATCATATCCTGGAGTTTGTTTGCTTTTGGGAAAAAGACAATGATGTGTTTTATAATCACGAAGACAAACCAAATGCACCTTACGATAAATGGATCAATCGTTTAGACCCCATTTGTAAATTCATGGCCAAGGTTTTGGATATAATTCATCCAAAGATTGACTATGTAAAGATTGACCGTTGGGATACATGGTCTATGGATCATACTCTTGGTCTGATTGCTTTGCCTATGTTAAAACAATTACAAGAGAAAAAACATGGCGGACCTTTTGTTGATGATGAAGATGTTCCAGAAGAATTGAAGTCTACTTCTGCACCTTCAAAAGAGAATGAATGGGATATAGATGAAAACTGGCATAAGCGCTGGGATTGGGTAATGAATGAAATGATTTTTGCTTTCGAACATCACCTCGATGACAAGTGGCAAGAAGCATATCGTTCAGGTGAATTTGACCATAAGACAGTTGCTTGTGCGTGGGATGAAAACGGCAAGGCTACATTGTATAAATCTTTAGAAGGTCCAAATCACACATACAAAGCCGATTATGATGGCATGAAGATTGTTGAAGACAGAATCCAGAACGGATTCCGTTTGTTTGGTAAATACTATCAGGCGCTTTGGGATTAAATGACTGACGAAGAAGTTTTGAAACTATATGATGAGATGGTCGAGATGTATGGTCATAAGTTACCAAACCCCGACCATTGTCCAAATGAGTTTCAATATTATGTGAAACTATTCTTATATGATAAAAAGGTTAAAGAATGACATTGCTCTCACATGCTGAAGATGAATTGAACCGTATTGGTTTAACTGATGCGGATGAATATAATGCTATGATGCGTAAACATATCTTGCATATGATTAAAGTATTTGCTGACGAAGGACATTCAGGTTTTTCAGCACCATATGCTATTGGTATCTTAACTAAACTGTTAACATTTAAACCACTAACACCTCTTACAGGTGAAAACGATGAATGGGTTGAACATGATTATGGTGTACCACCAAACTATCAAAACAAAAGGTTATCAACAGTGTTTAAAGATGGTAAAGACGGTGAAGCTTATAATATTGATGGTAAGGTCTTTTGGGAATGGTATAAAGATGAAGAAGGTAATCCGTTCAAGTCTTATTACACCAGTAGAGATTCCCGTGTGCCTGTGACTTTCCCATACGATCCTCCAGATAAACCTATCTATGAGTACAAGCATTCGGATGCAGAACCACAATCAGCACCTCAAACCGAGGAAGGTTTTGTGTAATGTGGCGGATAATTGCCAAGGCTCTTGGTGAGAAAAGTGGTACTAATGACGCTGAAGCAGATAAAATTGCTTGCATTAGATTCGTGGTTGTGTTATCATATGTTATCACAAACTGTTTTATTATTGCCGGCGTGATACGTCATTGGTGAAAGGTTATTATGTTATATTCATTTAAAGATTGGTTTAAAGTTAATTCAACTGAAATTGCAATTAGAATTCTAATTGTTTTGGTTTTTTCTGCCATGGGTTTTGTTATTTTCAATCTCGTTGATGTAGTTAAGAAACCACCCGAAGTTAAAGAAATTAAAGGTTCAATTCAAAACCATTTGACATGGTCAGTTAAAGGTGAGTGTTTCTTTGTGCAACCATATTCAAATGGTACTGTGTATTTAATTCGTGTAGAAGACTGTGATAAGGATATTAAAAAGTGAAACCTGATAAAAATTTTAAAATGACAAAAGCCAATAAGCGTGTATTGGCTACATTCATTGACCCGCAAGAACGTAATTATTGGAAAAGAATGTTGATTGATGCTCAATTATCAGAAATCCAAGCTAAGTTAACCAAATTTAAAGAACCTAAAGGAGAATGAAATGAGTTTGTTTGTTGAAGTCGATTCACTCGAAAAAAATTGTAAAGTTATCATCAACCTAGAACATGTTGTTGAAATTGCACCAATTGCCGCCGGCGGCTGTGCAATTTTCTTTAATGATGGTGCATCTGTTGGTGGTGTTCGCACTATGAAAGTTAAAGATTCATATCCATTGTTTCAACAATTGGTAATGACCATGATTACACCAGAAGATATTAGTAAAAAAACTAAACTGCTTAAAGAATCTGTTGCAAAAGCCGGACCAAAAGAAGAATTTGTAATTCCTAAATTGTAATGAATGATATTCTGGTATCAACCTTTGGTTGGATAAAAGATGACTTCAAGAGCAATAAATTTCGTTTTTGTCTTGAGGTCTTTGCTTGGGCTATATCTATTGGTTGTTCTATCACTATGGCCGCAACCGTGCCTAATCCTCCTCTTCTGGCCATGTACCCAGTTTGGATTACAGGCTGTGCTATATACGCTTGGTGTGCTTATAGTAGGCGTTCCTTTGGTATGCTTGCTAATTACATCTTGCTTACGACAATCGACACAATCGGATTAATTAGAATGTTATGAACATATTTTACCTTGACCGTAATCCCTCTGTTTGTGCTGAAATGCACCTTGACAAACACGTTTGCAAAATGGTGATTGAGTATGCTCAGTTACTTTCTACTGCTCATCGTGTTCTTGATGGTGAAGAATATCGTAGACTTTCTGCTAACAATCGTTCAATCAAAGCTTGGCGATTGCCTGATGCTCGTGAAGAACGACTCATGAAACCTACAATGATGAATCATCCTTCTGCTATATGGGTACGTCAATCTAATAAAAATTATCTGTGGTTATACAATATGTGGTGTGACCTACTAAATGAGTTTACGTATCGTTACGGTAAAGTACATGCATGTGCTCGGTTGATACCTGATCTTGCTGTATTACCTAATCGTATACCTTACGGCAATTTTTTCGGCCCCACACCTGCTATGCCAGATTACTGTAAAGTTCCAGGCAATTCACTACAGTCATACCATAACTACTACTTCAATGAAAAACAACGTATGTGGTCATGGAAAGGAAAGATAAATAGTAGACAGATGCCAAAATGGTTGAGTGACATGACTGTGAATGAAATGTCAAAATCCAATCAAGAATTAGAACTGGAACATTAATGCCTTCATATGATTTTTTTAACAAAAATACAAACGAAATAGAAGAACACCGTATGTCACATACGGTTTTAGATGAGTTCAAAGAAACTAATCCACATCTACAGCAGTATCATTCTGCAGCTAATCTCCCCGTAATGTCTGATGGTTCACGACTAAGTGTTCCGGGAACAGGTAAGGCCGACTCTACGTTTGAGAAATATGTTATCAATCGTATTAAAGAACAAGTGCCTCAAAATACTCTAAAAGCTGGACATAAAACAAAAATGGCCAGAGAGTGGTAACAAAGTAAGAAAGGATCCATCTGTTCAATCAAAAAACTTCCCCAAAAAAAGCATGTAAAACAATTAACAGGAAGGTTTCAATGGCGACCAAATCAAAAACCGCAGCGCAGAAACGTGATGAATCTTTAGATAATGATGAGACAGTACATAAACACCAACCAGTTTCTAATGCACTAAGAATAAAATTAGACCATTTAAAAACTTTCGAAGCTTTAACAGAAAATCAACAGAAGTTCTTTGAAGCATATAAACGTGGTGACTATTTTGTAGGGTTGTTGGGTTCTCCTGGTGTCGGTAAAACATTCTTAGCTTTGTATCGTGCCATCGAGGAAGTATTAGACAAATGTAATCCGTTTGAACATGTGGTAGTTGTACGTTCTGCGGTTCAAGTACGTGACCAAGGATTTGTTCCTGGTACGTTAGATGAAAAGATGGAAATTTATGAAGTGCCGTACAAAGAAATTTGTGAGACACTTTTTGGCCGTAAAGATGCATGGGAAAGATTAAAAGAACAGAATCATGCCAGATTTATCAGTACAACAGCCATTCGTGGTATTTCTATTGATAACTCTATCATTATTGTTGATGAATGTCAGTCAATGACATTCCATGAACTACATTCAGTTATCTCCCGTGTTGGCCACCGTTCTAAGATTATCTTTATCGGTGACCTAAAACAGAATGATTTGATTAAGAGTCGCAATGATGTATCGGGTTTAAGCCAGTTTCTAGATGTTGCAAGACACATGAATGAATTCTCTGAGATTCAGTTTACACCAGATGATATTGTACGTTCCAGTTTGGTAAAGTCTTGGATTGTTGCTTGTGACCAATTAGGATTTTGACTAAATATAACTTTAAAGAAAATAAAAAAATAACAAATGGCTCAAATTACACTAGAAGGTTCAAATAGAAGAATATTGATGCCTGATGGCACATATTTACGATATGATGGTGGCGGTGACGGATCCAGCTGGATTAGAATTTACGGATTAACTATTATGTCTGGAAAAATTGCGGTAAATGGCGATACAACTGTTACCTTTCCATATTCATTTCCAAATGCTTGCATAGTTGTAATTGCTTCTGAAGGTGGTCCTAGTGGTTGGGCATGGGGTGATGTTACTATTTTTGGTAGATACTCCGCTTCAACAACTTCTTGCGTTATTCGTGGCCGCAGAAAACTTAACGGCGACACTGGAAATTTCCAAAACAGTGGTATTACAGCCAATTGGGTTGCACTAGGATATTAAGGAAAAAAATATGTCGGTAAGAATGACTTCATTTTATATTGATAATTTTGGTGACTCCCACCCCGATGCAGACACTTATCTATCTGTTTATGGCAGAAGAGGTGTGGGAAATGTTACTGGATCAACCGTAGCTTTTGGTATAGATTATCCTAATATTCCTTACCCAGGTGCTTCTAAAGTAATGTCGGGGGATGGCCAATGGAGTGGCGAAGATGGCACAAGAATAAATTTTCAACAATATTTTCAGTATCGTTGCTTTGGGTTAATGGTAACTTTTGTTGATAGTGGTAACACAACTTGGGATACTCAAGGTGGCCTCTCTGGAGTACCTGTAGGTACTCCAACACCAGCATTGGTAGCGGGTGCATATGACGCCGGCGGTTTCTATTTATATCAAAGATTTATGTGGGGTAGTTTTGTTGGAACGCCTGGAACTGGGGCAGGTATTTGGAGATATACGTATGCCGCATTTGGTATCTAATAAAGGTAAATCATGGCCATAAGATTAAATAGTGTTAATAGCCGAATTGACGGTTTTGATGAGACATATTTTGGTGGCGGATTCATAAGTACTGGTGGAGCTCTTTCACGTGGAAACTCTGGATATGTCAGCTTAGATGGTGGATTTAAAATGATATATGGCCAGTGTACAAGTACAGGTACTGGTGGTAGATATAGTGGTACAATATATTTCCCAATAGCTTTTGCGGTTCAGTGCTTGTCGGTTGTTATATGTGAAGCTGGTGCTGGTGGATGGGGTGCTTATTCAGCAACACTTTATTGCCCGACTGCCATTACTAATAGTTATTTTCAATTTCAAGCTGCTTGGATTACAAATACGGCATCATATTATGCATCCGGCCTTGGTGGTGCTTACATTGCTATTGGTTATTAATTAGAAAGAGTAAAAAAATGGAAAATCTTACATATTACTGGTCAAATTCAAAAAGAGGTTTCTTTGTTAAAGAGGTACATGGTGATAGTATGCCGCCAGATTGTGTCGAATTGACAACTGCTGAACACCTAGAGTACATGGAAAAACAATCAATTGGATTTGAGATTACATCTTCAACTGGTCAGGGCAAACCTATTTTAATTGATAGACGGCCTTCAGCAACAGAACTTGAAGAATCTAAAGTTAGGATGCAACGAAACCAATTGCTCGGTAAATACGTTGATGCGGTCAACCAAGTGCGATGGAACCTATTGACAACAGAACAACAAGCATACTTAACACAATATCGTCAACAACTATTGGATATTACCGATACAGCTGGTTTCCCATATTCTGTAATTTGGCCAGAAGAACCAACTTTTAAAGTTTAAATAGAAATGATTTCGTAATGTTTAATTATTGTCCACCAAAAAATATTGATGATTTGAAATCACAAACGTTATCAGATGGTAAGAGATACTACACTCTACCGGATGGAACGAATTTACCTTCTGTCACTACAGTACTAGGTGCCATGAAAAAGGACGCCATCATGGCATGGCGTAAACGTGTGGGTGATGAAGTTGCAAACGCAATCTCTAAGAAGGCCACATCAAGAGGAACAAATGTACATACATTGTGTGAACGTTATTTGAATAATGATTCTCTTGGTAACATTATGCCTGATGCAAAAGAGATGTTCAATGACATTAAACCATTACTAGACCAAATCAACAACATTCATTACCAAGAGCAGGCCTTGTGGTCTACGAAACTTGGTCTTGCTGGTCGTGTAGACTGTATTGCTGAGTTTGCTGGTACATTATCTGTTATTGATTTTAAGACTTCTAAGAAAGTTAAATCAATCAAAGATATTGAAGACTATTTCTGGCAGACTGCTGCTTACGCTTTGATGTATGAAGAACTGGTTGGTACACCAATCAACCAATTAGTTATTGTTATGGCTGTAGAGAACAGCAAACCATTATTGTTCATTCAAAAAACAGAGGACCATATTGATGGCCTTGTTAAGGCTATACAGTACTACAAGGATAAGAAATGAAAAACTTTCTATTAACATTATGCATTACTTTAACATCATGTATGCCAGTGCCTGCATTGGCACAACACTATCATTATGGTCACCATGGTTATTGGCAACATAGAGGTGGTCCAAGTCCTTGGATTTGGGTTGCACCAACAGTTATCGGTGGTGTGATTGGTTATGAAATTGCAAAACAACAACCGCCTGTAATAGTACAGCAACAACCTGTTATTGTACAACAACAGAATCAACCAGTCTGTAGTCCATGGACAGAAGTTCAGAATCCAGACGGCACAATAACAAGAACAAGGACTTGTACACAATGAAAAAATTATTAATTGCTTTGTGCATGATTTGCACATTACCAGCATTTGCACAACAACAAAAAGCTGGTGTAACATACAACGCAGTTATCACCAGAGTTATTGATGGTGATACAGTTGCATTTCAGGCACTATGGTTACCTGATCCACTAAAGAAAGAATTATCGATTCGTGTATTTGGTGTTGATACTCCAGAAAAAGGATTTCGGGCAAAGTGTCCTGAAGAAGATGCACGTGGCCAAGCCGCTAGTGCATTTACTAAGAAAATGGTAGAACAATCTACAACACGCCAAGTGGTATTGATGGATTGGGACAAATATGGCGGCCGTGTTTTAGGTGATGTACTATTGAATGGCCAATCCTTACGTTACATGTTAATCCAACAAGGATATGCACGTGAATACTATGGTGAAGCCAAACAATCTTGGTGTAATTAAAGTGGTATATAATCTTTTAGTGCTTGCCAATGGCCATTAAATGATATATAATTATAACATGATTAAGTGATATTGCTGTATGAAGCAAAGAGAAAAGTGTTCTGGACGGGGGTGCGAATCCCCCCAGGTCCACCATAAAGGTTTATATGGATGAACAAGATAGTTTGAAATTATTACAGGAGAATCTAGCTAAAGACTTAGTTCATTTTGAAGTAAATGATTCTATATCAGAACAACAGCTAGAGGAAATAACTAATACATACTCAAACATCTACAGTATCATCACAGAAATTAAATCTTTATGATGGGCCTGCATAGTTTCGACAGGGCAACAAGTAAATGAGTGGACAGCACATCAGCAACGATGTAAAAAGAAGAAAATAAAGTAAAAGCAAACGACTCACGTTTCTTGATGGCGGCGTAATCCTCATCGGAGTTTTGCAAGTTGAACTTAGCAACAGAATCAACTTGCAGTTTTAAATTTTTTAAAGGAATCAATATGAAATCAATTATCGCACTAGTAATGTTATCATTCGCAACTGTTTCTTTCGCACAATCTTCAGCACCAGCAAAACCGGCTGCACCAGCAGCAACAGTTAAGAAAGAAAGTGCTAAGCCTGTAGCTAAGAAAGCAGAAGCTAAGAAATCAGCCAAAAAATCGAGTTGAAAATCGATTATGGTTTTTGGTAGTTTATCCTCGTAACGGAATTAAACTGCCTAAATAATTATACTGACAAACATAAAAGTCAGTATAACACACACTACAACACAAGGAGTAAATATGAGTATGACACCATTTGAAATCCGTCTCGAGCTTTTAAAAATGGCAAGAGACATGTTATTCGATGACTATCACGCACAATCTAATAGGATCCAATCCAATTGGCAAGTCGTAGTAGAAACCGCCAAGGCTAAAGGTGAAACACCACCTGAACATCCCGCCTTACCTTCAATCCCATTGGAATCAGACATTATCATTAAGGCTTCAACCTTAAATGGTTTCGTGTCTAATCTTCCTGATGCAGCACCTGCTGTAAAAGTTCTTACTAAAAAGAACTCTTGATTGGGAGCAGGCCTTCGGGCCTGTTAAACACACACAAGGAGAACCGATGAAGTTAAGTAAAAAGAAATTCCTTTTTATTTCATTAATCACAATAAGTTTATGTACATTCACAGCAACTTTTCAACAATCATTGGCCACCAGTCCATCAACAAAGCATATAGTTGGAATGGAATTCAAAAAAGAAATGAACTGTCTTGCAGAGAACATATACTATGAAGCTGCAACAGAATCATTCGAGGGTAAACTAGCAGTAGCACAAGTAACATTGAATCGTGCTAATTCTGGCAGATATTCATCCTCAATCTGCAATGTAGTACACCAAAGAGACAATATCAATGGCAAAGTAACTTGCCAATTTTCTTGGACTTGCATGAAAGAAAACCTTTCTGCCAAGAACAAGTACTCATGGGAAGAATCTCTTATCGTTGCAAGAAAAGCTTTAACAGAACCTATAGCACATGAATTGCTTTACTTAAAGAAAGCTATGTTCTATCATGCCAACTATGTAAATCCGGGTTGGAATCTACCAGTTGTCTCTAAGATTGGTAATCACATCTTTTATCGGTACAAATCAATATAGTTGTTGACATTTGACTTGTGATACCTTATAATGTATATCTTTGAATACTTAAACTACTATGCCAACTAAAAATGAAATATCTGAATTCAGTCTAATGATTAGAGACTTGGCCATTCGTTTGCGGTGTACACATATGGATGCCATCCTAGAACATTGTAAAACAACTGGCTTGGAAATTGAAGTTGCTTCTTCTCTAATATCAGCCGCATTAAAAGGTCGTATTAGAGAAGAAGCGCAAGATGCTAACATGCTAAGGAAAACATCTAAACTACCGTTATGAGTGAGAATACTGGCTTCGCAGCGTTTGCCATGTTTCATGCTCTCAAGTTACACTTCACAGGTTCTTATGACTATGTAAAGTATCATGGTAAAACGAATGTTTCTAAACAATCCTTTTCAATAAGAAAGGATAAGTTTACGTTCTATCGTTTGTCTAGGAAATACTCGTTGGATGAACTCAGGAACTATTATATCTCCAACTTCATAGTCCAAGACGTTAATTGGGTTGGTGATATAACAGGACCTGACAATGAAGAAAACTATAAAAAGTGGCAAAAAAGAATCCAGAGCTTGACATATCAGTTTGAATCTGATATAATACACGTATTAGATAATCACAATAATATCTTCAAAGTGGAATCGGGCAACTATCCAAAGTTGTTGGTAGAAACAATGCATGGTAAAGTTGCGATTGAAACTCTGGTTATTTTGAATGATTTACTAAACTTCTTTCCCATGTGGGAGAAAAAGATTATTGATGATATTGTTTGGCCTGAATTGAAAAATAAATGTGAAAAATACAAACCGTTTTTGTTTTACGACAAGAACAAAATGAAGAATATATTGCAAGAGAAAATTAAAGATTATGCCGTTTCATAAAATCACCAAAATCTATCTAGACATGGATGGTGTCATTGCTGACTTTAATCGTGAATACATTAGGCAGCACGGAATTCATCCACGCCAAGCCGAAAAAGAAAAAAAGTTTGAACCTTATTTCCGTCAAATGATTGATAACAAAGGCTTCGAAAAACTTCCACTTATGGATGATGCACAAGTTGGATTAGATTATCTAAACAAAATTCATATTCCAACTGAAATTCTTTCCTCAACAGCAAGACCTGAGGTACATGAAGATGTGCAAGAACAAAAAATTAATTGGTTGAAGAAACATAATATTACCTTCAAACCAATTCTTGTGCCTGGAAAACGGCACAAAAAAGAGTATGCTCGACCAGATACTTTATTGATTGACGATACTGAAATAAACGTCAAACAATTTATAGGAGCTGGTGGACATGCCATATATCATAAAGATTGGGTAACCACTCTGGCAATTTTGAAACTATACGTTTGACAAGCGCCTAAATATATGATATACTATGCACCATGTGAAACAAACCGTTTACACTCCGTAATATTTAATACTCCGTTTATAAGGAAAACAAAATGAGCTCTTTTGCTAATCTCAAACGCCAATCTGGCAATCTCGACAAACTCACTAAGGCTATTGAATCTCTCAATGCAACGTCTGGTGATGAAAACAAAGACCTATTCTGGAAACCATCTGTGGATAAAGCAGGCAATGGTATGGCCACTGTCCGTTTTCTTCCTGCATCTGAAGGTGATGGTGATGAATCTTTGCCATGGGTTAAAATCTTCTCTCATGGATTCCAAGGTCCTGGTGGTTGGTTAATCGATAACTGCTTGACTACTAAAAACCAACAATGTCCTGTGTGTGAACACAATTCTGTTTTGTGGAATTCTGGTGTTAAAGCTAATCGTGATATCGTTAGTAAACAAAAACGTAAACTGAATTATATCACTAACGTGTATATTGTTTCAGACCCTAAGAATCCTGAAAATGAAGGCAAAGTCAAACTGTTCAAGTTTGGTGCCAAGATTTTCGATAAGATTACTGAAGCGATGAATCCTCAGTTTGAAGATGAAACAGCAATCAATCCATTTGATATGTGGAAAGGTGCTAACTTTAAAATTAAGATTCGTAAAGTTGAAGGTTATCAGAACTATGACAAGTCTGAATTTGAGTCAGCTGCGCCATTGTCTACCAATGATGAAGAACTCGAAACAATTTGGAAGTCTGAACATACACTAAAAACTTTGGTGACTGATAAAGAATTCAAAACATATGATGACTTGAAGAATCGTCTTGAAAAGGTTCTTGGTTTAAACGGTGAAGTAATTGCACCTAAGACTACAGTTGAAACTATTAAAGCAGAGGCTCGTGCCAATCCTGCTAAGTTTGCAACTAAAGAACCAGAAATTACAGAAGATGATGACGATATGGCTTACTTCAGTAAGTTAGCTGAAGACTAATAATCAATTTTCTTCACAAAATAAGAACCCCGCCTTGTGCGGGGTTTTTTGTTATACCATTCTGGTACTATCCAATATCATTCGCTGGTATGTTTCTTCTTGATTTCTAACAGAAGGAATTTTATTACCTGCTTGTGGAACATTACTTTTGTTTGTAGCCACAACATTATTAACTGAATTGTTTGGAGTTATATTGATTTCCATAGCCGACTTGGTTAAAGCATTATCATTCGACATGTCAGCAACTTTTGATCCTAAATTTTGTGTCATTGGCATAGGAGTTGCAGAAGATACTGGTTCATGAACTTGCTTTGGTGGTGGTGGCACAACCGGTGTAACTTCTGATGTTGAGCTTGATGTAGAAGGTGTTGCTGGTACTGCCGCCGGCGTAGATTGAGTTGATGGTGTTGTGGAGTTAGCTATCCGTTGTAAGTAGACTCTGCCTCCAAGTTTTTCGATATCTCGGTCAGAACCTGTCAAAGCGATACGTGCTTCTTCAGGAGTTATAGCAAACTTTGAGGTTGGAGTAGCTGCCTTTCCAATGGCCCGCATAGATTCTGAGTTGGCTTCAGCATCCATCCTATCAGCAATTTTTTGAGCAATAGGATTCGGCATGTTGTTAGCTTCAGCATCCATCCTATCAGCAGCTATAACATTTTGCGGAACACCAGTACGATTTGCGCTGGCTTCAGCATCCATCCTATCGGCAATTTTATTGTTAGTTACAGAAAGTTGAAGTCCTGTAACTGGATCTAATATACCTTTCCATTGTCTATCCCAAGACATTGTTGCAGCAGGATTTCCTTTTTTTGGATCTGGCCTTGGTATAGCTCTACCAGGTAAAGCTTCAACTTCATTTCCAGTGGGTACTTTATATTCATTTTTATCTGCTAAAATTTCTTCTAGTTTTCTGGCACCACCAATTGATTGCAATGCATTTTCTTTTTCTGGACCTTCAGGCATTGCTTTAATTTCTTCAGCTCTTTTTCTACCACCCGTTACATTCTCAATTAACGCTTTGCGTGTTTCTTCAATTTCATCTTTAGTAACCTCATCTTTTCTGAATTTGAGTTTTGCTTGAGCTATAACCTCTCGTTCATCTGATAATGCAGCTGCAGCTTCTGATGGACTCAATTTGGATTGGTCATTCTTTTGAATCCATTCATAAAATTTGTATAAAGAATAACCAGCACCTGCAGCGATTAACAAACCAAGACCCAAAGGACTAAACAGCAATCTAGCAGCAGAAAATAATATTTTGCCGGCAGAAGTGATGAATCTTGCAAAGGAAGTAACAAACTTGCTTAATGTGGAAAATAATTTTCCTAAAACATTCATAAAAGTTTTTAGTGGACCTAAAATAGATGCCATGGCACCTAATATTTTTTCAAAAAAACCACCTTTATCATCATCTTCAACAATCTTTTCAGCTGTAGGAACATTTCTTCCTTTTAATGCTTCTAAAAGTTCTTTGTCTTTACGTTCTTTTTCTAAATTATGTTCTTCACTAAAATTATTTTGTTGTTCTCTTGTTAATTTGTCTTCTTCAAAAGTTAATTTCATAAAATCTAACATATTCGTTAGAATTGTAATTATTTTATTGTCGCCCTTTTCAGCATTCTTAGAGTCTTTTTCACCATCTTTTTTTTGTTTTTCAATTAGTGTAGATAATTTTGTTACTTTTTTATTATTATCATCGAGACCTTCAGCAATAATATCAATCTCTTCGGTGATTTTTTTGGTGATTCGTTCAAACTTTTTATTTGTTAAACTTTTTAGATTGTCAACTTTTTTACTTACTTTACCAATTTTAATATCATTTTTTGGAATGAGTGCTTCTACGTCAGAAATTCTAGTGACAAGTTCTTCTGTAGCAACTTCGGATTTGCCTTCAGTAATTTTATTGGAAGAAAGATTGTACTGGGGTACAACCTGTACCGCTGTTTGTTCTTCTGTATTGGACCCCCTTAACAACGCAGCAATCTTTTTTTCTTTTTTTTCTTCGGCCATTTTATTTCTTTACTTTCTTAAATGTGCTGGTCTATCATCCACTTTTGGTGCTGGTACGGCCGCAGGTCTAGTATTGGATTGATTTTGTATTATAACAGTAGTTGATGCAGATGAAGTTGCAGCTTTTGAATCAGCTTTGGCAGCTGCATTATTTGTTGATAAAGTATCAATTCTTGTGCCCGATGGAACTGTAGCTGGCATGACTGTTTTTGCTGATTCTTCTGGGGTTAAATATTTTTCTTTAATAGCAAAATCAAGCACAAACTTTTCTTTTTCAGCTAAAAAAGTTGCACCACTGCCAGGTACAGCCAATTCTTTATTGATTGTCATACCTTTAGTAAGGTCTATATTAAATCTTTTTTTATAAATCTCAGCAACAGAGAGAGTTGGATCTTTTTTTGATTCTTCCATAATAGCAAGTAAACCTGCTGGGCCGATATAATTGGCCGCAAGTTTCATACCAGGAGTAATTTTTCCATCATGTCCTAAATCTTTAAGGGTCTTCTGGCCCTCTTTTCCTAGCAATACAGCATCTTGTTGTTTGCTCAACGTTGATATTAAAATTTCTTGATTAGCTGGGGAAAATATATCTGACCATTTTAGACCCGACTGGCCAAAGACGGATGCTGCATCACCATCAAGTTTCTTACCAAAAAGTGTAGATGGTATGAACTGTATTTTACCTACTGCGGCCTGGCCGGCCGGTCTGGAGTTCTGAAGTTGTAATAACTCAGTGAATGTCAATTCTGTTAATTTTTTCTTCTTCCCAAGATTTGCTTCCGACCATTCTTCTACTGTTGGGCCAGATTTATTGTATTTCACCCTAATCTTCTTCTGCTTTTTTGGATCTTCCGGGTCCGGTATTAGTTTTGATGAATCATTATAAAGAGCCTCATAACCACCTTCGTGTTTAGATATGGCCGAATAGGTTTGGTATTCATCCAAATAACCATATTTTTTGTTTTTACCAAAATTATTCAAATCTTTAGGAAATATTCTTGAGGCTGAAGGATTTCTTACATTATCTTGATTGCCAAGTTCGCCAGCATTAGGATTGACTGATGGTTTTGGAAGTATAGGTTGTACAGCGGGTGGAACTGGTGGTTGTGGTGTTAGTTTACGTTTGTCCGCTGCAGCTTTATCAGCTGCCGCTTTATCATCAACAGCTTTCTTATCAGCTGCCGCTTTATCATCAACAGCTTTCTTATCAGCTGCCGCTTTATCATCAACAGCTTTCTTATCAGCTGCCGCTTTATCAGCAGCTTTCTTATCAGCTGCCGCTTTATCAGCAGCTTTCTTATCATCAGCAGCTTTTTGCTCTTTACGTTTATTTTCGGCGTCAGCCGCAGCTTTTAACCTAGATTCTTCTTTTAACCTTACTTCTTCTTTTTCTCTACGGGCTTTTTCAGTTTCTTCCTGAGCAAGGCGAGATTTTTCTTTCGCAACACGAGCTTTTTCTTCTGCTTCCTCCGCTGCTTTTTTATCTTGTTCGTTTTTTGTTCGTTCTGCTTTTCTTTTTAATATATCCGATTCTCTTTGATTTTGTTCTTCATCGGCTTTGGCTTGTTTTTCTTTTTGTTCAGCTTCAATTTGTTTGGCAGCAGCATTCTTTTTTTCTTCTTCTGCTTTTTTTCTTTTTTCAGTTTCTTCTTGTTCTCTAGCAGCCGTTTCTTTCTCTTCTTTAACTCTCTTAACTTCAGCTTCTTCTTTAGCTTTTTTAACTTCATCAGCTTTCTTTTCAGCAGCAACTTTGGCAGCTTCGGCTTCAGCAGCAACTTTCTTAGCTTCAGCTTCATCTTTAGATGCATCTGGTGGTGTTACTGGCAACTCTGCTGTTGGTTTCTCGACAGTTGAAGGATTTGGTGCTGGCGCATCAGGAGCCGGTTCTGGTTCATTAGATAATAGTTTTTCTAATGCATCATTTTGAAGCACATCTGCAATTTCTTTTTCTATTTTTTCTGCATCTTTATTGTGTTTAAAAATTAAAGCGCCAATAAGTGTAGCATCGGTTAAAAATCCAGCTAAGCCATCAGGATAACCAAATTTTTTTTTGCTTTTTGTTTTTTTTGCTTTTTTTTCTTTTTTTGGTTTTTTAACTATACTTTTAGGAATTTTGTCTTTAGGAATTTTGTCTTTAGGACCTTCATCTTTAGGTTCTTTTACAGCCTCTATGATTTTTTTCTTCATCTCAAGTTCTTTTATCTCAGTTTGAGATTGTTGAACTTGATCCAGTTCACGATTTTTTAATTCTAGTTCACGCTTTTTCTTCATCAACGTGAATATTTTTCCGAGCAAAGCCGCAGCTACCAGTTTTGGTTCTGGTTTCTTTGGTGCTTTCTCTTCTAAAGTCTTATCAGCAAGTGATTCACTCTTTGGTTCCATTTACCCTCTTTTTTGCCGTTCTTTTATCTTTTGGTTTTCATCTTCGATATATTGTATCAGCATAGTAACGTAAATATCACGTTCCCAAGGTAACATGGATTCAAGCTCGGTCAAACTGTATTTGTGGTGTTGCATCATTGCAAAGTTTGTCCGATAATAATTCTTCAGGTTTTCATGACAAAAGGTTAGCCGAAAAAACTTTCGAGCCCTTCCATTTCAAGTTTATGTTCATATCCACATTTACCACAAGTAATCTCAAGTGTCTTCTTCATTTTAGGCATACTGGAGAAGAACTCTTCAACTTTTTCAAATTGAGATTGATTCATAGATTCGACAAATTCAACCAATTCTTCTTGTGTTGATTCGTGTGCATAAAAGAACTGGTCACCATCATAAATGTATTCAATACTACTCGCAACTAAGTTAAACGTTACTTCAGTTTCAGATTCATAACTCAAAGAATCTTTAACAATTCCAAATTCTGGATACTTAAACTTAACTGTGATTTTATTATCCAACGCAATCTCTGGATTAACTTCTTTGCCTTCCGGTTTAATGTCAAGCAAATTAATTTCTGATTCCATTGTACCACCACAAGTTTTATCATTCACTTGGTTATTACATCGATACTTTGTTTCAATAACCTCACCCACAGATTTTGCTCTTAAATTGATGAAATAATATTCAACATCAATAATTGGTAGTTTATCAAAATTGATTCCATCTGTGATTGTACAGTTTGAAAGTACATCTTTGATGGCATTATGAATATCATTAGAATCTTTTGATTCCATAGCCATTAGAAGATTTTTCTGTTCTTTTACTAAAAAAGGTCTATACTTAATCTTCTTCTTTGATAACGGCAAGTCTAGTTCATAGGTTGGTACGTCAAGTTTTGGTAACATTTTATTCTCACTTTCAAAAAAAACTATTTATTAATTTTACATCAATCATCATTAAGGAAATCTGCGAATGCTGCAGCACCAAGGTCAAGTAAATCATTTCCAATATTCTGTATTGAGTTATTATACCAAGATGTGTATGCAAAAGTTACATTCAATTTATGATAACCTTCACTCCCCCATGATAAATCCAATTGATTTATTGATATTGGATACGCTTCATACAAATCAATAGAATAACTTTTTTTATTCAATGAATCATATTGGTTAATGGTGATTGTTGTTGTGTAATCGTCTTTGTAACGAAGATTCCAAGTATATACCGGACTGATGTAGTTCATCCATGAATCAAAAAATACTTTGTGATCCATTGTGTCATCCAACATAAATGTTAGATCGATATCGTTATATGTTGTTGCATATGGATATTTTTCAACCGGACTAGATCCAATTTTAAGGTCCATTGTTGCAAGTGTTCTTCCTGGTAAATGTGCTTCTTCACATCTCATAGTGAGAGTTTTAGCCTTGTTAACCCAAAATATGAGTGATAATGGTACTGGTATAACCACATCAAATTTATTCGACTTTGCCAGGTCCTTAGCAAAACTTGCCTTAAAATCGTTAACATTACCTGCCATTTTTAACTATTCCTTATTTGTTGCACAGATTCTTTCCAAACTGTCTGTGCCTTTTCTTTTACGAATCTTTGAATTGGTAAAAATACCGCAACGTCTATTTCTGCCGGTTGCACGGTTAATATCCTAGACTTAACGTGTGAATATAGATAACGTTTCAGACAAGGTCTAAACTCTCGAAGCCTTCTGGCTGAGTCCAGGATGTCATAGGTTATCTTAATCTTCTTGACCTCATCATCATCATCATATCGTGCATATTGCATCAATTTGTCTAGGAATATTACTCGGTATTTAAGTGGCAAGTAATGCAAATTCAACCCTAAGAAACCATCAGCATATTTGTCCAATACTAATACCAACGGGAAAGTATCATAGTATGGTAGTTCAGTTTTTGTTTTTGGATCATAATAGAAAAAATACATCTTGCCCAATAGTGGTCTATTTGTATATCGGTCTTGTTCCCTTTTAATTGTGGGTGGTATAGACCTTGGATTTCTAATAAATGCGACTTTACGCAGCAACCATTTGTATGCCTCACGGGACATACTTTGAAGTTCTGCAGCGGTCTTTTCTTGGGTAAGTTGTGTTAATTTAGATGCCATCGTGTATTTATGTTAGAGACCAAGATGGTCTTCGGTTATAATTAAAAACTCCCAACCCCTGTCAAGACAATATTCGTTGGCCGCTTTCCATTTGGATTGATTTACACCCCATGTTGTAACTTCATTGATATATTGTTTTGTTATGCGTTTCTTTTGAATTGGTGGTTGTGTTTGATACTTAGGTTTGACCTCAATCAGTACAGTTTTAGTTTTACCTTCTCTCGTTTTCATTTTTACAAGAAAATCTGGAAAATATCTGTGTTGGCGGTTATCAACCGGCGATATATAAGGTATTATAAGTTCTTCTGAAGCCCAACTGATGATATCTTGATTGCGGTCAAGCCAATCCATCACTCGGCACTCCCATGACGAACGATAAACAATGTTTTTATAGTCACCCACATACTTTTGCGGGTGCTTTGGTCTAAAATATCCTGAATAAGCCATATAAATATGTATATTCATTTAAAAGAGAGATAACGATGGCTGTCATTTCATTTCCAACTTCAATCTTCGGCGTGCATATTCCCGGCATGTCTAAGGCCGGAGGTCCTTTGGGTGCGCTTTTTGGTGATCCTTTTGGTTTGGATATGCTGAAATATCCCGATGACTTGGCTAGTGGTACAAGAGCTCATTATATTACCTTTAGAATTTATGATATAGAACCTTTTGAATTGGAATCCGGCACCGACCTATCATTAACGTTTGACAAAGAGGGTACATTAACTGGCCAGTTCGGTAAACTCATAGACAAGGCCACAGATTCTACTAAATCATTAATTAATAAAGTCAATACCACTTTGAATCCTAGATTAACTCAACAAGTTGCAGAGATATCATTATATATTCCCGATTCGGTTCAATTTGATTATCAAGCCAGTTATGGTGAAATAATTCTTAATCCTTTGGCCGAAGGTAATGCTTTATCAAAATTACCAGGCGTCATTGGCGGTGCTGCAAAAACACTTTCTGGTATAGCTTCTAATGATGTAAGTAAATTATTTTTAAAATCACAAGGAATAGCAATCAATCCAAACCAACAAGTAATATTTGATGGCATACCCCTAAGAACATTTTCTTTTGAATTTATTTTTATGCCAAAATCAAAAAAAGAAACAACATCTGTCAGAAATATCATTGAAGCTTTCAAAATGTATTCACGTCCAAGAACTATGGAAGGATCTTATGGCATGGCTTTTACTCCGCCATCAATTTTCGAAATCGACTTTAGATTCTTAGATGGAAGAAATACGTATGTTAATAAAGTTGCAGATTCTGTGGTAACAAATGTTGAGATTGATTATGCACCAAATGGATGGTCAACACACCAAGATGGTTCACCTGTAAATATTAAAATGAAAGTAGATTTTAAAGAATTGTCACTTATTGATAGGGATGGTCAAACTGGTGTTGAAAACGGATATTAAAGATGAAATATTTTAATGCACTACCAAAAATAATTGTAACCGAAAATGGTAATTCAACCATAAGGACAAATTTATTAGCTAGGTCTAGTATTATTCCTGGTTTATTTTCAAACCCAATGGTATTTTATAATTATGACATACAAGAAGGTGATACTCCAGAAATTATAGCTCACAAATATTATGGTGATGTATATCGTTATTGGTTGGTATTATTTGCAAATAAAATCATTAATCCACAATGGGACTGGCCATTGTCTCAGAGTGTAATGTCTGATTATTTGGCCAAAAAATATCCAAATAATGACATTTTTGCTACGGTGGATCATTATGAAAAAATAATTACAACTACTGACAAACTTACAAATACTAATACGGTTGACATCGTTTCAATTAATAAAAATGAATATGACAATTTTGCACCAGTAACCAAATCATATCAAACAAGTACTATTGATTGTGTTATTTCGGAAAAGGTCCGAGTAGTTAATATATACACAATGGAAAATGAAAAAAATGAAGCCAAACGCAATATTAATCTTATAAACGCTGGTTATGTGTCGCAAATTGAAACTGAAATTACTAAATTATTTAAACAATAAAAAATGGCCACAGTAAATTTTGATACAGTAGAAGATTCGAAAGGTGTATATTACTCTGAAAATTATCACTTAGAGGAAATTAGACTTTTTGCGACAAATGGTGAAAGTATTGATTTGCGTAAAATATTACGTGAATTATCGATAAATGAAGATATTTTTAGTTTTTCTGTGTCTGGTTATGTAAAAGTAGAAGATGCTCTTGGTTTAATAGAAGCATTTAAGTTAGCTGGGAATGAGTACATACGAATTGTTTATGGGAAATCTGCTGATGATCCAGACAAACACGAAAAAACATACAAAGTTTACAAATTAGCAGACCGAAATAATTCTGGCAACTTTATGTCAGAGTATTATACATTATATTTTTGTTCGGATGAATTGACGCTCTCAGAACAAACAAAAATTAGTAAATCTTATATGGGATATCAAGTAAATGATATCATATATGATATTTTGACGGAACAATTAGAAATACCAACAGAAAGAATTTCCACAATAGAAGACACAATTGGGACATATAATTTTGTTGTACCTAGATTGAAACCATTTGAAGCAATAAGTTGGTTATCTAATTATGCAAGACCGGCCGAAGGTATAGGTGCTGACATGTTGTTCTTTGAAACAAAAAATGGATATAATTTTAGGTCTTTGCAGTCTATGTTTAAAGACACAACCTATAGAGATTTTAAATATGAACGAAGAAATCTAAATGATGTAGAACAACCATTAGAAGAAAAGATGAAAGTTATTATATCTTTTGAATTTCCAAAAGCTTATGATGTATTACAAGGAATTAATTCTGGTGCGTTTGCCAATAAATTGATATCTCTAGACCCAATACAAAGAAAGAAAACACAAACTACTTTTAATTATAATAAGTATAATGCTGATACGGATACAACTTCTCTAAATGGTAATTCAATAATAAACAATTTAAAAAATAGATTTGGTAAAGAATTATATACTGGTTATGATGGTTCATTGAAGTTGGCAACAGGAAATTCGAACCAAGAAAAAAATGAATATCTTTCGGATACGAATTCCGATACTAAAGACATTTATGTTGAAACCTTTATTCCAAACAGAACAGCACAAATTGCATTATCTATGTTAACAACCATAAAAATTGTTGTACCTGGTTTTTCTGGTCTTATGGTTGGCCAAGTTGTGGAGATATCTCTTCCGTCCATACAAAACAATGGCGAATTAGATATTAATTATTCAGGTAAGTATTTGGTTACAGCTGCAAGACATATTATTCAACCATCAATTAGTGCATATCAAACTATATTGGAATTGGCAAAAGATAGTGGAACAGAAAGTGCAACATATGTTGATAATGATAATGATTCCAATTTGCAAAAATTGGTAGATGGAATGAAAGAGGTGTGGATATAATGGAAAACTTTTTAGGTAAAGATGGTTTTATTTGGTGGATGGGTATTGTAGAAAATAGAATAGATACGATGGGTCTTGGTCGTTGTCAATGTAGAATCTTTGGATGGCATACTGATAATATAGAACTATTGCCAACAGAAGATTTACCGTGGGCTATTCCACTGTTACCCATAAATAATTCAAATACATTTTCACCACCAAGAATTGGTGATTGGGTCGTTGGATTTTTTACTGATGGTTTATCTGGACAATCACCGGTGATGATGGGCGTTTTACCTGGATTACAAAATGATCCGGCAGATACAGATAATTCTGAGTTAGAGGAGGCTTAAATGAGTCACGAATTATATAAATTGCATTTAATGGCACACGAAATTGAAGTAATGAACGCACATCTACAGGCGGAATTAATAACACAAGAAGAATATGATGAAAGAATGAAACAATTTCATTGCCATGATGAAATTTGTGTTGACGAACAACATGAAGAATGTGCTTCACACTATCGTGACATTATAAATTTAAACCTCAATGCATCAGGAATAAAATGAACGATGAACCATATCCAGAGTTAGCTCCAGCGGCAGCTGATGGTAAAGAATCTAACCCACCTAAACCAAAGGAAAAGGGTGATTCTCGCATAAAAGGAACTCCTACTACACCACGTGCAGCCAGAGGTGTGATGAAAGATACAACTATCGACAAAATGAGTAATAGACTTGCTCATCATTGTGATTTTGGTATCAATCTTTCAAGAAGAATTGGACTTAAAAAATATATTAAAGCAATGTTGACAGCAGTTAGAGAAGCTGTTCGTGCAATTAAAAGGTTTTTAGGACTTGGTGATCCATCAGGAGTTATTTCCACAATTATCAATAAAGTTAAAGCAATCGTACAAGAAATTAAATACTATGTTAATACCTATATTAAACCAATTGCAAAATTTTTAATTAAAGTTATTAAATTTATTGGTTATATTAAAGCGGTTATTGCTTGGATTCTTGGTTTACCCGCACGTTTTCTAAAATATTTACGTGAATGTTTAACTGCTCTTATTTCTGCAATTGGAAAAGTTTTTATTGACACTTTGTTTGAAAGTGATGGTCCCGATAGTGGAATTGGAAAAGACATAAAAGAGATTATGAATGATGGTAAAGAAATTATTAAAACAATAACAACAACAGTTGCCTTAGCCGGTAAGACAGTTGCAGAAGTACAATCGTTAGGAGCTCTTACAAGCACCAAGTTAAATAAATCTGCAAGTTCTGTGACTGGCGCAGCATCTTTAACAACAGCACAAAGCACATTGACTCAATCAGTTACTGCTGATACCGCAAATACTGCATCAGTGACGATTAAATCAATTGCAAGTTCGATGCCTACAACCGCCAATATAGCAAATACAGTTTCAACATCAACATCAATGGCTTCGATTTCCTCATCCGCTAACAGATCAACGATATAAAAATGGCAAACGAATCCGACATCAATTCACCTCCAGCGGAAGCTCCTGGTTTATGGACAGAACCTGAAGGTCCAACAGTAGATAATCCACCACTTTTTCCTTATAACCATGTAACACAAACTGAATCTGGTCATTCATTTGAAATGGATGACACTCCTGGAGCTGAACGTATTCGTTTGCAACATAGAATTGGTTCATTCATGGAGTTTAATGCTCTGGGTGACAATACCATTAAAATTCTAGGAAATGGTTATGAAATTATTGCAGGTAACAAAAACGTTGAAGTAACCGGACATTGCAATATTACAGTTAAAGGTGATTGTAACTTAGATGTTACTGGTGATTTCAACCATCAAGTTCTTGGTGATTATAATCTTTATGTAAAAGGTGAATATAATCTTAGAGCTAGTGGTGAGATATGGGTTAATGGTGATGACGATGTTATTATTTCAGCCAATGAAACTTTTGGTGGTTCAGTAAGAATTAATGCATCTGATAATGTGTACGTTGGTGCGGATCTAGATGTTGGTGGTTCTATTTCTTGTGACACGATTACCGCTGAATCACGTGTTAATGCAGGCATGGGAGTTGTCGCAGGACCTTATGGATTCACTTCCGCATTAGGTGGTCTGAGTCTTGGTTTTCCAACACCACTAACACCTGTAGCTACACCAGGATCAATCACCTGTATGGGTAGCATTTTTGCAATGTTACCAATTAGCACATTGATGTCTGTTAATGCGGTGATGTCCGTTAATGCATTACTTGCGGTTAATTCACCACTAGGAAATTTTCCTGTGATGGTGAAAACCGGTCTTATGGACGCAGTTTGGATGACAGATGAAGTAAACACAGGTATTTTTAATGCACACGCTCATATTGGAAATAAAGGTTTTCCAACTAGTTCAACTTTATTACCAATGATTTAAGGAAAATATTATGGCTTTAATTAATAATGCATCAGGCGTATACGCAACATTAGGTTTCAATTTTAATGATCCAAATGGAACAGTTCAAGAATTTTCTGCAAATACACAAGCAAATTTACAACAATTTCCTCCAATTATCAATGAGTGGCAAGCAACAGACTTAAAAAATAATGATGTTGGTGGTTATTACCAAAATCCGGTCGTTGCATATCTTAATACAATTATATCAACATCAAATACAATTATTCAGAAAATTGGTGTTGCAATGACCTCGGCCGGTACGAATGTTATGACTGATGAACCATTGCCGCCGTCTTATTTTGGACCAAGCTTGATTGGTATTAAAACCGCAGCGAATAATATAACAATTGCTGCAAATAATATGATTTTCCACACAAATAAAGTTTCTGGTGTAACTCCAATGGAAGGTCAGGAAGATACACACATCAATCCCTACTATAAAACCTTAACGGCTTATGGTAAACAAGCCATCTACATCACAAATCAAACTGATGGTATTGTGGACAACTCTCCAATTTTAGGTTCATTGACCAGCCTTCTGGTTGTACCACAATTTAAGGATTATGCAAGTAATGTTACCTCAATATTGACTAAGGTGAATACGATTATTGCAGCTAATAGTGATCCAACAGGCGCAATCACAGGAATAACATCAAAATTAAATGAACTAAATGCATTTATGATTGAAAGACAAGGACATGATATTGCATTTTTCACAAATGTTAAGAGCATGGTGAATAGATTTAATGAAATGAGAAGTTTTTCCAGTTCCGGAGAGACTGAAAAATATTTGTTAAATGAAGTGTTAGGTACCGATAAGATAAAGTCTAGAATAAACTCATAAATAGAAAATGGCAGATACTCTTAAAAAAATATACTCGGACATAGATTTCACCTTCACCAAGAGACCGGTGATAGGTGATATTGCCATTAGTTACGATTCTCAAGCGGTAGTTCGTTCAATACGAAACCTCTTATTGACAAAACACTATGAGAAATTATTCAATCCAGCAATTGGTTCGAATTTGGATATGTTATTATTTGAAAATTCAACGCCTTTAACTGCGTCTAGTATTGAAAATGAAATTAAGAATGTAATTGGTAATTTTGAAAGAAGAGCTAATTTAAATTATGTTTCTGTTAAGGCAATGCCTGATGACCATGCATATGAAGTTTCTATATCATTTTATATTGAAAATGCAACAACTCCAACAACAGTAAACCTTATATTAGAGAGAAACAGATAACATGGCAGGCCTTAATTCAAATATCCAAATTACAGATTTGGATTTCAATAATATAAAAAATAATTTAAAGACTTTTTTGAAGTCTCAAGATACACTAAAAGATTACAACTATGAAGGTGCCGCACTTTCTACTTTGTTGGATGTTCTTGCATACAATACACAATACAATGCTTTTTACTTGAATATGGTTGCAAATGAGATGTTTTTGGACTCTGCGGTGCAAAGAGGTTCTGTTGTTTCACATGCAAAATTATTAAATTATACACCAAAATCTGAAACTGCAGCTACGGCAAAAATCAATTTAAAGATTAATGGTGTTGTAGATACAGCATTAACTTTACCTGCATATACAACATTTTTATCTGAAGCGATTGATGGTATCAATTATAGGTTTGTTACAATAGATTCACGTACCGTTCCCGTAAGTAATAATACTGCAATGTTCTCGGATGTTTATATTAAACAGGGAACACCAGTCACAGTAAACTATACCGTTCAAGATTCGATAGAAAATCCAAATTTTGTCATTAGAATACCTGATGATGGTATTGATACAACAACAATTAAAGTTACTATTAGAACATCCAGTTCAAATAGCTCTTCAGAAGTTTTTACTGAAGCAAAAAATTATTTGCAACTATCTGGTGAATCAAAAGTTTTCTTCTTAGAAGAAGGAACAGATCAAAAATATCGAATTAGTTTTGGTGACGGTATTCTAGGTAAAAAATTATTTAATGGAAACGTTGTTGTAATTCAATATATTGTTACAAAAGGTGTTGCTGGGGCTGGAGCTAATAGTTTTGTGTTGATGAATTCTGTTAATGGATATTCCAACAACGTTGTGTATCCTATCAATTCAGCAACTACTGGCGGTAGCAAAGAAACCATAGATTCTATTAAATTCCAAGCACCCAAATCTTATGCAGCTCAAGGGCGGGCAGTAACAACAGAAGATTACATTACTGCAATTCAACAAAACAAACTAGGTTTTTCATTTGATGCGGTGAATGTATGGGGTGGTGAAGAAAACATTCCGCCCGTATATGGCCAAGTATTTGTATCAATGAAACCGACCGGTTCATTAATTTTAACTGATATACAAAAAAGTCGAATCGTTAAAGAATTGATTCGTCCAATATCAATGATAACGGTGTCGCCAACAATTGTTGATCCAGATTACACATTCTTAAAGATTACCGCAAATGTTGTAATAAATTCTAAGAAAACAACATTGTCATTCAATCAGATTAAAGATAAAATTGCCACAGCAATTCAATCATTTTCCACTAAAACATTAAACACATTCAATTCAATATTTTCTTTGGCTGATTTGATTGTAACCATCCAAAATTCAGACCCATCTATCGTTTCTAATGAGGTGAATGTTGCAATACAGAAAAAGTTTATACCAACTCTAAATAATTCACAGACATATAAATTATATTGCGGCACACCATTGCAAAAAGGTGTATACTTGAGTGGTATTACTAGTTCACCTAGTATGCAATTCTTTGACTTGGTATCCGGAACAACAATTGTTCCTGGAGTTTATATACAAGAATTGCCATCAATTGTTGCTGGTGTGGAATCAATTACAATATCCAATCCAGGTTTTGGCTATCAATATCCACCACTAATAAATATTGTTGGTGATGGTATTGGTGCAACGGCGCAAGCAATTATTAATTCGGTTGGTTCGATTACAGCAATCAATATTTTAAATCCAGGAACAAACTATAGTTCTGCTGTTGCAATAATTACTCCTGTCGCAAACGACACAACAGGTAAACTTGGTGCTGTAACAGTTAATTTGTCTGGTGCAATTGGTAAACTTCAAAGTTATTATTTCAATCAAGATAAAGCAAAAACTATTTTGAATCCTAATTTGGGAACAGTTGATTATACAAATGGTCTTATAACACTAAACGATTTCAATCCAATTCAAATTGATAATCCTTTGGGGCAATTAACTATAACTGCAATACCAAAGTCAAGTATTATTTCCTCATCATACAACCGAGTGATAACAATTGATCCTTACGATCCAGGTGCAATAACCGTCAACCTTACAGTTCAGCAATGATACCAAATACACAAAAAACATCATTACTTGTACCGTATCAATTACCTCAATTCGTAAGAGAAAATCCCGAATACAGTAATTTTCAGGTATTTCTTCAGGCCTACTATGAATGGCTTGAGTTAGCCAACACCGCCAATTCAGCAGTTACTGAAGCTGTTAGTACCGGTCAAGGTGCTAATTTTGGTTCTTCAAATCTTTTACAGTATAAGGATATTGACACAACAATTGATGCGTTCATTGATTACTATGTAAATGATTTTTTACCATATTTTCCAAAAGAATCATTAGTCAATCAACAAAAAGCTGTTAAATTTGCAAAACAGCTCTATCAATCAAAAGGCACGCCAGCATCCTATCAATTTTTGTTTCGTGTTTTATATAATTCTGATTTTGAATATTACAAAACAAGTGATACAATTTTACGGGCATCGGCCGGTACATGGTATGTTGCAAAGAGTCTTAAACTTGCAACAAGTGATTTAAGATTCTTACAAACTAAAAACCTAAGAGTTTTTGGTGAAACATCCAAGTCTATTGCAACAATTGAAAATGCAATTTTAGTTGGTAATAAAATTGAAGTCTTTATTTCAAACATCGAACGTCTGTTCGAATCTGGTGAAACAATTCGTATTGTTGATAATAATAATCAAAATATTTTAATTAATGGAACAATTCTTACAAGTAAAGTTGTAGGTCAAGTTAGTCAAATTAACTTAAAAAATAATGATAAAGGTGTTCCACTTAATCGAGGCACATTATATCAAGTTGGTGACCCCGTAATTGTTTATGGTGGTTTAAATCCTGATATTCAAACACCAATTGGTGCTACTGCTGAAATCGGTACCGTAACGTCTGGTGCGATTACAGGTATCAATACAATTAAAGGTGGTTTTGGTTATTCTTTGTATCCGTATACAAAATTAACAATTACTAATGCTCCAGGTGCAAATGCAATTGTGTATTCTGTTGACCCAAATGTAAATACACAAGCTAATGTGTTTATGTTTCCAACAGATTCAATTTATGGCAAATTGGCTGTAGTACTCAATGCAAACAATTACAACTTTGTAAACTCCGCATGGTCAAATGCAAACACATCAATTGGTAATACATTAAACTTTATTTCGTTTTCAACATTCCCCATTTCTTCTGTTGCAGTTATTAATGGTGGCGGTGGTATTTCAAAATTACCAGAAGTTACTGCATACAGTACTCAGAAAACCGATATTAATGGTGATGCCTTTTTAGATAAACTAGGCATTCTTGCACCAATACAAATTGCAAATGCTGGCCGTGGTTATCGTGCAAATGATGTTATTAGAATTACTGGTGGTAATGGATATGGCGCTCAAGCAAACATCACAGTAAACTCAGCAGGTTCGATTACTGGTGTCCGTTATGTTTATCGAAGTAATACTGCAAGGCCACAAAATTATCCATTGGGTGGCATGGGTTACAACAATGAATTTTTACCAACAGTAACAGTTGTTTCTAGTAACACACAAGCTGCTAACGCAAGTCTTTTTGTTCCGGGTATCTTGGGTGCTGGTGCATCATTCTCTGTGGCCACACAAAAGATTGGTTCTGTCACAACAATCAACTTAACTAATAATGGTGAAGATTATGTTTCTTCACCAAATGTTTCTCTTTCTGTGCAGGACATTTTAGTGTCAAATGCAGACATTCTTTTGTTGCCTTCAGCCGGCGACTTTATCTATCAAGGTAATTCTCCTAAGACCACATCATATTCCGGATTTGTGGATTCGGTTAGATTATTAAATGGTGATATAAACACATTCAATTCATTGTATAACATTCGGGTTTTCAATTACAACTCACAACCAAATCCAAGATTGCCATTGGTGATTGAAAATAAAAATATCAATCTAAGAATGGCCAATACTGCGGCTGAGGCAAACAGATATTATATTGGAAGTCCTGATTATAATGGATTTGGTATTAAAAACTATGGTGATGGTGCAGCTTTAGCACAAGCATCTTTCTTAAACGGATTGGTGTTCAGTCAAGGTCAATACTTAGACACATCTGGTCAACCAAGTTCGTTTGATGTACTTGAAAGTGATATTTACAATGACTTCACTTATCAAATTACAGTTGAGAGAGAAATTGAAAAGTATAGAAACGTTGTACTGAATTTATTGCATCCTGCTGGAACAAAACTCAGAGGTCGTTATGCATTAAGGTCAAATACAAACATTAAAGTTGCCGGTCTAAATGCTTTATATAAAGCTGTACACTTACAAGATTATACTGGAGACTCCGCAAGCGCTGCAAAAATTGTGGCTAACTTTACAAACCACAGCAATAACAAAGTATTGTTGAGTAATACGGCTGGTGCAAACATTGCAACATTCATATTCACAAATCAATCTGGAATACCAAACTCTGTGTTTTACATGTCAACATCACATGGACCTAATGTTAGGTCTGAAGTTATTGGTGTTGATTATGCAAACAACCTAATCACATTAAAAGATAGTGTATTCTTAACATATTCAAATGTTGCATATGTGTCGGCCAATGCCAACACTAAGATAATAAATATCAGAGCAATTACAAATTCTTACAATGTAATGAACAATGGCGTTTACAGTAATACTGCATACCCATTAAAAGACATTGTGTTTGCTGGTGATTTAATTAAGATTTCAACTAACACATATACTGTATCATCAGTAGATTATGAACATGGAATTTTATACACATCAGCAAATGTAACTTCTAATATTGCCAATTCTTTTGTTTCAGTCAACAGAACTATACAAGCAAGTGGTAAGAGTGTAAGAATTATTGGACCAATTGGACTAGAATACGTTCCTGAATTAGTAACGGAAGATGGTTTCTCATTAACAACAGAAGACGGTAGTATATTAATACTGGAGTAAAGAATGTCAACGATTAAGATTACGCAATTACCTTTAATAACTCAGCTGAATGCTAACACATCGAACACCGTGTTCGTTGCTGTTGATGCACAAGCTGGTATTACAGGTAAGTTTACAGCCACAACACTTGCTGCCGGTCTTTATGCAAACAATGTACTGAATGTTGGTAATAATGCTATCACATTACCAAATACTGTTGCACAGTTTGCACTTCGAGGTGAAAGTTACGTGCAAACCAACTTTATTAATTTGAGTAATGGTGGTACTGCTGACCACGTGATTACTGCAAACACAGGTACAGATTCAACATACTTTGTTGATATGGGATTTGCAAACAAGGATTACGCTCCTGGTTCTGAATTCAATAACATTGGTACGGCGATTGAACCTATGAGTGGTTATCTGTATGTACAAGGTAATACAAGTGGTGCTGTTGGTGGTAACTTGATTGTTGGTACAACGTCATCAAATACAGAAACACGTTTCATTGCTGGTGGCGGTACTTCTGCAAATGTAATTGCAAAAGTTACTTCTGATGGTTTGCGGTTGGTAAACGGAAAGACATTGACATTTAATGATGGTACTGTACAGAATACGGCTGCAGCAACTCTTGCATATACTGTTGCTGCGTTTACATTAGCAAATACCAATTCAAATAGTATTGTATATCAGACTGGTGTTGATGTAACACAGAATACCAACATAACTACGGCCAACAATGCTGCATGGGCTGCGTTCAATAAAGCAAACAATGCATTGGCCAACACATCAGGCACATTTGGTGGCGATTTGAACGTAGCAGGAACAATGAATGTAAACAATATTCTAACAGTTACAACAACAAATCCAGCGTCAAGTCCTTCCATATCTACAATTACAACTCAAAATTATACTTTATTACTTGGATTCGGATCCAATAATTGGACATTTAATAGCACAGGAACTCTGACAACACCGGGAAATGTAACAGTTATTGGTACAGTTACTGGTAATACCGGTAATATTGGTAACTTAACTTTATCAAACAATGCAATTTATTCTTCATTGACCAACGTTGATATGGTTATTGGCCAATCGATTGCAACAGCTAATTTGGTTATTAATCGTACTACAAACATCACCAAAGACCTTGCTATAACAGGAAATCTGGTAACCAACGGAGTACTTGTTGACTTTAACAATAGTACTTTTGACCCTAACGTTGCACTTGTACAAATTACTGGTGCAAACTCAGCTTATGCTTCATCGAATACAAACTACTTGTTACAGATGACCGGTAAAGCCAACACAGTAACACGTGTTGTTATGGATAGTTTTGGTCAAAATACCTACCCAGTTTTAGTTGGTCGTATGGGTCGTGGTTCTGTTACCGCACCTGCAGCTGTTGCAAACAATGATGTTCTGATGCGTATTGTTGGTAATGGTTTTACTGGAACACAATTCCCATCATCATCACCAACAAAGATTGACTTGGTTGCAGGCGAGTCATTTAGTGATACTGCAAGAGGAACTCGTATTGAATTCTGGAATACACCAAATGGTTCAAATACAATTCAAAAAGTCGCATCGTTCAATGCAGACTCTGTAATATTTAGTGGTGCTGTTAGTCCACAAAAAGGTTTCATCTATACACCAAACATTTACCCAAGTTCACAGACTGCAATTACAATTGACTTTGCAAACAATTCTGTCGTTCGTGCTCAGACTGCAACAGGTTTAGTAGTTACATTGTCTAATTTTGTAACAGGTAAAGTCGTTGATGCATGGATTACAAATACTGCTGGCACAAACCAAACATTCACACACGGAGTTTCTGCTCTCAACTCAACAGTTAATTCAACATCATATAATATTCCAGGCACATCAACCATCTATGTAAAATACTGGAGTATGGATGGAACACTTGCAAATACCTTTGTATCCATTACAAAGTAACGATAAATAAAGACTATGGCACAACAATATCCTAATCTACTCACAAACGGAACAAAGACCTCTCAGGTTCTACAGACGTACTATTCACCTGTAGCTGTTGTTCCACCAAGTAACGTTCCTCTGGCAACTATCTATTGTTTCTTAGCTCAAGTTGATCCTTGGTTGAACAATGAAAATCCACCAGTACCAACTCAGACACAAAAATCTCTTAAAAATATCTTTAAGAACATGTTTGTTATGAAAAAAATCAACACAAACAATATCTCTCCAGTGATCCGTAGGGTTGATTGGGATGCAAATCGTGTATATGATTACTATCGTGACGATGTTGAGATGTTTGGATTAGATTCAAACGACAACTTAATCAAAACATTTTATGTTAAGAATCGTTATGACCAAGTTTTCAAATGTTTGTGGAACAATAATGGTGGACTATCCACATATGAACCATACTTTGAACCTGGAACTTATGGTGCAAATGGAATCTATGAGGGTGCCGATTTGTACAAATGGAAATTCATGTATACCATCGACTCGGGTTCTAAAATCAATTTCTTAGACACAACTTGGCTTCCTGTTCCTTTGGGCGCATCAAGTTTTTCATTCGCAAAAAATAATGTTGGCGCAGGTGACATTGAAGTTATTAATATAACAAATCCTGGTTCAGGATATGATCCCGCAAATGCAGCTATCTCTATAGTTGTAACTGGTGATGGTGTTGGTGCAACGGCAACTGCAATTGTTTCTGGTGGCCAAGTTACTGATATTGCAGTTACAAATCCAGGTGTAGGATACACATTTGCAAATATTGCAATTAACTCAACTCTAGGCTCTGGTGCAACTGCAAACGCACCAATTTCACCTCCAGGTGGCCACGGTTATGATCCTGTGCCTGAGTTGGGTTGCACAAACGTTATGCTCACCTGTGAGTTTGATGGTTCCGAAGGTGGTTATGTGCCAACAGATATTACATATCACCAATTAGGAATGTTGGTGAATCCTTCTGCTTTGGATGATCCTACAGGTATAGCTTCTGATCCAATTTATGACTTGTCTACAATCGTAAACGTTGCACCAGGATTTGGTGTGTTTAATTTAGGTGAAATTGTATATCAAGGTGAAATTACAAATCCAACACTTACTGCAACAGTTTTAGATTTTGACCCAGCATCCAACGTGGTTAAGCTTATAAATATATCAGGCAGTAATGTTACGAATGCTCCAATTTTTGGAACAGATTCAAAAACAGCTCGAACACTGTTGTTATATAATCAACCAAATATCGTACCGTTTTCAGGATATGTTTCATATATAGAGAACAGAAGTGGAATTCAAAGAAGTGTTGATGGAATAGAACAATTTAAGTTTGTATTGGGATACTAAAGGAAAAAAATGGCTCTGAATTTTAATGTTGACCCATACTATGATGATTTTGATCCCGCAAAAGCGTTTTACCGTGTATTGTTTAGACCAGGTAGAGCCGTTCAAGCGAGAGAACTCACACAGATGCAATCTATTTTGGGTAACCAAATTGGAAGTTTTGCATCAAATATTTTTGCTGAAGGTTCAGTAGTCAAAGGTGGTCAACACCAACTAGATGATAGTGTATTCTATTTAAAAGTAAATCCAAGTTATGATAACGGAACAACGATTGTTAATGTAGATTATACTACAATTGAAGGTCAATATATTGTTGAAACTTCAACTGGTAAAATTGCTCTCGTTAAAAAATATACGCCAGCAACAGCAACTGATTTGCCAACACTGCATGTAAGTATTGTTAGTGGTAGCCAGACTCCGTTTTCTGATAACACAAATTTCTATGCGACATTAAATAAAAATTCAAATACTGGCGTTAATTATTTTACTAGTGCGGCCACATCAGCATCTGGTTCATCTCTAATTTTTCACATTTCCGAAGGTGTATTTTTTGGTAATGGTACGTTCTTATACTGTGCGGAACAATCTGTTGTTGTTGGTAAATATTCAAAAATAGCTTCGGGTGTTGTTGGTTTAAATATTGTAGAATCAGTAATAGATTATGCTGATGATTCATCCTTATTGGATCCAGCTCTTGGTGCATCAAACTATCTTGCTCCTGGTGCAGACCGTTATAAGATTGACTTACAGTTAACGACACAGACGTACACAGATACTGCGGTCACATATCCAAACTTTATTCAATTGGTTTCCATTAAAGACGGCAATTTATTAACTGACCAAAGAACACCCATATATTCTGCCATCATGGATACAATGGCTAAAAGAACATTTGACACTAGTGGCGACTTCATCATTAAGAATTTTATTCCAACCATTATTAATGACCCACAAGATTTGGACAAATTAGTGTTGAAGGTGAGTCCTGGTTCTGCATTTGTCCAGGGGTATGAAGTTGAAACAATTTCCACAACAACAATTTCAGTAGATAAATCACGTACAACTGGCACAGATAATTCTTACATTATCAATTCTGCTTATGGAAATTACACACTCGTAAGTAGTCTTGTTGGTGGATTACCAAACATTAATACATCCACATTAGTTGAATTACATAACATCACAACACCCACAAGTTCTTCTTCTAGAATTGGTACGACATACATTAAAGGTATTGAATATGTAAGTGGCGTGGGTGCAGCTGCAATTTATGCATTATACCTAGACAATAGCACACTAACTTCTAGTCAATTTTCTTCTGTAAAATCATTGACTGCACCAAATGGTGGCAACTATTCAACACCAACATTCAAATGTTTGATTGATAGTTCAGCTCAAGTTGATGGTAAAGGTACTCAATTATATCTTTCTGATTACAACTCAATGTTGTTCACATTGCCAAGATCATATGTGAAAAATTTACGTAATGTTGAATACTATTACAATCAAAATTTTACAGGAACAATTTCTGGTAATACAGTAAGTATTTCTTGCAAATCTACCGATGCGTTTGTTGGTTCAGGTTCAGGACCAAATATTATTGATAACTATATTGCGGTAGAAACAACTAGTGGAACATTTATTCCAATGGATAATGCTAGTGTAACTCTACCTACAGCATATCAAGCAACAGTTAATTTTGGTTCTAACATTTATAATGGTCGTAACGTAAACATTATTGCACGTATTCATACAACAAACGATTCTTATAAACAAAAAACTGCTGTATTAAAATATGTTGGGACAGAATTAAGCATTTCAAACACAAACGCTTATAGTTTATTAAAGTCTGATGTGTATCAAATTGACGGTGTATATGAATATCCTTTAACTTCTTCATATTTGGGAAGTTGGAGTAGTGCAACAACATATAATAGTGGTGATGTTGTTTCTGTATCTGGTATTGCATACATTTCAATTTCAGGAACTAATTTAAATAATACTCCAAGTACATCCACAGGTAATTGGACTGTGTTAGACAATAAAGTAACATTATATTCATTGGATACTGGCCAAAGAGATACAATTTATGACCATGCATCAATTAATAGAAAATCTGCACCACAGAGTACAATAAAAGTTTTACCGGTTTATAGTTACTTCACACATTCTGGATTGGGTTACATCTCACCAGAATCATATCCGATTGATTATGGTATCATACCAACATACAAATCGCTTGTAACAGGAAAAGTTGTATCATTAAGTGATTGTATAGATTTTAGACCAAGAAGGGTTGATGATACAACAACATATTCGTTGGCATCACACCAGATTCCAACAACAAATAATTATCAAAACGTTATTGCTGATATCACATACTACCTTGGAAGAATTGATAAGGTTGTACTGACCAGAGATGGTTTGTTTAAAGACATTCAAGGTATTCCTGATGTTAAACCACAACCTCCAGCAAATCAAAGTGATGCTGTTACACTATATGTGTTAGATTTTTCACCATACACATATCGTGAGACTGATGTTGGTCTTCAAGTTATACCACACAAACGTTATACTATGAAGGATATTTCCAATCTTGATACACGTTTAACAAATATGGAGTATTATACTTCATTAAATTTCTTAGAGACTCAAGTTAACTCACAAGTTGTTACCGACAACAATGGCAATACACAATTTAAAAATGGTTTTATTGTCGATTCTTTCGTTGGTTCTGGTGTTGGTGATGTTGGTAGTAATGAATATCGTGCATCTATTGATTACACAAACAAATTAGCAAGACCGCTGTATTTGTCTGAGAACGTTAAGTTAAATTATACAAGAGAATCAAGTAATACAGTAATTTCTGGTAATTCAGCATTTTCATCTCTTATAACAGTACCTTATGTTTCCGAAGTAATGCCTGGAGGCAATCAGCCAATTGCATCAGGTTCAATTAAAGTAAATCCATTTGACGTTGTTGCCTATGTTGGTGAAATAAAATTAAGTCCACAATCTGACGTTTGGTTTGATATAGTTACTCCGCCGGTTGTTATCGTAAACACAAATGGTGAAAACGATAACTACTCTGCTTACTCATCTGTTGAAACACAATGGAATGCATGGCAGACTCTATGGTCCGGTGAACAAACAACAGATACAATCAATTCTGTTTTAGGGACAAATACTGTTCGTAATGTTTCTGGTCAAGTTGGTACGCCCCAAAACTCACAGATATTAAGTTCTCCGCCAGGCGTTGTTACATCATCTTCTACTGCAACTGTAAATCAAACAGTAATTCCTTATGCAAGAAAGAAAGAAATAAGTTTTCGTGTAGATGGTATGTCACCAAAAACCAATTTATACTTGTATATGAATGGTTTAAACATGACAAGTTATTTGCTTCCTGATGGTTACACTTCACTAATTAATAATAGTGGAATTTCACCTCATGATATGGCTGTTTATACTGATTCTTCCGGTTCTGCTTCTGGTAAAATTTGTATTCCAAATGATAACGATGTCAAATTCTTAACAGGAAATATCAATATTGTTTTGTGTGACAGTCCTATTAGTATTGCTCTTGGAAAATCTTATGCATCTACCACTTTCTATGCACAAGGTTTACTACAAACATTAAGTCCATTAATTGTTTCTACAAAGCCAAACCAGGATATTATTACCAGATTAAGCTTAAATGGTACAGACAATTCATCAATTACTACAAAAAATGTTGGAGCAATTACTACTGCAGCGTTGCCAGATGCATCATATACATTAACTCCTGATTATACAACTATCAGAGAAGGTGGTGTTATTAATTTCATCTTCAATGTTCAAAATGCTCCTGCGGGAAAAACATACAATGCAAACATTTCTGGTTCAATTGTTAACACTGATTTGGGAAATGGTTTCGTTCGTGGAAATACAATTATACGTACAATTGGTACAAACTCCAAAAATCAGGCCATTGTAAGTATACCAATTAATAGTGGTGCAATCAGTAGTTATGTAAACAAATACATCACTCTTGAAGTTGATGTTCCGACAGATACCGGAAATCCACAATATAAAGGACCACAACAATTGTTATGTAATGTAGCAATTCAAAGTGCATTTGTTCCAACATTTAGTGTTGCAGCAAATTCTTCTATTGTTGCTGGCAATACCATACAGTCTATATTCTCAGCTTCAAGTATCCCAAGTAATCAAACTGTTTATTACGCAATCACATCAACAGCCAATACAAATGAATATTCTGTTGTGAGTAGTAAAGGTAATCAAACAAGTGGCGCTTTCACAATAAATTCACCATCTGGTTCAAATACATTATTGTATCAAGTTAATTCTAACTATGCAATGAGAGGTTCTGATGTATTCACAATTCAATACACATGGGGAACAGGAAACACATCCAGTAAATCGGTAAATGTTCCAATTTCTGCTATTAAATCTTACATGTTGGTCGCCAACACAAGTCAAATTCAACCTTCATTGGGAACTGCACTTAATATTGGTAAAACAGCTAACGTAACATTGTCAACGGTGAATGTTGGTGCCGGCGTAAGTGTACCTTATACAATTACCGGTGTTGAATCTGCAAACATTGCTGGTGCTAGTTTAACTGGATCATTTACAACAGATTCAAACGGCAACGCATCTGTTTTATTAACTTCCGCATCTGTAGTTAATGATATTAAAAATGTAAAATTAAAATTAAATAGCATTTTACCAGAAGTATATGCAGGATTTACAATTAATGCAACACCCATAGTGCCAATTGAGCTTTCCGCTAAAAATTCTAGTGGAGTTAATTTAAGCACATCAACATCTTGTATACAAAATGATAAGATATCATTTAATGTTGTTAATGGACCTAATAATGGAAATTATTATGCTGTAAGTAACTATGGTGAAAGAATTCCTGCTAGTGGTACTCTACCATTAAGTCCTCCTGGCACAACAACAACTTTAGATTATGTAGTAACTAGAGTTGGTTCTTATATTTGGACATTTTATTTTAATGATAATAGACAAGCAACAACATCTTTCTATTCTGGTCCAAAGGCAGCAGTTTATTCAGTTAGTGGACCTACTAGTATAAACATGAGTGAGACTCTCACATATGTCGTTACATCTACAAATGTTGGCGGTTCTGTTATAGTACCATTCACCATCTCAAATGTTGATGGTATGTGGTTAACTAAAGGTGCAACATCATCTACAAATACTGTTTTGAACGTTTCTGGTGGTTTTAACTACACCGCTTATGTCAACTCTTATGCTGATATTAAATCTTTATTTAATGATGGTGCAACTGGTACAAATTCTTATGCATCAAATACTTTTAGTGGTGGTTATACCAAAATTTATGCAACAGTTGAGTTAGAAGCAATTGCATATTTTGCTAATGCAGATTTTAGAAAATTTGCAACACAAGGTATTGATGCATTTGGTCAATGGCATTACGAAAAATATGGCAAAGCTGAAAACAGAACAATTCCTAGATTAGATATAATTACAGGAACAATTTCTGTTTCGGACACTACGCCAGCAACGATTGCAATTTATATTAATCCATTAAATGGTTATAGTAAGTCAACAGCAACAGTTGAATTAAAACTAGACGCTCCAATTAGTCAAAATAAAACAACAACAATTCAAAGTACGGCTAGTGCTGTAAGTGTTGCTACGGGTGTATTACTTACTAAACCAAAAATTGGTGACTTTGTTGATTCTAGTTTGACTATGAAAGAAGCCATTGAGGCATACACATATCTGATAACTACTCAAACTTACAACCAAGCAATTGCTGATCCAAATTCTCGTACTCCGGCCGGCGGCGGTAAAATATGGTTAAACGCAGCGATGAAAGCCGAGGCAATTGCAATTACTGGGCCGACTATACTTTCTTATTATAGAAATCCAGCAAACTTGAATAGAAATCCAGACTTAGGAGGATTTATCTATTGGCTAAATGCATATTATGCGTTACAGCAGGGCAGCACCACGACCTCACCAATTGTTTATGCGATCACTGGTGCTGGTACGGGATTGACTAATAATACTGGTGTTGAGTTTGTTGCGGCAAATGCTGTATATCCAGTGGCTGAAGGAGACAACACAAATCTAAAATCTGGCCAAACATTTACAATTTATAGAAATTTTACAACAACTCAAGCTTTTGGTTCTAATCACACAATATCATTTGGTGCCGATGATGATGTTGAAGTTTGGATTGATAATGAACCTATTGGAAAATATAAGAATTCTGAACATTGGAAAACACCGGCTTGGCCAAATAGTAATGATGGAAAATTATACATAGATGTTACCGTTAACTGGTTAGCTCCAGGCGCACACCAGATTAAGTGTAAGATTGACAATCAAGGAACAACTGGTGCAGCTACTACCTGGGGAACAAATCCCTCTTGGTATGCAGCTACTATTAAAAATGCCGCAGGTGGAACAATATGGACTAGTAGAGGTGCTCTGGCTGCTGAAAATATTATTATGGGTGGCACACAGTTTGGCCTGACGGCACTTCAAGCAGATGCGAAAATCCGAGCTGATTTTGAAGCAGCTGCAAAAGCAAACAAAGAACCATTTGGTAGTAGAACCTCATTCATAGCCTGTACTACTGATCCATTAGCACAGACATTCTTTGTTCCTGCAGGAATTTATCCTAACGGTGTTTTCTTGACTGGTGTTAGTTTGTATTTTGAAAGTGTTGATGATAAGTTGCCTGTGTTTGCACAGATTAGACCTACAGTTAATGGATATCCAAATTCCACTAAAGTTATTCCATCATCAACTGTTTGGAAAAATCCTTATGATATAAACACATCAACCGATGCATCTGTTGAAACTTTGTTTAGATTTGCTGATCCTGTCTATCTGCAACCTGGCGAATATGCAATTGTTGTTGGTTCAAATAGCAGTAAAACAAAAGTATATTATGCGACTGTGGGACAAAAACAAATTGGCTCAACAAATACAGTCTCAGAACAACCAAATATTGGTAGTTTGTTTATATCGCAAAATGGTTCAACTTGGACTGCTGACCAATCTTCAGACTTATCGTTCAAGTTGTATTATGCTCAATTTGACACAACAAAAACTTATGAAGCAACATTTAAATCTGATGCTCCCGCACAGGCATTTGATTTTGAAATTGTAGATTTAATTTCACAAGAGTTGGACTTTAATAATACTACATCTATTGATTATAGTATGATGAACCAAAATGATGGTATATTTGATACATCATATACTCCATTATTAGCTAATAAAAATACAGTATTAAAGAAATATAGAAATAATACAGCTTATGGTGACACATTGGTGAAAGCAAAACTTGCAACGCTTGATAAAAACATTTCTCCTGTTATTGACCTAGATAGAATGTCGATGATTATGATTAATAACATTATCAATGATAGAGTTGATGTTACAATACCAGAAACTACTGCAAGTGGTGGTAATGCTTCTGCTAAATATGTAACAAGATCAGTAACACTTGCTTCTGGATTTGATGCCAAAGGTATTAAAGTTACGTTTGATGCAAATATGCAGAGTGGAACTTCTTTTGATGTGTTTGTTAAAGTATTAGCTGCTGATGATGTAAGTGCATTTACTACTAAACCATGGATTCTAGTTCCAAATATAGATAGTGTAACAAAAAATTCATCTTCTTACACAGACTTTATTGAACAAAATTATTTCTTGGATAACATTTCCTACACAAGTAATGGCGTTATACATAATTCTTTCCAAACGTTTGCTGTTAAAGTTGTTATGTATTCCGGTGCAACAGAAATTGTTCCACAAATTAAGAAATTTAGAGCTATTGCAATATCATGATCGATAATGTAAAATATGAAGTAACTGATAATCCCCATCTGCAACGGGATGGTTACAGTAAAGCTATATTGAATACGGATATTAGTGGTCTTAAAGATCACCAACGAAAACAAAAAATGAGTCAAGAACTTGAACAGAATAATGCAAAGATTGTAAAATTAGAGCAAGATGTTTCTGATATCAAAACGCTCCTGACAACTATTCTAAATAAACTATAAGTTCAATAGGTTCGAAATAAATGGCAAATACAGTTTCTATTCTAGGATATGCAAATACATTCGGCGACTGGTTGGTTACCACGAATGCTTTGGTGCAAGAAAACAATTCGTTGGCCGCAAACAACTACACAAAATCTACCGGAACATTATTTCTCAATGATAATTCTCTAGGTTTACAAGTTGCCAACAATGCCATTCTTGGTGGACAATTACAAGTCATTGGTCTAGGTTCATCCGCATATGTCCAAAACAACCTCCGTGTCGATGGTCAAGTTTATTTCACGAACACCACACTCAGTCTAGTTGCATCAGGCCAAGCGAACATCAGTGGTCCTATTCTTGCAATGGGTTCTGGTACAGGTCTTGCAGTTTCAAATAATGTCACAGTTGGCGGCAATATTATTACGACAGGAAATGAAACAGTTAGTGGTAATCTTACTGTTACGGGAACTGGTAAAATTAATGGAAACTTTTCAACAAATGGTACTGCAACAATTGTTGGTTCACTAACTGTTAATGGTGCCACAACAATTTCAAATACTGTAGTCATTTCTGGTGCAACAATAATTTCCAATAACTTCACATATACTCAAAGTGGTTATGGAACAAACTTAACATTGCAGAACCAGTTAATTTCCGATTCTGTATCATCTAATACATTCCTCTCAGCACCTAAAAGTTTTGCAACAATCTCATATGCAAATACTGTGTATGCTAACAACTACTTGATGAGTGGTAATGTTATATCTGATAGAATTACTGCAAACACGGTCATCAATACGCCAGTTATCAATCTTGGATCAACACTTGGTGGTTCTGGCGCAAACGCTTTCTTCAATGGTGTTTCAGTTAACAACTTAACCGTTAATTCGAACTTCATTCTAATCGGTACAACAGTCAACTCATCAAATACGTATCAATTAAATCAAGGTAATATTAATGGTATAACATCTTACTATAGTGTATATCGTGGTGGTGGTTCTTATGCTAATGCAGCAATTAGTTGGAACGAACCAGCTTTACAGTGGCAATTAAATGATGTAACTAATGGAAATTATTATAGAATTCATACTGATGAATTTTCAAATAATTCTAGCAATTTAAATAGTACTTCAAACGTGGCCACATCGGCAGCTGTATATTCGGCAAATGTTTATTCACAATCATATACAAATGCTGCTAATACTTATTTACAAAGTTTCGTATTAAGTAAAAATGCGTATAGTTCAATTACTGCTAATACAATTAATGTTTCTGCAAATGCTTACAATGGCGGGTTGAATATTACCACAAGCGTTGCAAATGGTATTGCAATTCTGGCCAATAATACAACAAAAATAATTGATTTTGGATTAGAAACAACTGGTGTAACATCAAAAACATATGGTGATGAATCAAACATTCCTGCAATTACTGTTGACAAGTTTGGTCGAGTTCTAGCAGTATCTAATACTACAGTTTCAATTCCACCAGGAACAAAAGTTTACGCAAATACTGGCGATTTAACTGCAAACGCAAACACAGGTATTGTTGCGATTGGTCTTCCTGACCAAGTAGGTTTGACGGCAAAGACATATGGTAATAGTTCTTCTGTACCTATCATTACAGTTGATTCTAAAGGTAGAATTATTGCTGTTGCAAATTCCGTAACTGTTTCTGGTCAAGTTGGTGCAACCGGTGCAACTGGTTTATTCTTAACATCTGCGACAGTTGTTGGTGCTGATTTACAAATTACATACTCTAACACCTACACTTTTAATGCGGGAACAGTTAAAGGTGCTACTGGCGTTACTGGCGCAACAGGCACAGTTTCACTAGGAACGGTATCGACTGGTGCTGCAGGAAGTTTAGCAGCAATAACTAATACTGGAACAGTTGGTGCTGCTGTATTTAACTTCACAATTCCACAAGGCGCTACAGGACCCACAGGTTTAACAGGTGTCACGGGAGCCACAGGAGTTACTGGGGTTACCGGTGTTACAGGACCTTATGTAACTTCTGGTGCTGTTGTTGGAACACAACTACAATTAACACGAAGCGATGCAGTTGTTGTTGCTGTGTCAGGAAGTATCCTTGGTCCTGTCGGAGCCACTGGTGTTACAGGACCCACAGGAACCACAGGAGTTACCGGGCCTGTTGGAGCCACAGGTGTTAGTGTTACCAATGCATATGTTAGTGGTGGCATTTTATATATTACAACTACTGCAACAAACTATTCTGCTGGACCAGTTCAAGGCCCAACAGGATCTCCTGGATCGGCCGGAGCTCCAGGACCAGCTGGTCCTCCAGGAAGCTATAACCAAAACGTAAATACATACGACAACGTACAATTCAGTAGTTTAGGTGTTGGTACAGCTGCATCAGGTACAGCTGGTGAAATTCGTGCTACAAACAATATCACCTCTGGTTATTCTGACGATAGATTAAAGAACCGTATTGGTCTAATTGAAAATGCACTCGAAAAAGTGTTGTCTTTGACTGGATTCATTTATGAACCAAATGAACTCGCTAAAGAATTGGGTTATGAAGCTAAACTTAATGAGCGTGACGTTGGTCTTTCTGCACAAGATGTACAAAAAATTCTGCCTGAAGTTGTGGTTCCAGCTCCTCTAGATAAAGAGTACTTGACTGTAAGATATGATAAGTTGGTGCCACTTCTTGTTGAAGCAATCAAAGAATTGAAGGCAGAGCTTGACGAAGTAAAGAAAAAACTGTAAAATGTAATTTTTGAGGATTATTATGATAGGTGAATGGTGTTATTATGAATCATATTTGACTAAACAAACATGTGAACATATTATTCAATTTAGTTTAGAGACAAAAGCACAAGAAGCTGTTGTTGGCATCGATGGTAAGATGGTACCACATGAAATGAGGAAAAGTGTTGTTCGTTTTTTGGATATGAAAAACCCAAAATTAGAACAACTCAATAATTTACTATGGAAACTTGCAATAGAAGCTAATGATAAGTTTTTCAATTTCCATATCTCAAAATTAGATTATGTACAAGTAGCCGAGTATGATGCATCATATCAAGGCAAATATGATAGACACCATGATGTGTTTTGGATTAATGATGATCCAAAATACCACAGAAAAATTAGTGCAATTATACAATTAACCGATCCGTCAGAGTATGAAGGTGGTGAATTTGAGTTTTTTGATCTAATCAATTTTCCAGACAAAGAAAAAATAAGAAAACAGGGAACAATTTTGTTCTTTCCGTCTTTCTTAGATCATCAAGCCACTCCCGTAACCAAAGGTAAACGACACTCGTTAGCCGCTTGGTTCGATGGTCCTAAGTGGAGATGAAAAATTCGAAAAAATCTGTTCCGAGCCCCAAAAAAATCAGGACCGTATCCAAGAGTCCGAAAAGCTAATTTACTCCTGACTGTAAAAATACTATGAGATTCCACGTTTTAGGTTTACCACATACCGTTTCATCAAAAGAATTTAGTGCTTGTGCTTTCACGCAGAAGGTAGTTAAGTTTTGTGAAATGATGAAATCTAGAGGTCACCACATCATACACTATGGTCATGAAGATTCAAAAGTTGAATGTGACGAACACGTTACAGTAATTACCAATGATGTATGGCAAAAAGTCTATGGTGATTATGACTGGAGAAAAACATCATTCAAATATAATATTGACGATGAAGCATATAAGGCGTTTGTTGAAAATGCAATCGTTGAAGTTGGTAAAAGAAAACAAGATAAAGATTTCTTATTGGCATTTTGGGGTCATCCCATGAAACCAATCTGTGACCATCATGCCGATATGATTGTTGTGGAACCAGGAATTGGATATGGTTTTGGTTTCTTTGCACCTTTCAAAATCTTCGAATCTTACTCAATACTCTCAGCATACACCGGTTTAGAAGATGTTCTACGTTGTTATCCAAAGTGGTATGATGTGGTTATTCCAAACTATTTCAATTTAAATGACTTCGAATACAAAGAAGAAAAAGAAGATTATTTTCTCTTTATTGGTCGTGTCTATGAAGGCAAAGGTGTACACATTGCAATTGATGTGGCACTAAAAACTGGAATCAAACTAAAGATTGCAGGTCAAGGCAGTCTGGAAGAAATGGGTTACAAAGATTTGCCGCCAAATATTGAATATGTTGGTTATGCTGATGTAGAAAAACGTAAAAAATTAATGGCCAATGCCAAAGGTGCATTTGTTCCATCTCAATTCAATGAACCATTTGCAGGTGTTCAAATCGAATGTATGTTATCAGGAACACCAGTCATTTCTACCGATTGGGCTGCGTTTTCCGAATATAATATTCATGGTGTAACAGGTTATCGTTGCCGAACCTTTGAACATTTTATTTGGGCAACAAAAAACATTGATAAAATTAAACCTAAAGACTGTAGAACATGGGCAGAGAATTTCTCATACGATAAAGTTGGTTCAATGTATGAAGAATATTTTAATTCTGTCTTAAATATTTACGGAAAACAAGGTTGGTATGAACCGAATGATGAAAGAACTGAACTTGACTGGTTAAAGAAACAATATCCTCTTTACTAAATAGTCCATAATACTTCCGAGAAACTAACATGCCAGCTGGATATCAAGACCAATATATCGAACAGGGTACGACATTCAATAGTAACATAACTTTAGATGATAGTAATGGAACTGCATATAATTTGACAGGTTTTACCATTAAAAGTCAGGCTAGACGTTCATACTATTCCGCAAATGCTGCCATTAACTTTGCAGTAAGTATTCCTGACGCTAATAATGGAGTTGTTACGCTTTCTGCGGCGGCTCCAGTTACTGCAAACGTTGCGCCTGGAAAATATGTTTATGATGTAATGCTTACTCAAACATCAACTGGATTGGTAACTAGAGTTTTAGAAGGACAAATATTTATTTCACCTTGTGCAACTAGATGAGGTTATTGAATGCCTAAAGTTACCGTAACTCCTTCTAGCAGTATTAGCGTAAGAGTCAATCAGGGTAGACCACAGATTTTAAAAGGAACCACCACGTTTGTTGGTGCGACTGATGTTATCACCAGATTAAACTACTTGGAATCACAGTCAAATAGTGCGTTTCAATTAGCAAATCAGGCATCTTATTATGCAAACACTGGTTACTTGTTTGTTACTGGTGGTGGTACAATTGGTGGAAATGTAACTGTCAGTCAGAGCTTGACAGTTAATAATCAAGAATTTGTGAATGGAAACGTCATTATTACTGGTACCTATTTGGGTACGGTTGATGGTGGATTATTTTCATAAATATAAAATAAAAATAAAAGGGAATTGTAAATGCCTATCTCAAACACCAGTATTCTAATAAAACGTTCTCTGTCGGTAGGCCGTCCTAGTTCGTTGCAGGCTGGAGAACTTGCCTATTCATACGCCTCTAATACTTTATTCCTTGGTACTGCTGCGGGAAACGGTGTTGTTAACGTTGGTGGTCAATACTACACATCAACACTAGATGCTGCTACACAATCAAATACTGCAAGCACGTTAGTTAAACGTGATCCTGTTGGTGGTATGTTTGGTAGATTCTATGGTGTTGCAAACACGGCAGTACTTTTAGATACTCCGAAAAACTTCTCGGTTGCTGGTGGAGATATGACTGCTGCGGCAGTACTGTTCACCGGTAATAACGATGTTGTACTTAATACATCACTTAATGCAGTTCCTGGTCTAGTTGCTGGTTTCTATGGTGGTTCCACACAAAGTTCATCAACAATTCCTATTGTACAAGTTGCTGCAAACGGCCGTATCATGGGTATTGCAAATACAACAGTTACTAGTTCATTTAACGTTTCAGATGGAACAACCAGTAACACAATTTATTCTGGTTCAACATTTTATCATATAGCAACAAAAGGTATTACGACTGCCACATCTGGCAATACAATGACCTTTGGTACTGATAACACAGTTTTACGTTCTAATACAACGTCTGTTGGTAATCAAACGATTACTTCACGACTTACTATTACTGGTGATTTATCGGTTTCTGGTAACGTATCGATTTTAGGTAATACCACATCAATTAATACCAATACACTTGAAACCAACGATCCGATGATTCTGTTAGCTGTAGGAAACTATACAACCGATATCAGCGATATAGGTATTATTGGTCACTATAATAACGGTTCAAATGCACATACAGGTATTATACGAAACCATTCAGACAAAGAATATTACTTATTTGATAGTTATGCTCCTGAAATATCAGGAAATAATCAAATTAACTTTTCTGATACTACTTTCCGCAAAGCAAACGTTAATGCACAAACCTTTAAAGGTAATGTAATTGCCACGACAGTTGTTACTACACAAGCAAATACGACAGCAGACTTGGGTGTTGGTGGTAACAGTTATGTAACTGGTAATCAACGGATTGCTACTAACTTAACAGTTATTGGCACAACAACTTTAACTGGCCAAGCGAACACCACAAACGATTTGGGTATTGGTGGCAACGGATATGTTGCAGGTAACTTCAAAGTATTTGGTGCAACAACCTTAGTCAATCAGTTAACAGTACCCAATGGTGGTACGGGACAACAATCGTTTAATACCGGTCAAGTTGTCATTGGTTCTGGTGTAAACGGACTACAACAACTTGCTAACGTTGCATCAATTAACACAACGCTTGCTGCGAACAATACAGTATCAAATTTAACAACTGATGTTTGGGGTCGTGTAACAGGATTCACAACGCAAGCAATTGCTGGTCTAACTGTTGGCCAAGGCGGTACAGGCAGAACATCGTTTAATACGAATGGTATCATTTATGGTAACAGTACAGATGGTGCTGCTCCAATTCAGTCAACGTATGTGGCAGGTTTTGCAGATCAAACATGGAGCAATCAAATTCTTACAGTAACTAATACAGGTGTTCCTGTTTGGTCTTCTGCAATGGATGGAGGACAGTTTTAAGTTGGTGAATACATAATTTTATAAAATAGGAGATTGAAATGAGTCAGGAAAAATACGTTAATCATTATATTGAGATACTAACAACAACACTACAAGATGCAATTGTTCGAAACATCTCCATGCAGGCTAATGCAAAAGTTACAGAAGAAACCTTCCAACAATTCGTAACGGAAAATGAAAAATTAAAAGAACAATTGTCATCTCAAAGAGAAAATGAGATTACTAAAGTTGATGAATTAAATGCTCAAACTATTGCTTTAAACAATAGAATTGAAATATTTAAATCAGAGAGAAGTGATGTTGAGAGTATGCGTCATCAACTACAACACCTCGAAACTTTTAAAAATCAATTAGCTGCAACTGCTGCAGAAAATATAGATTTGAAAAAACAACTCAATGACTTGCAAACAAAGTTGAAGAGTGGTAAAAAAACAAAAACAACTGCAACAAATGTTGAAGAAGTGATTGTGGTTGAAGAAATTAAAGTTGAACCAGCAGTACCTGCAACACCTAAAGTTATTATGTCAACAAAAGATATCTTTAAGAAATAAATTAGATGCCGATTGCAAATACAACAATTCAGTTAAAGAAGTCAAATGTTGCAGGTAATGTTCCCGTTTCTTTATCAAGCGGTGAACTAGCACTTAACTTTTTTGACGGTAAGTTATACTATAAGAATGCTCAAAATACAATTAATTATTTTGCGGCAGGTATAACTAACTCTTTTGCAACTGTTAATTCAAATTCTTCTTTAGTTTTATCGTCTTCAAATAACGATATCATATCTCTGGCTTCAGGTTTTGATGTTAGAATAACTACAGACGTTGGAAATAAAATAATCACACTATCATCCGCAAATGTTGCATGGAATTTAGCTAATTCAGCTAGGGCACATGCTGAAGCTGCTTTTCAAGCTGCGAACATTGGTGGTGGCGGAGGCGGAGCTGCACAAATTTGGACAACAATAAGTTCAAATACAGTATTAACACCAAGTCAGTTTAATGTTTTGGCAAATACGGTAAATGGTGCCATAAATATAACATTACCTACAAATATTTTTGAAGGTTTTTCGATTATGATTGGTGATGGTGGTGGAAATAAAGACATAAATCCTGTTTATATTAACGGGGCTACCAATAAAATTAATGGGGTTATGGATACATTATTGTTTAATTCGAACGGAGTTGCTTTTACAATGGTATATTCATTAGGAACCTGGAGAACATTAATAAATGCTTAAAGTTACAGACTATATTAATAGCGCAAGTGCTTTAGCGCAACAAACACCGTCATCTCAGTTTGCGTTTCATGGATTACGTAGAGATAACGATGGTAAATTAACGTACACAAAATCTTTGTTTGCAAATACAGCAGAGACTATCGAATTGACTGATGGTCAAGGTTTCGCATACATGGGCCTAGAAGAAGTTCTGCGTGGTACAACCGATTCTGGTGTATCACACAATAACACACCAATTACACAATCAGAAGTTAGTGATAAGGTCGCTGTAAGTCAAACCATTTATGTTCGTGTTAATAATGGTGGTTACGATTTTGATATTTCCGGTAACCCAGCAACAGTTGGAACCGGCAACACAAATATTGAATTGCAAGTAACACGTGGCGCAACATATACATTTATCATGACCGATCCAAGTACACAAGGTTATCCTTTGTACATTTCAACACAACCTTCTGGTGCAAATTATGCAAATGAATATTTGATTGGTGTTGTAAACTCACGTTCTGCTTATGGTGGAAGTAATGGTGACCTAAACACTCAAAGTGTTGGTCCATTATCGTTTACAATACCAGCAGATGCGCCAAATGTACTTTATTATGCAAGTGGTAATCACTCAAACGTTTATGGAGTGATGAGAATTCGTAGAGAAAATGCAAATCTAAACCACAGAAAACACGAACAAGTACGTTTTGATGGTGTGCAACTATCATACTATATCAATAATAGAGGATTCTTGGTTGCAAGATATCTAAATGAATACGATTATTCAGTTGGACCCGCATAATGATAATACATAAATATAAAATAGAATCCTCGGGAGCTTTTTAAAATGGCAGATTTTGTACTAGGTAGATTAAAATTTACTTTTCTTGGTCCATGGGTGGCCGCAACATCATATATCAAAGATGACATCATCACATATGGTGGTATTGCCTACGCTTGTACGGGAAATCATACAGCGAGTTCATTCTTCTATACCGACATTTCAAACTGGACTAAAATTGCTCCAGGTTTTAATTGGACTGGTCCATGGACAGCAAACACACAATATAACCTAAACGATGTTGTTCGTTATGGTGCTGATGCATATATTGTAACAACCCAACATAGATCCGGTAACGTAAATAGTTTTGCAGCCAATACTGGAAACTTCCAACTGTTTGCTGGTGGTCTTCAATTCTTAGATAACTATGCAAACACAGTAAACTATTCAGTTGGTGACGTTATAACGTATGGTGGTTATTCTTATGTTGCTGCGTTAAACAACATCAACCAATATCCAAACATTAATACCGCTGCATGGGATATAATGACAACAGGATATATTGCTGTTGGTAATTATAGTTACTCAAGAAAATATGAACCAGGTGAAGTTGTCAACTATGGTGCTTACACTTACGTCAACAAATTAGAATCTACAGGCGTTTTGCCGTCACTGGCATCAAATTGGGACCTAGTAAGTAAAGGTACACAATATTTGGGTACTTACGTTGCGAATACAAATTATGTTAAAGGTGATGTTGTTAGATTTGGTGGTAATACATACATTGCTCAAACTGAAACTGTAGCTATTATGCCAACTGTTGCAAATTCAAACAGCTGGATAACATTAACAACAGGTAGCAATTTTAGAAATACATATGTTAATGGTCAACAATATGATTCTGGTGACGTTGTTAGATTTGGTGGTAATACATACGTTGCACTAATATCATCCGCAAATATTACACCTACCGTAGCAAATTCTACTCAATGGACTACATACAATACAGGTAGCAATTTTAGAGACATGTATGTTAATGGTCAACAGTATAATGCTGGTGACGTTGTTAGATTTGGTGGTAATACATATATTGCACTAATAACATCCGCAAATATTACGCCAACCCTATCAAATTCTGCTCAATGGGTTACACATAATACAGGCACGAATTACACAAATTACTATAATCCAGGCCAACAGTATAATGCTGGTGACTTATCAAGATTTGGTGGTAATACATACATTGCGTTAACATCTTCTACGAATATCTCACCAACTACTTCAAATACAACACAATGGGCAGTATATTCTGAAGGTATACGGAGTAGAGGTACGTGGAGTAATGCAACAACCTATCAACTTGGTGAATCAGTATTCTATGCAAATACAACTTATGTAAATGCAACAATCAATAACACAAATATTGTGCCTGCTAATAATGGTGCATACTGGTCAGTTCTTGCACAAGGTTCTTTAGAGGGTACATTAACATCTCCAGGTGACTTGTTAATACAAACATCTGGTGGTATGGCAAGATTGCCGGTCGGTGCTAACGGACAAATTTTAGTTGTTTCAAATACTGGTCTTCCACAATGGGAAAATCCAGCACCAGATGCAAACGTTTATTATGTTTGCGTTGATTCGGGTATAGATAATCCATATCACGGTGTAAGTGCTCAAAGACCTTGGCAATCAATTCAATATGCAACACAAAGACTTGATGCAGCAAACTCACCAGGTCAAAATCTTGCAACGATTATGTTAAGAGGTGGTGTATATAAGGAGAAATTGCCAATTACATTGCCGCCAGGATGTTCAATATTCGGTGACACAACACGTACAACAATTATTGAACCTGCAGCCGGATTATCCTCAGATGGTTTGACTCCAAATGCAAATAGTACGATGTTCTTCCTGAGCGACTCAACCGGCATGGGTCGTATGACATTAAGAGGTATGACTGGTTATATACCAAATCTGGCGATTTCTGCAAACACAGCATATCAAGCTGGTTCAGATATTAATACACACACGATTGGTGGTGTATTCTTACGTTTGAATCCTGCAAGTCCAATTATCAATAAATCTCCATACATCAATGACATGACCGCCATTTCAACTGGTGGTATTGCTGCGATGATTGATGGTGCAGTTCATACATCTGGTAACAAATCGATGTTGTTCCACTCATTCACCATTCTTGGTGATAATGGTGTTGGTTACTATGTAACTAACGGTGGTCGGGCTGAGATTGTTTCTTGTTTCACATACTTCTGTTACTTTGGTTATGTTGCAAACAATGGCGGTGTTATTCGTGCATTGAACGGCAACAACTCTTACGGAACATTTGGTGCTGTTGCAACTGGTTATTTACTGAGTGAAAATCCAATCACTGCCAACGTTTATGGTAGTATGATTCAATACGTTGCAAACACAGTATATCCATCTGGTTCAATTTTCACATCTAACAACTACATGTTGGGTGTAACATCAAATGCAAGAGCTTTGGTTCTAACATTTCAAACAACGAATCAACAAGTATACTTTCAGTATACTGGTCAAAATGCAAATACTTTTGCAAATAATGAAAGACTTGTTGAATATACTGATGCAACATTTACGACACCAACAGGTTTTTATGCAAACACGCAAACGGCTAGTGCAATAACTGGTCAAAATGGTATTATTGTAACAATTAATAATCTATCAGCTAATACAAATATCTTACCTGGATGCAGTTTTCAGTTTACAACTGGCGCCGCAAATACTGGTTATGATCCTTATTCATATGTTGTTGCATCCGTTTCTAACTGGAGTAGCAATGCAAATACTGCAATCGTAACACTAGCAAGTGCAAAACCTGCAAGTAATCCAGCTTTCGATGGCCAACAGGTTATTATCCGTCAAAACTTTAGTAACATTCGTTTAACTGGCCACGATTTCTTGTCAATTGGTACTGGTGGCATAGCAAATACAAATTATCCAAATACTTCTGTTACACAAAATATACCATCCAATCAGACAATTCAAAACTATCCTGGTCGTGTGTACTATGTGACAACTGACCAAGGCGGTAACTTCTCAGTTGGTCCTTATTTTGCTGTTAATCAGGCGACTGGTTCTGCAACATTGAATGCTTCTGCTTTCAACTTGTCTGGATTGTCATCATTGAGACTTGGTTCTATTGGTGCTCAGATTGGTGCTCAGATTAATGAGTTCTCTACTGACTCCACATTCTCACAAAACTCAAACGTAAAAGTGCCAACACAGGCTGCGGTTAAATCATATGTTGATAGTGCAATAAGTAGTGTCACCGCTAATTTAGCATCATTTGCAACATCCACTAACACTTCTATATCACAAGTTAGAGTTTCAGATGCCATTTATGATGCAACATATAATTCGGCAAATACTATATATTATGCTAATACCAATATTGCTTTCTACAAAGATAGTACTATTGAAGTGTCAAACACAGTATTCAATGCAAATGGTTTTGTAACGAACTTCAACCAAAAAGTAAACACAGCAATTGGTGGTGGCGGCACAAATTATAGATATACTATAGCATATTATGCAAATAATATTATAAACACCATCACACGGACAGTAGTATAAAAGGATAAAAAATGTTAGATGTTTTAGAATATAATAAACTGGCGGCCGATTATAATGCTTTAGCTCCGGCTTTAAATGTTGCACAGACTTATGCAACCAACACGTTGTATCCGGCTGCATATACTTGTGCATATACTACTGGTTTTGATAATGGCATCGCCGCAGCATTTGTTGGATCATTAAAACAAGCAGAAAAAGCATCTAATTTTGGATACTTGGCTGGTTGTTCTTTGTGGACAAGGCCTTGGTGTAATGATACTTGGGCTAATATTCCAACACTACCTAGTCCTACAGGAGCTCTTACGGTTTTTGATACAGTTGAAGGTCGATGTGGTATATGTTGTGCGTGGACTGTTCCAGCTGGTGCAACATTTGCTAGGTTCCGAGTTTGGGGTGCAGGCGCTGCTTCAAAAGGTAACGTCTGTTGTGGAATTACAATGTTTGGTGGTTCTGGAGCTTATGGTTCAGTAATAATGCCTGTTGTTCCTGGATGCGTATATACTCTTTGTGCTGGTTGTGCTGAATGTTGTTGTTATTATTGTACACAAGGTAATTACAATACTGGCCAAGGGTGTGCGTCATTTGTAACGGGATATGGTTTAACCAATTTCTGTGCTGATGGTGGTGAACCAAGTCCAGCGTGTTGGTTAGCCAGAGTTGGTGGAGCTGCCCCCGGCGGTATCAATGGATATTGTGTACTTCAAAATAACGGAGGTGGTTTTAGCAAAGTTTGTAGAGGTACCGCTTATGGATATTGTATGTGCAACTGGGGCGGTTTTTGCTGGAATAATCAGTGTACTGGTCATGACCAGTTGCCATATTCTACGTCTTGCCGAATTGCTTACGGTTCACTAAATCCTGGTATAGCAACTAAATCTTGTCATTATGTTATTGGCGCTCCAGGAATGTTCAACAAAACTTCAGTGGGATCAACATGGGACGTATATAGATTTTTTGTTTCCCCACCAATTGTTGATATAACTACAACCACTTGCTCCAGCTGTTACCTGTTTACAACTATGGGTGGATGTTCACCTTATTCATCCGGAACTTACCAATTTCCTAGTAGAGGTGGTATAGGCGGAAACGTTTGCGCTGGCAACATGTCTTCCGGACTCCCTGGTGCCGGTGGCGCTGTTTGTGTTACATGGATCTGATAAAACATTATAAATAATAGTTAATAAAAGGACTTTAAATGGATATTCAAGTTAATTTTACAAAACCGGTTCCTAATGAATTGTATATCGATTCATTCACAAATGGAAACACACAATCTTATGTTTATAGTGGAAACACTTTACTATATGTTGCCGTTGATATTCCTGAAGGTGGAATACAAGATGTGCATGAGGACTTAAATTTCAATTATAATCCAGATATTAGTAAACAAGTAATAATTAATGCCAGAATAAATCCTGATGTTGCGTATTATGTAACAAATACAACTACTCCCGATAGGATTTTTGCAACAGAAACTTTAGTTGATGGAACAACTTATGAACAAATAACGAATCCAACGTTACGTGACATGTACCATATAAATTATGATTTGCAAACCGACACATGGAAATGGACATTCATAACAAGAAATCCAAAAGGCCGACTAAATGATATGGCTCAAAGAAATAGAGATTATGTGAACGCACATATTTCTACAATTTCCAGTAATACAGATTTAATGCAAATCGCAAATACATATTTACAAACACTCGATACGTTTGAAACAACAGGCAAAGGAAGTATACCTTCTTGGAAAATTATTGCTGTACCAAAACTTTCAGAAGTACCGGCTATTCCACAAGATTTGATTCTTGCTTTTGATGTATTACCATAATAAAAAAAGGTTAGTCTTATGGACATTTTAAAATATTCAGCAGTACGTGCTATATCTGATGCTACTGTTTGTATACAAGGCGGCGCAAATACTGCTGCGAACGTTGCTGGTGCAGCTGCTGGCAACACTGCCGGAATTGCGGCGGCCGGTTCAGCAAATGACGCTACGGCTTGGGCCACGAATTCAGCACTCTATGTTTGTTCACAAAAATGTGGCCAATGGTGCAGTGATTCTGAGAATTTGCCTTGGTGTTATTCAAACTGGGCATCTTCAATTCCAAGGATGCCTGGATCGCCAGACACAAGTTCAGCCGGTACTAATCCGGTAACAGGAATTGAATATTCTGGTCTTACCGTCCGAGGAAACGGCTGTTACACTTGTGATGCAGCTTGCGCTTGGGTTGTTCCTGCTGGTACAACATTTGCTAGGTTTCAAATTTGGGGTGCGGGCGGAAAAACTGGCCAGGGTTGTTGTTGTGGTGGTGCGGATTGGGGAACGTCTGGAGCTTATGCTTCAGTAATAATTCCTGTCATTCCTGGATGTACATATAACTTATGTGCTGGCAATAGAAACCAAAACGTTTGTTTATGGGCGGCACAAGGAGGTAGAAGTTGTGCGTCATATGTAACAGGATATGGTTTATCCAATTTCTGTGCTGAAGGTGCGTGTGCAAAAGCACATTGGTGCACCTTGTATTACGATCAAGATATGTATGCTTGGAGCACCGGTTGTTGCAGATGGTCATCGGCAGATTGTTTTACTTCCGGTGCATGTATTTGCAACGGGTCAGCAGATTTTTGCTTCTCCAACAGCTGTTCTTCATGTGGAATCATACCATATAGTAGAAGTACAATCACAAACTTCTATGGAAGTTACACTGGTTCTGTATATTCATCGTTAAAAAATATGTGTTTTTCGTATGGAGCACAAGTTGTTGGTATACCAGGATTAAATGCATGTTGGTGTTTCGATACAAACTTTTATGGCCATACTCGAGCTCCAGCAACCTACGGATACGAAGCTGCTTCTATCTGCGTACTCTGTATGCAAGGCAGCACCCTTGGTGGCATGTGTTGTAATAATTGTTATACCGGTTACCGCAGAATACCTGGTGCCGGCGGAACAGCTGCTATAATGTTTGGTGGTTGTACAGCCATTTGTGATCCAAATTCTGGTTGTTGTGGTGGTGACCTTGGTCGTGCAGGTCAAGTGTGCGTGACTTGGTTCTAAATTGAGTTTTATTCATTGACTATATATGTGTAGTATGTTATAATTGATTTTTTAGCTTTATAAAATGGAGATATTATGAAGAAAGCGTTTTTTCTAAATGGTGGTTCGGGTCGAGTTTTTTGTGCAATACCAGCATTAGAACACTATGTAAAAAATGTGGATCCCACGGCAATAATTGTTGCAGAAGCTTGGATGGAGTTATTCTTAACCAGTCCAAGCTTGGCAAACAATGTGTATCCAATGAACCACAAAAATATTTTTGAGGATAAACTCCTTGACAGAGAAATTATTTCTCCTGAACCTTACCGGTTAAATGCTTATTTCAATCAGAAAGTAAATCTGATTCAAGCATTCGATATGTTGATTAATGAAACAACCGATGAGATTCCAAAAAGTAAAGAATTTAATTTAAATATTGGCAAAGGTGACCAAGTATTCGGTTACAATTTTACCAATGAAATTAAAACTAACTTAAAGAAACAAAAAGTGGTGGTGTTTCAGCCTTTTGGTTCTGGTGCCAAAATGCAAGGTAATTTTATCATCGATGAAACTGGTAGAAGTTTTGAACTATCCGATGTAATGAAAATTATTGAAGAATTAGGAAAACATTATGCCGTGATTTTGATGACCGATTTAAAGATACCTCCACCACCAGGAAACAAACAATTATCGGTTGCTCTGCCTGAAAATATTAATTTATTGCAATGGATGGCAATCATTAAAGCTTCAGATTATTTCTTAGGATGTGATTCTGTTGGCCAACACTTTGCTAACGCACTCAAAAAACCAGCTACGGTTGTAATCGGTGCCACATTTCCAGAAAACATTAGTTATCCAAACAATAAAGATTTTACCATTATTGACGGTGGTAAAGGTAAGAGAACATATTCTCCAATCCGCATTTCTATGGACTACTTCATTGAACGATCAAATGAAGAATTAATGGTATTGAGTGAAGATAGTTTTAAAAGAATTATTAAAAGCATTACAGACAAATTAGGAAAATCTACACAGAAAAATTCCACATATAGTCCTACAATTCCCGAAACAACAAATTCTTGTTGCCCACCAGTTCAAGTATCAAATGATCTGCCATTTTCAAAATCGATTATCGCAAACTCTTTAGAAAGTAAGAAAGTATAAATTATGAATAAAACTGGTTATATTTTAGGAATTAGTCGTGGTCACAATGCAGGTGTTTGCTTACTTAAAGATGGTGAAATAGTTTTTAGTCTTGAAGAAGAAAGATTAAGCCGACACAAATACGATGGTGGACCATATGCTGGTATATTGAAAGTAAAAGAATATACAAATAAAGTTGATTACATTGTAGTATCACATACACAACCATTAAAAGAAACTGCCGGTACAGTAGACTTCACAGGTGATAATGTGTATACCGGTTTGGCAAGAAAAATAGGTCTGATTGATAGAAAAGCAGACTTGTACAACCATCCACAGGTGATTGATTTAAGTCATCAACACCATAAAATTCATGCTGCTTGTGCATTTTATCGTTCCGGTTTTGATGATGCAGCAGCATTGATTGTTGACGGTGCTGGTTCTTGCATGGTTGCCGAAAGCAGAGGACAACCTATCTATTTTTGGGAAGTAGAAACAATCTTAGAATGTTCTTATCCAGCAAACTTCAAAACTGTTTATAAACACTATGGTAACAAAGATGGTATACCATTTTCGAAACAAAATATTGATGCACAGTATCTGAATGAAGAAGGAACATATGAAGCAATATTTTCGGATAGAGCTGGCATCACAAAAACATATGAGGCAGCAACCGAGTTTTGTGGTTTCTCCGGCATTGAAGCGGGAAAAACAATGGGACTTTTTCCTTATGGTAAAGAAAATACCAATATACCAAAATTATTCAGTAATGTAAATGGATCTAGTGAATACACATTATCTGATAGAAACTTTATCACACCAACATATCCAGGTTCTGCTTTTATCAATGCTGGTATGATACAAGAGTTGCAAGATATAGGTGAAGAAGATGACATTACAAAATTACAGAATCGTAGAGATTTGGCCTATGCAGTTCAAACACAAACTCAAGAACAAGTATTGAATCTAATTATTCGAGCCAGTGAAAAAACAGGTAAGAAAAACATTGTTTTGAGTGGTGGTTATGGACTAAACTGTGTTGCTAATTACCACTATTTGACAAAATTAAAAGAATTAGGTATTAATTTATATGTTGAACCGATTTCAAATGATGGTGGAACAGCAATTGGTGTGGCATTATTGTTCTACCATTCGGCCGAACAATCTATGATGAAACGTAAATCTGACGTATATCTTGGACCAGTTTACAATTATACACCAGAAGAATTGTCTGAAATTATTTACAACAATCAAGCCGAAATCAAAGATGCTACAGATGCTGATATCGTTGAATTGATGGTCAATAAAAATATTGTTGCTATATTCCAAGGTCGTAGTGAAAATGGTCCTAGGGCTTTAGGAAATCGTAGTATACTTTTTGATCCTACATTTGAAGATGGTAAAGACTTTGTTAACAGTGTAAAACACCGAGAATACTTTAGACCTTTTGCTGGATCAATTCTACAAGAAGATGTGCATGAATGGTTTGATTTGCGTGGTATGGAGAGTTCTCCACACATGATGTATGCTGTGAACTGTCAACCTGGTGTAGAAGAAAAGATACCTTCCATTATTCACGTTGACCACACTTGCAGAATTCAGACGGTTACAAAAGAAGATAATCCTCTTTATCACAGATTAATTTCAGAGTTTAAAAACCGTACTGGAGTACCAATTGTTTTCAACACCAGTTTTAATTTAGGTGGTGATCCTTTAGTGGAAACACTCGATGATGCTATTGATACTCTATCAAAGAGTCAAATAGAATATCTATATTTACCAGAATACAACAAACTAATTACCGTTAAAAACAAAAATGTAATTAAATTCTCATCTGAATAAATTTAAATTTGTTGTGGCGGTGATTAGATAAATATGAGTATGTCAAAGTACTCCTAAAAAATGTTAAATACTTCTTTCACTGGTCCATATTCCGTCACAACATCTTACAAAACTGGTGATTTTGTAATTTATGGTGGAAAACTGTATCAAGCAGTTATACCATCCAAGGCCATTTCACCATTCAATTTAACTTCTTGGTCTTTAATTTCAAATGGATTCCAATGGAATAATCAATGGTCATCTAACACCTACTATGTAGTATCTGATACTATTAAATATAATAACGTAAGTTTTATAGCGGTATCTAGCAACAACATTAATAGACAACCAAATACATCACCAGATTTTTGGAGAACTTTTAATGATGATTATAAGAATGTTGTAACAAACCAACCAGGTGACATACAATATCAAGGTAATACTTCACCACAAAGATTGCCCGTAGGAAACGTTAACCGAATACTTGCAATCACAGGAGACGGAACTCCAGGTTGGTTAAATTTAACAGATACCATACCAACAGGAAATGCAAACCAATTCTTATCTCTTGCCGCAAATGGCCAAGTATATTGGAAAAATGCAGTAGTCACGGCAAATCTTGGTGACATACAATATCAGGGTGCAAACGGTGTCTACATATCTTTGCCGGCTGGTGCGGACGGAACAGTATTAACAGCAAACGCAAACAATTACTTATTTTGGTCTAATACAATCAATGTAAAAGTTCAAAATTTATTTGATATATCGACCACATCAAATACAAGAATTCAAAATTTATCAGACACATCAAATACAAGATTTCAAAATCTATATGATATAAATGTATCAACAAATACAAAAATATCCAATGTCACAACAAGTCTTGCATCATCAATTCACTCACCAGCATTCAATTCTAATAATGGTATAATTTTTTATGCAAATACAAACCTATCGTCTTACACAGATAGTATTATAACGATTGATGGAATGACTTATAATTCCAATGGATTTGTAACATCATTTAAAGAAACTATTAATTCAGCAATATCAAATATTGGAACTCGTAAATATAATATAACATATTTTGCTAACAATTTAATAAACACCATCACTTATACTCTATAGGATAAAAATTATGACATTGCGTGAACAAATTGCAGACAAACATGAAGCGGCAGAAAAAACAAAATTTGTAGAATTTCTTTTGAATGGTAAAATAACAAAAAGAATGTATGCAGAATATCTGTATAACCAGTATCTATGTTATAGAACACTAGAAGAAAAAGCTCAGGAACAAGGTATACTCTCTGATATGCCAGAACTGTGGCGGGCCGATAAAATGAAAGAAGACTTGGATGAATTGGCAGAAGTTGATTTTGTACCACACAATTCTACAATCGATTATATGAATTATGTTACTTCAGAACCAATTAATTTTTTGGCACACATTTATGTCAGACACTTTGGTGATATGTATGGTGGCCAGATGATTAAAAAAGTGGCACCTTCAAGTGGTAGAATGTATGATTTCGAAAATCGTAAAGAGATGATTGATAAGATTCGACCAATGTTAACAGAGAACCTGGGTACCGAAGCAAACAAATGTTTCGATTTTGTCATCAGACTATTTGGTGAACTAGAACATGAGTACCATCTTTAATCGTTTGGTGGAACTATCGGAGTCTGTACATAACAAAATCAAAGAAGGTTCTGTTGTGGTTGATGAGGGACATTCTTTTGATTGGCCAAACTATGTGTATTCATCCGATAATTTTCGTAGAGCACACTTGGATATTATAGATGCACGTGATACAAAAAAATTGTATATGATGCATCTGTGTATATTTCCACATTATAATGACCCGTCACCAATTTTTGGTTTGGACTTAATTGCGGGACCAAATAAAATCACTGGTGCCTTTCACGATTTCAGTATGAATAGTGAACATTTTATGTCAAAGTGGTTTCAGAATCGTGTTAAAGATTTTGAGTGGTCTAAGCCTAGAAATTTACCAGATTGGGCCAAAAATATATTTTCATCGTCTATGGTTGCTGCAGGTAATATACAGGACGAAAAAGAACTAGAAACATTAATTTCATTGGCTAATGAAACTACAGATTACTATCTTTGGCATGTTGGTACCACACATGTACCACTTTCATATCATGGTAGTATCAGAGAACAACAGAACTACTATTGTCAAAATCAAAAACAGAATCCACATACACCGAGGGTTATGGAAAGTTTAGGACTAGATGCGAATACAGTAAAGATGTTCATTCAGGATTGTTTGTTTCCAGAGAATAACTAAATACCGAGATACATTCGGGGTAAAAAAACATGGCAATTACAACAAGAAAAGATTTTACCGATTACTGCTTACGCCGCCTTGGTGCACCGGTTATCGATATCAACATCGATGAAGAACAAATCCAAGATAGGATTGACGATGCATTGCAATATTGGCAAGACTATCATTTTGATGGTTTGCAAAAAGTTTACTGGATTCATAAGTTAACACAACAAAATGTGGATAACAAATACATCGATGCTTCACAGGCTTTAGATAGAAGCAACTCACATATTGAGATTGCTGGTATTACACGAATCTTTCCGTTAACGGACTCGCAAGCTAGTGTAAGCATGTTTGACTTACGTTATCAGCTGCGCCTGAATGAGTTGTATGACTTCACCTCTGCGTCCTATATCAATTACACACTCACTATGCAACATCTACGTTCACTTGAACTGATGTTTGCTGGTGAGGTTCCAATTAGATTCCAAAGACACATTCAAAGACTTTACATTGATTGGGCTTGGGGTAAATATCAAGCACCAGTTGGCCAAGTTGTTGTTGCAGAAGCTTATGCAGTTATTGATCCAACACAATTCACCTTGGTCTGGAATGACAGATGGTTAAAAGAATATGCAACAGCTCTGATTAAGAGAAGTTGGGGTAATAATATGAAGAAGTTTGATAACATTCAGTTGCCTGGTGGTGTTACATTGAATGGTACAAAAATCTATGAAGAAGCTGCAATTGAAATCGAACGATTAGAAAAAGAAATGGAATCCAATTATGGAGCTCCATTAGAATGGTTCATGAACTAATATGGCAACGAATCCCTATTACAATAGTTACAACGCCAAGTATACTGACCAAAGGTTAATTGAAGACTTGCTCGTTGAATCCATCAAGTTGATGGGGTTTGATGCTTTCTATTTGCCTAATAATAATGATGAGGCACGTGACTTATTGTATGGTGAAGATCCAGTTAAGAAATTTTCAACTGCATTTCCACTTGAAATGTATTTGTCCAATGCATTGAATTACAACGGAGAAAGAGAATTCTTCTCCAAGTTTGGACTTGAGATTAGAAATCAAGTATCAGTAATATTATCCAAACGGTCATTTGCACAAAGAATTCCACAGAACACATTTACAAGACCACGTGAAGGCGACTTGATTTATATTCCATTCGCAAACGGAACTGGTGAACTATATGAAATTAAATTCACCAATCAAAACAAAGACATGATGATGTTAGGTCGACAAGTGCCATTTTTCTATGAACTAGAACTAGAGAAATTTAAATACTCACAAGAAGAAATTACTACTGGTATTCCAGTTATTGATGAAGCTGCTACAAATTCAGCGTACAACATTACACTCAACCTTGGCAATGGTACTGGTGACTTTACTTTAGGTGAAATTGTGTTCCAGTCAAACGATGCAACGCTGGCCAATTCATACACATCAGCTATCGTACAGTCTTGGGATTTTGTAAGTAAGGAATTGATTGTTTCAAATATTCAAGGCGAGTTCAGAAACGCAGTTACTGTTCGTGGTAACAATAGCAATACAACAAGAACTGTTGGAAACTATGATGTTTTAACACCAACAGTTAAAAATGAACAGTATGATAACTCATATATAAACACCCAAGCAAATAATATAATCAGCACAGCGGAAATTAATCCGTTTGGTTCAATCTAATGGCAAATACATTCTACAATAGAAGCATTCGAAAATTAACGGTTGCCTTTGGTAATCTTTTCGATAATATTACTTTGGTGCGTTACAATCCTGATTTAACTGAATCGGAAAGATTTATCATTCCTATCACATATGCAAACAAAGAACTGTATGTGCAAAGACTTGAAGCTGATTATGACTTAGATAAAAAAGTACAAATTACTTTACCAAGATTTTCTTATGAGATGACAGGATTCACATATGATCCATCACGTAAACAGAATACCAACATAAGAAATTTCTCACAGACAACAACAGGTACTGTGGGACAATACAATCCAGTACCATATAATTTTGACTTCAATCTATATTTGTATGTTCGTAACATTGAAGATGCATCACAAGTTATAGAACATGTTTTGTCATACTTTACACCAGATTATACTGTAAAGATTAATATGATACCTGAGATGGGTATTATTAAAGAAGTTCCTATTGTATTAAATTCAACCAACCAAGATATTAAATATGAAGGTGGTCGTGATTCTGATACCAGAATGATTATTTGGACGCTCAACTTTACCGTTAAAGGATTCATCTTTGGTCCAGTATCACAAACTAATGTAATTACACATTCAATTACAAATGTATATAATATGATTACAGATGGTGACCAAATTTTGTTTACAATGAATCCTGCTGGCAATGGAACTTATTTGCGGGATGAAGTTGTGTATCAAGGTTATTCTCTTGCAACCGCTACGGCCACAGCAAAAGTTGTTGTTTGGAAATATAATAATTTAACTTTAAAAAATATCAAAGGACATTTTGTTTCTACGATGCCAATTATTGGAACACAAACACATTCAAATTATTCATTCACATCATATAATATGGTAACTCAAAGATTGGCCAAAATTGATATTACGCCAAGTGTTTCAACAATGAATGCCTCAAATTGGACGGCCAATACTGTTATTACCGAAATAGCTAATACGTATAGTGCAAATTATTAATAAAAGTGATTTAAAATGAACGAATTGAATAAAAATCTTTCAGATATTTTTAACGTCATGCCAATTGACGAAAAGAAACCAAAAACCGAAGTTGTAACTACCCACTACAACGAAGCAAACATGGATGAGGATTTGACTGATGCATACCAACAGTCAAAAGAAAACTTGCAATCTATTATTGATTCTGGCAAAGATGCAATGGAAGAAATTCTACAGATTGCTAAAGCAGGTCAACACCCAAGAGCATTTGAAGTTTATGGTGGTATACTCAAAAATATGGTAGATGCCAATAAAGAACTCTTGGCTATACAGAAACAAATTCGCACCATGGATGATTCCAAAAAAGATAATAAACCACAAACAAATATTGATAAAGCAATCTTTGTTGGTTCTACTACTGAGTTGCAGAAATTATTAAAGAATAAAGAATAATGGCAACACTTAAAGAATCGTACCGGGACAATCCCAAATTAAAACGTGTTGGCATTGAGTATAAGTTTACTAAGGAACAGGTTGAAGAATACCTGAAGTGTGCAGCTGATCCCATATACTTTGCAAAATACATCAGCATCATATCATTGGACCGTGGTCTTGTTCCTTTTGAAATGTATGATTTCCAAAAAGACATGATGAGAACTTTTAATGATAATCGTTTTGTTATCGTTAAGTGCCCTCGACAGGTTGGTAAAACCACAACTGCGGTTGCATATCTTCTTTGGACTATATTATTCAAAGATTCTCAGAACATCGCCGTGTTGGCCAACAAAGGCCAAACAGCACGTGACATTCTAGGTAAGTTACAGTTGGCATATGAAAACTTACCAATGTGGTTACAACAAGGCGTGGTAGAATGGAACAAGGGTCGCATTGAACTAGAAAATTCTTCCGTTATTGTTGCAAACTCTACTTCATCTTCAGCAGCACGTTCAGGCGCATACAACATTGTTTTCTTAGATGAATTTGCTTTCGTTCCAGGAAATGTTGCATACGACTTCATTACTTCAGTTTATCCTGTTATTACATCTGGTACTAAAACAAAGATTTTGATGGTGTCTACGCCAAATGGTATGAATCTGTTCTACAAGATGTGGATGGATGCCGTTGAGAAACGTAGTAACTATAAACCATTTGAGATTCATTGGTCTATGGTTCCAGGTCGAGATGATGCCTGGAAAGAAGAAACAATTCGTAACACTTCTGAACGACAATTTAGTCAAGAGTTTGAAACTGAGTTTTTAGGTTCATCAAATACTTTAATCTCTGCCAAAAAATTACAAGAAATTACTTATATCAATCCTATCACCGAACATGATATGTTGAGGATATATGAAGCACCAATTAAATCAGATGAAGTCAATATGAAAGACCATCTGTATGCCATGTGTGTTGATGTTTCTGAAGGTAAAGGTTTAGATTGTTCTTCATTTACAATCATAGACATATCCAAAACACCATACAAACAAGTTGCAGCATACAAGTCTTCAACCATTTCACCAATATTATTTCCAACCATAATCTATAATGCAGCCAGATTGTATAATGATGCATATGTGTTGGTGGAAATAAACAACACACCACAGGTGGCAGAAACATTACATTCTGACTTAGAATATGAAAATCTGTGGAAAGTGTTTACTGGTAATAAAAAACCTCAACAGTTATCGGCTGGTTTTGCCAGAGGTATACAAATGGGACTGAAAATGTCTCCTCAAGTCAAACGCATTGGTTGTTCAAACCTCAAAGCTTTGATTGAAGGTGACAAACTTATAATTAACGATTTTGATACATATTCAGAGTTAACTACTTTTGTTGCAAAGAAAAACTCTTTTGCAGCAGAAGACGATGCTAATGATGATTTGGTTATGTCTTTGGTGTTATTTGGATGGGTAACCACTCAAAAATATTTTAGAGAAATTGTTAATCATGATCTGAGAAAACAAATTCAGGCTGAAAATATGAATCAATTTGATGAGGAAATGGTGCCGGCACCAATCATGGATGACACAATGACTTCATATTCAGATTTAGAACTCATTGATGGTGATTTATGGGAGACCGGTAGCGGTAGTTCCACATATTCTTCGTTTATGGGAAATTTTAAAAATAATTTGTAAATTTGGTGTTTCATAAATATTATGATGGTATTTTAAACGACCACACTTATAATAATTCAAGGAGAATAAAATGGCGTTTCAACTCTCTCCAGGCGTAGCTATTTCGGAAGTTGATTTAACAACAATCGTTCCTTCCGTATCTACTACCGCTGGTGCTTATGCTGGTTACTTCCGTTGGGGTCCAGTCAATAAAATTACTTTAATTTCGGATGAAATTATTTTGGCTCAACGTTTTGGTACTCCTGATTCGAACTCAGCAGTTTCATTCTTTACAGCTGCCAACTTTTTGTCTTATGGTAATAATCTAAACATTGTACGTACTGTTGGTCAATCCGCAAATAATGCGGCTGTTGCGTCAACTATTAACTTACAAATCAAGAATCCTGATACCTTCCAGTACACTTTCTTGAACCAGAATAACAATAACGTTTATGGTCCAGTTATCGCAAGATATCCTGGTGCTATGGGTAACTCATTGCAAGTTTCTATTGCAGATTCGAACAATTATTCTGGTTGGGCTTATTCAGGTTACTTCAGTTCTGCTCCAAGCACATCAGTATTTACTTCTACAGCCGGTGGTGCAAACGATGAAATCCACATGATTGTTATCGATGCTGGCGGAGCTTTCACTGGTACAAAAGGTACAGTGCTAGAAACATTCCCATTCATGTCTAAGGCATCCGATGCTGCATTGAACGGCAAATCTAATTTCTGGAAACAAGTATTATTTGACCAGTCACGTTATGTTTATGCAATGGATCCTCCAAACTATGCCACTACCAATACAACTTGGAACAGACCCGCATTGAACAACAACTTTGCAAATCTACCAACTCCATATACGGTGCAGTTTGTAATAGGTAATGATGACCTTGGTACAACAGCAAACACAGTTGCTGGTTTTGCTGAATTTCAAAACAAAGAAGCCGTTAACGTAGACTTGGTTATGACTGGTGACGGAAACGTTACTGTGCAACAATATGTTATCGATAACATTAGTGGTGTTGATATTAATCCTGCCGTTGGTTCTCGCCGTGATTGTGTAACTTTCGTTTCTCCTCCAATTACTGCGGTTGTTAACAATCCAGGTGGCGAGATGAACTTAATCTCTACATGGTTAACATCACTATCACGTTCTTCTTCATATGCTGTTGCAGATTCAGGATGGAAATACCAATTTGACAGATATAATAACGTATATCGTTGGATTCCATTAAATGGTGACACTGCTGGTCTATGTGTATATACAGATAGTATTCGTGATCCATGGTTCTCTCCAGCTGGTCTAAATCGTGGTTCAATTAAGAATGCTATTAAGTTGGCATGGAATCCTAACAAGACATACCGTGATACACTATATTCACTTGGTATCAATCCTGTTATTTCTATACCTGGTTCAGGTACAGTTCTGTTTGGTGACAAAACATTGCAGTCTAAACCTTCAGCTTTTGATAGAATCAACGTTCGTAGATTGTTTATTACACTAGAAAAAGCAATTGCAAAAGCCGCACAATATTCAATGTTCGAATTTAATGATGAATTTACACGTGCTCAATTCGTTTCAATTGTTAATCCGTTCTTACGTGATATACAAGGCCGCCGTGGTATTACAGCCTTCAAAGTAGTTTGCGATACAACTAATAACACTCCACAAGTAATTGATAGCAACCAATTTGTTGGTGATATTTACGTTAAACCTGCACGTTCAATTAACTTCATTCAGTTGAACTTCGTTGCAGTTGCAACAGGTGTTAATTTCGCTACAGTTGTTGGTTCAGTCTAATAAATAAAAAAGAAATTAGGAGAAAACAATGGCTTTCAATGTAACAGAGTTTCGTTCAAACATGATTGGAGACGGTGCCCGTCCCAATCTATTTTCAGTAGCGTTAAACTTCCCAACTATCGTGACCGGCAATGCAGTTGCCAGTTCAAAAACAACCTTTATGGCTAAAGCTTCACAACTTCCAGGTTCAACACTCGGCACAGTCCCAGTGTTTTACTTTGGTCGTGAGTTGAAGTTTGCTGGAAATAGAACTTTTCCAGATTGGTCCGTACAAATCATCAACGATGAAGATTTTACAATTCGTAACGCCATGGAATCATGGATGAACGCAATAAATAGTCATGTGGGTAATAAAAGAAACGACGATGCACAAAGTCCAACATCTTATACAGCAGATGCTACTGTGACTCAATATGCTAAGAATGGTGATGCAATTAAAACTTATAGGTTCGTGGGTTTATTCCCAACCGATATTGAACCAATTGGTTTAGATTGGGGAACAAATGACTCCATAGAAGAATATGGCATCACTTTTGCCTATCAATGGTGGGAAGCAGCAAGTACTTCTTAATTTTATTATATGGAAAGGGAGTTCATTCTCCCTTTCTTATGTTTTTTTGACTTTAATATGAAGGTAACATGGCAGATATAAACAATAAATTCTCTCTTTTTGGATTTACAATCTCACGCCAAAAGTCTGAAGAAGACTCGGCTGTGCAGAAATCGTTCGCACCCCAAACAAACGATGATGGTGCATTAACAATTCAATCAGCAGCATATTATGGTACATATGTTGATTTAGATGGAACTGCAAAAAATGAAGTAGAGTTGATTTCCCGATATCGTGAGATGGCTATGCAGCCAGAAATTGAATCAGCAATTGATGATATCGTTAACGAAGCAATTTGTCAAGACGATGACGGGAAAACAATTGAAATTGTACTGGACAATTTAAAACAACCAGATAAGATTAAAGATTCTATCAAGAAAGAATTTCAAAATGTCCTTCGGTTGTTTAATTACAACAAAATGGCACAAGATATATTCCGCAGATACTATATTGACGGAAGAATGTATTACCACATAGTAATTGACAGAGAAAATCCGGTAGAAGGTATTAAAGAATTAAGATATATCGATCCACGGAAGCTTCGCAAAGTTCGTGAGTTAAAGAAGAAAAAAGATGAGCGTACAGGTGTTGATATTGTAGATACAGTAAATGAATACTACATCTATAATGACAAGGTTGTTACAGGTTCATCTGCAAATTTTGGACCAGTTGGTGTACGCATTACTACTGATTCTATCATCTCCGTTGTTTCTGGTTTGATGGATTCTCGCCGAGCAGTGGTGTTGTCGTATCTGCACAAAGCAATCAAACCACTTAATCAGTTGAGAATGATTGAAGATGCGATTGTTATCTATCGTATCTCTAGAGCACCAGAACGTAGAATTTTCTACATTGACGTTGGTAACTTGCCTAAACTAAAGGCGGAACAATACCTTCGGGACATTATGGTCAAGTATAAGAACAAGGTTGTGTATGATGCCAATACTGGTGAAGTACGTGATGACCGTAAATACTTGTCGATGATGGAAGATTACTGGTTGCCACGTAGAGAAGGTGGAAAAGGAACAGAAATTACAACTTTACCTGGTGGACAAAACTTAGGTGAACTTGAAGACATTAAGTATTTCCAAAGAAAATTGTATGGTTCATTAAGTGTGCCTATCTCTAGACTAGAACCAGACCAAGGATTTTCACTTGGTCGTTCTGCTGAGGTAACACGTGATGAATTAAAGTTTAGTAAGTTTGTTGAACGTATGAGAATAAAGTTCTCTGATGTTTTTGACCAAACATTGCGTGTACAGTGTGTACTTAAAGGTATTTGTACTAATGAAGAGTGGAATGAATTTAAAGAAAATATTCATTATGACTTTATTAAAGATAATAACTTTACAGAATTAAAAGATGCTGAATTGATGACCAACAGACTACAGTTGTTGTCTTCTGTTGATCCATATACTGGTAATTACTTTTCACAAGCATGGATTCAACGTAATGTTTTGCGGTTGTCTGATGATGAAATCAAATCTATGCGTAAAGAGATTGAGAAAGAAAAGAAAGATGGCCGTGGTCTTCCTACAGATATTCAAAATCAAATAATGATGCCAGATATTAATCGTTCATTAGGATTATCACCAGACGGTGCACCATTGGACACCGAAACTGATGTACCAGAACAAAAAACTAATACAAAAACTTCCAATAAAAAAGAAGAAGCCAATAGTGATATAAATAAACTAATCATGGAGAATAAAAATGACAGATAATACTAGAGCAGTTGTAGATTACGCATATGACGATAATGCAAGTGAAATGCGAAATGCATTATATGGAGCAATTCACGATAAAGTTTCTGCTCATTTGGCTGCACACAAACAGTCGATTGCACAGAATTTGATTAAAGATACACAATCAGAAGAATCGTTTGAATCTGAAGACGAAGAATCCGAAGAACAAACACAAGAATAACGGAATAAAAAATGGCAAATTCATTCACATATCAAGTATTGAAAGATACAACAGAACATGCTGTTATTAAATTGACTGGTTCTTTCGATGGTGCATCAGGCCAAGAATCAAACGTTGCTCGTGTACAAGCAAATACACTATCTGGTGCTCTAGATAGTTCAAAAGGAAATTTGTTATCATCATCAGCAAATACTGGCGCACTTTCTTACTATGGATTGGCCACTTCAAGATTATGGTATGATTGTTCTTCTAATGGAGATGTTCAATTATTTTGGAATGCGAGTAGTAAAATACCAATGTTTATCATGAACGCCAATGGAGAATATAATGGCCATGGCAATTGGATTACAATTCCAAATAATGCTGCAGGAACTGCTGGTTGCATAGGTGATATTGGTATAGTAACACGTGGTATGTCAGCAAATGATTCATACACTATTGTTATGGAATTACGTAAAGACAATTCTCATTATCAACGTGGCCAACTTAATGATCCTGCTGCGTTTAATTACAAACCATATAATTTGGAACCACATTAATATGAAACTTATTAAAGAAATTAATGAAACCGTTAATTATATAACTGAAGAAAAAGATGGCAAGAAATTCTTGTACATCGAAGGACCTTTCCTCGTAGCAGAAAAGGTAAATCGTAACAACCGCATGTATAAAGAAGATATCATGCATAAAGAGGTTGAACGATACACAGAAGAATATATTAATAAAAACCGTGCTTTTGGTGAATTGGGACATCCTGAAACACCTTCCATCAATCTTGACCGTGTATCTCACTTAAACGTGGCATTACGCAAAGAAGGTTCTGTTTGGATTGGCAAAGCAAAGATTCTTGAAACTCCAATGGGTAACATTGCAAGAAACCTTATCGAAGGAGGAGCTCAATTAGGAGTTTCATCTAGAGGTTTAGGTTCTATAAAATGCATCAATGGTGTTAACATTGTTCAAGATGACTTTCATCTAGCCACAGCGGCAGATATTGTAGCAGACCCGTCTGCACCTGGTGCCTTTGTTCAAGGTATTATGGAAGGCAAACAATGGATGATGGTGGATGGTCGTTGGACGGAAGTTGAACAAACTCAAGCAATACGTGCGATTAAAAAAGCAAGTGGTCGAGAGATTGAAGAAGTAAGTCTACGCATATTCGAAACATTCCTTAAAAAACTTTAATTATAAATATCCATACTAAATCAAGGAGATTTTAAAAATGTCAAAATTCAATTTGTCAGAAGCCGCTAAAAACATTTTAGAAGGCGCAAAAGAAAACTTGGAAGCCAGCGTTGCTTCTAAGCGTGGTTCAGGCGACAAAGGCGGTAAGCTTTCTGGCGAAGTTGCTTATGGCACTAAAGAAGTTGGTGGTATCACTAGCAACCAAGGCGTACAAGCAACTAAAGGTGTGCCAACGGCAACACCACCTGGAGCAACTCCACCAGTAGGTTCAGAACCAATGAAAAAATTGGCTCCACAACCTGGTCAATCACAAGGTCGTTCAGACTTAGGTGGCGACAAAGAAGCGTTCGTTCAAAACGATCCTGCTTATGTTGACCGCAAAGGTAGTGCAACACCACAACAAAAATTAGCTAAGAATCCTGGTGCAACATTCCAGTCTTATGGTGAAGAATCTGAAGTTGATGACGAAAATGTTATCGAAGAAGAAGATAAAGAAGACAAAGAGTCTGCTGCTCACGAACGTAAAGAAGCAAGACATGCAAAAATGAAAATGAGAATGAAAGAAGATATCGATGCTCTTCTTTCAGGTGAAAATCTTTCAGAAGAATTTGCTACTAAAGCAACAACAATTTTTGAAGCTGCCGTTACTACACGTGTAGAAGAAATTGTTGAAGAAATGGAAAACGAATTGGTCGAACAGTTTCAAGTTGCCGTTGATGAAATCAAAGAAGACTTGGCATCTAAAGTTGATGACTACCTAACTTACATGACTGAAGAATGGGTAAAAGAAAACCAAATCGCTATCGACAAAGGCCTACGTGCTGAAGTGGTGGAAGAATTCATTGGTGGTCTACACAAGTTATTTGCTGAACACTATATCGACATTCCAGAAGAAAAAGTTGATGTTGTTGAAGAATTATCTGCTAAGGTAGATGAACTTGAAGAACAATACAACGCACAAGTTAGAACTTCAATTGAATTGAAGAAAGAACTTAACGAACACAAAAAAATTGAGGCCGTACATACAGTTTGTGAAGGCCTAACTCAAACTCAAGTAGAAAAAATGAAATCACTCGCAGAGAGTATTGAATACACTACTGAGACCGAATTTTCTAACAAATTAGAAACACTCAAGGATTCATATTTCCAGAGTTCAGTAAAATTTGCTAATAATTCTGCATTGGATGACGAAGTTCATATTGAAGAAGAAGTGAAGAAATCAAAAGGTTCTTCTGATTCTTTAATTGAATCTTACGCAAAGACAATTTCTCAGACATTGGTAAAATAAAATTTTTATAAATAAACTTACCATCAAAGATACTCATAAGGAGAAACCATAATGTATCTAACAGAAGAATTACAAAAAAAATGGGCACCAGTTTTGGACCATCCAGAACTAGAGTCTATTAAAGACCCATACAAGCGTGCAGTTACTGCCCTTGTTTTGGAAAACCAACAACGTGAAATGGCTGAAAGCTCACGCCAGTTGAACGAAGTTTCAGCAACTGGTCCTACAAACGTAACAGGTGGTGTGTCTAACTTTGACCCTATCTTGATTTCGTTAGTTCGCCGTTCACTACCAAACTTGATTGCTTATGATGTTGCTGGCGTTCAGCCAATGACAGGACCAACAGGTTTGATTTTTGCAATGCGTGCTCGTTACGCTACCAACAATGGTGCTGAGGCCTTCTTCAATGAAGCCAACACAGTATTCTCTGGTGGTAACTCTGCTGCAAACCCATACGGTTTCCAAGGTACAACAACTACTGATACAGGTACTAACCCAGTTAGCAACTTGGCTAACAATCAGTACACAACTGGTATTGGTGTTCCAACAGTTAACGCTGAATTCTTAGGCGCTGCTGACTACGGTACAGGTGCTAACGTATTCCAACAAATGGCATTCAGCATTGAGAAAGTTACCGTAACTGCTCAATCACGTGCTTTGAAGGCTGAATACTCACTAGAACTTGCACAAGACTTGAAAGCTGTTCACGGTCTTGACGCAGAAACAGAATTGTCTAACATTCTGTCTACTGAGATTCTTTCTGAAATCAACCGTGAAGTTATCCGTACAATCTACGCAACTGCTGTAACAGGTGCTCAGTATGGTACAACAACTGCTGGTTACTTCGACTTAGATACTGACTCTAACGGTCGTTGGTCTGTAGAGCGTTTCAAAGGTTTGATTTTCCAAATCGAACGTGATGCTAACGTTATTGCAAAACAAACTCGTCGTGGTAAAGGTAACGTATTGATTGTTTCTTCAGACGTTGCTTCTGCTATGGCAATGGCTGGTGTTCTTTCTTACACACCTGCACTATCTGCTGACCTACAAGTTGATGACACAGGCAATACATTTGCTGGTTTGTTACACGGTCGTATCAAAGTTTACATTGACCCATATTTTGGTGGATATGCATCTAACCAAGAATTGGTAACAGTTGGTTATAAGGGTTCTTCTCCTTATGACGCTGGTTTGTTCTACTGCCCATACGTTCCTCTACAAATGGTTCGTGCAGTTGACCAGTTCACATTCCAACCAAAAATTGGATTCAAGACTCGTTACGGCATGGTTGCAAACCCATTCTCACAAGGTATTACACCTTCAAATGGTCAGTTGACACCACGTTCAAACGTTTACTATCGCATTTTCGGTGTAAAGAACTTGATGTAATCATCCCTCGGGATGGGAAGTCACCATTAAGAGTGACACTTCAAAGACCACCTTCGGGTGGTCTTTTTTTTGGCTCCTAAATACTACAGAGGAGAATTAAATGACGGCCATTACAAGAGCACCACAGAATACCAATTATCTACAACCAACCAAGTTCTTGTTGGTGTTTAATCGTTCACCTGCAACACAATACTTTTGTCAAAGTGTTAATCTTCCTGGTGTATCTGTCGATCCTATTACACGTTCTACACCAACTTTGGAAACAAGTTATCCAAGTAATAAGATTAATTATGAAGATTTGCAGATTACTTTCACCATTGATGAAGCAATGGAAAGTTGGAAACAAATGTATGATTGGTTCCGCACTATGGCATATCATGACCAAAATATTAAAAAAGATTTGGTGGAACAATATGGTGGCAAATTAGTATCTGATGGAATATTAACTGTATTATCATCTTTAAACAATCCATTATTTCGTATTCAATTTGCAGACATGTATCCAGTTTCTTTATCTGATGTACAGTTTGACACCAAAACTTCTGCTGATGATATTCTAACGGCCTCAGTTACTTTTAAATACACACACTTTGATATATTACCACTAAACGCTTGACATTTATTATATTATATGATATGATGGTATTTTTACCAACCACTTTATTATGGAAAATTTAGAACAAGTACTTAAATATTGGCAACAAGATACTGAGATAGACCAGACAGAACCTGGCAAAGAATTGTTGAAGATTCCGACTCTACACAATAAGTATCTTTCAATCTTAACCAAACACAAGATTGCTTCCAAGAAGGCACACTTTGACTATCTACGTATGCGTAAGGTCAAATGGGAATACTTTACGGGTAAAATGTCTCAAGAAGACCTGCAAGACTATGGTTGGCAACCCTTTCAATTTACACTCAAAGCCGACATTACTACATATTTGGAAGCAGACAATGACTTGATTAAGTTATTGGAAAAGAAAGTGTATCATGAGGAAGTGGTGTCTGTTATTGAATCAATCATGAGTGAATTGAAACAAAGAACATGGCAACTACGTGACTTTATATCATGGGAAAAATTCGTTGGCGGACAATAACATTATATCCAAAGTAAATGAAGTCTTTGCAAAAATTACGTGTGAACGGCATATTGCAAAAGAACTTTCAGAATACTTTACCTTCTTTGTACCTGGACACCAATTTGTTCCAGCGTTCCGTAACAAGATTTGGGACGGCCGGATAAGACTATTCAATCTACAGACTAGTCAGATATATCTTGGCCTTCTTCCTTACGTGGAAGACTTCTTCCGTGAACGTGAGTACACATTTGAATATGATGATACTAGAGCAGATGTAGAAGATGACTTCTCAATTTATTTGGCCAAGAAGTTTGCAGAAGATTTAAATCTACATTCACGGGGCCAACCAGTTGATGTTAGAGACTATCAACTAGATGCATTTATTCATGCAATGCAAAGACGTAGAGCTTTGTTATTATCTCCAACTGCATCTGGTAAGTCACTAATCATATATTTAATTTGTAGGCAATTACTTGACTATCAAGGCCTCAAAGGTTTGATTATTGTTCCAACAACATCTTTGGTTGAACAATTATATGGCGATTTTGGTGACTATGCCAGTGAATCTACTTTTAAAAACTATATGCATGTACACCGAATATATCAAGGCAAAGAGAAGACCACAGATAAAGCAATTACTATTTCTACGTGGCAGTCTCTATATAACATGCCAAAAGAATACTTTGAACAATTTGACTATGTGATTGGTGATGAGGCACACCTATTCAAGGCACAATCACTTACGTCTATTCTAACATCTTGCACGAATGCCAAGTATCGTATTGGTCTAACTGGTACATTAGATGGTACTAAGACACATAAACTGGTGTTAGAGGGATTATTTGGTAAGGTTAAACAAGTAACCACGACCAGAGAGTTAATCGACAATAAACAAGTTTCTGATTTTGAAATTAAATGTTTGGTTCTTAAATATAATGATGATATCTGCCAACAAATAAAAGATAAAACATACCAAGAAGAAATAGAGTTTTTAATTTCTAATGAACAACGCAATAAGTTTATAAGAAACCTTACTATATCATTAGGTACGAATACATTAGTTTTGTATCAAATGGTTGAAAAACATGGTAAAATACTGTATAATATGATTAAGGACAAAGCTGTTGACCGCAAAGTCTTTTTTGTTTCTGGTAATACAGATACTGATGCACGTGAGGAAATTAGACGAATAATGGAGAAAGAAAATGATGCTATTGTTGTGGCTTCTTTTGGGACTTTTTCTACTGGAATTAACATTAGGAATTTGCATAACATTATATTTGCGTCACCATCTAAATCAAGAGTGCGAAATTTGCAATCGATTGGAAGAGGATTACGACAAGCTGAAGGCAAAATTAAAGCAACTCTTTATGACATAGCTGATGACTTGAGATATAAGAAACATATGAATTTCACTTTAAAACATTTCGTGGAAAGAGTTAAAATATATAATGAAGAGAAGTTCTCTTTTAAGATTTATAAAATAGGAATTAAAAATGCTTGACTTAGTAAAAATTGTTAGGTTCAGAGATGGTGTGGATGTTATCACAACAAGAACATTATTAACAAAAGACTTGGTTGAATTGGATAATCCAATGATGTTTGAAGTTCGCAATTCTCATTTGGTGTTGGAACAATGGTTACCTTTGTCTGTAATGGAAGGTGATACAGTAACTATTGAATCCAAAGAAATACTTTGCGAGATGTGTCCAAACTCAGACTTTGCAGAATATTATGTGGAAACGATCCGTAAGTTGAAACGTGCGTTAAGCCGAGAAAAAGATGAACCCCGTGATGAGGAAAGTATGAAAGATATGTTAGCAGCATTGATAGAACTGGAAACAGCTAATAATGTGGTTATGCATTGAATCAGCAAACTTAAAGGGGGGACATAGAGAAATATACAGGTTGTCAAGCCCTTTGTCAACAGCTTTTGATGGTACATTTGAAATGAAAGAACTATGAGTAAAATTAAACACTATATTAATAACGCCGATTTCCTTGAGGCTTTGGTTGAATACAAGACCAAAAGTCTAGAGGCAAAAAAGAACAACACACCTGAACCTGCAATACCCAATTACATTGGGGAATGTTTCATGAAAATTGCTGAGGGCCTGTCACATAAACCAAACTTTATCAATTACTCATACCGAGATGAGATGATGTCAGATGGTATCGAAAACTGCCTACAGTACTTCAACAACTTTGATCCTGAGAAGTCCAAAAATCCATTCGCATATTTCACACAAGTGATTTACTTTGCTTTTTTACGTAGGATTCAAAAAGAGAAAAAACAGCTTTATGTAAAATACAAAGCTACCGAAATGTTTGGTATTTTAGATGAATTTGAAATGATGGAAGGTGAAGATGGACATTCAAAACAATTTGAATTATACGACAACATTTCTGAATTTATTGGCAACTATGAAGATGCCAGAGAGTTGAAGAAAGAAGCGGCAACTAAAATGAAGTTGAAAGCTTTGGAAAAGTTTTTTGATGATGATGAGGTAACAGAGGAGAAACCACTATGAAAATTGGTTTTACTTGTTCCACTTTTGATTTGTTCCACGCAGGTCATGTAATGATGTTGAAAGAGGCAAAGACTCAATGTGATTATTTGATTGTTGGATTACAGTCTGATCCAACCATTGATAGACCGGAAACTAAAAACAAACCGGTACAAACACTCTTTGAACGATACATCCAACTTGATGCCTGTAAGTATGTTGATGAAATTATACCATATGAAACGGAAAAAGAGTTGATGGACCTATTGCTTTCTTATCCAATTAGTGTTAGAATCATTGGAGAGGAGTACAAAGATACGCAATTCACTGGTTGTGACTTGCCAATTGAACTCCATTTCAATAGTCGTAAACATAGTTTTTCCACAACCAATCTACGCAGGATGGTTTATGAGAAAGAAACACTGAAAAATAAATGGTAATGAAAGTAGCGATAATAACTGACCAACACTTTGGTGCTCGTAATGATTCTGTTCACTTTCTGGACTATTATGAAAAGTTTTACAAAGAAACATTCTTTCCAAAAATCGATGAGGAAAAAATTGATACCGTTTTAATTCTTGGTGATACATTTGACCGAAGAAAATACGTTAACTTCTTTTCACTCAAACGAACCAAAGAAATGTTCTTTGATAGACTTCAAAACTTGGGTATCAAAGTACACATGTTGGCCGGTAATCACGACACCTACTTTAAAAATACCAATGATGTAAACTCTGTTGATTTGTTACTACGTGAGTATGACAATATCAATGTGATTGATACGCCTCAGACAATTCATTTGCAGTATGCGAATGCCGAATACGATGTTTGTATGGTTCCTTGGATTTGTCCTGAGAATTATGAACAATGCATGGCTGAAATTAAAAACACATCAGCTACACTTTGCATGGGTCACTTTGAAATTGCCGGTTTTGCAATGCACCGTGGAATGCCATCTTTGGAAGGATTGAGTCGTGATATTTTTAAACGTTTTGAGTATACTTTTAGCGGCCACTATCATCATAAGTCTGATAGGGATAATATTTATTACCTTGGTAATCCATACGAACTTACCTGGCAGGATTATTCTGATGGTCGGGGTTTTCATATCTTTGACTTGGATTCCCGCAACTTGGTATTTGTACAGAATCCTAATATCATGTTTCATAGAATCACCTATGATGATAAATCTGATTCAATAAACAATATTCTACACAAAGACTTTTCATTATATACCAACACATATGTTAAAGTGGTGGTTATAAACAAGACTAATCCATATCTGTTTGACCAGTTTATGAACAAACTTTATGGAATTAATCCAATCGATATTACCATTGCCGAAGACTTTATGGACTTGACAGAAGGTCTAGAAGATGATATGATTGACCAAGCGGAAGACACATTGACTATTTTGAACAAGTATGTGGATTCTATTCAAGAAGAAAATATTGACAACGCCAAGTTGAAAACAATATTACGTGAACTTTATGTTGAAGCATTGAACACTAATCAAGCATGATTTTATTTGAAAAAGTTAGATGGCGTAATTTTTTAAGTACAGGTGCCGCCTTTACCGAAATTAGTTTAACCAAATCTCCAAACACTCTTGTGATTGGACATAATGGTGCAGGCAAATCCACAATTCTGGATGCCTTATGTTTTGGTCTTTTTGGAAAACCTTTCCGTAAAATTAATAAACCACAACTGTTGAACTCAATTAATCAACGTGATTGTATTGTTGAAATTGAATTAAAGATTGGTCAAAAGAACTATAAAATTGTTCGTGGTATTAAACCTAACGTGTTTGAGATTTACTGCGATTCTGTTTTGCTGAATCAAGATGCAGCTGCTAAAGACTATCAAGACATATTAGAGAATTCAATTCTTAAACTAAACTATAAGTCTTTTACGCAGGTTGTTATTCTTGGTTCAGCATCATTCACTCCGTTCATGCAATTGTCTTCATCAGACCGAAGAACAATCATTGAGGACCTTCTAGACATTCAAATCTTTTCCTCGATGAATAATCTTGTGAAGGAACGTATGTCTATTGTAAAAGAAAATCTTACCAAAAGCAAATACGATATGGTGCTTGCAGGTGAAAAAATTGAACTGCAAAAACATAATATTGACGAACATAAGAAACACAATGATGCCGAAATTGATAAAAAGAAAAATGAAATCATTGAGTCTGAACAACAGATTGATAAATTAAATAAAGAGATTGTATTAATCAATAAACACATTGATATACTGCAAAATAAGATTTCGGACAAATTATTAATCGAAAAGAAAAGTTCTAAATTATTACAATTAGAATCTAAACTGGAATCTAAACTTAAAAAACTTGATAAAGAGGAAAAGTTCTACGATGAAAATCACTCCTGTCCAACCTGTAAGCAGGATATCGCTGACACCTTCAGACATAGCCAGCTTAGTGGAATCAATCAAACAAAGGGAACGGTTAGCCTTGCAGTTAAAGATATCGAGGGACAAATCCAAAAAGCAAATGCAAGAATCGAAGAAATCCAAAAAATAGTTAAACATGTCCAAGAACATAACAATGAGATTGTAAAACACAATTCTACCATCTCGGCAGTAAACAAATATATTGCCAAAATTCAAGCAGAAGTTGGCGAGTTATCCATACGCAAAGACAACCTTGAAGAAGAAAACCAAAAGTTAAAAGACTTGAAAGTTGAACTGGATGGATACAATCAAACATACAAAGAACTATTAATTGAAAAACAATACAACGAATTTGCAAGTAATCTGTTGAAAGATACGGGTATCAAAACCAGAATCATCAAACAGTATTTGCCAGTTATGAACAAGTTAATTAACAAGTACCTAACTGCAATGGACTTCTTTGTTAACTTTAACATCAATGAGAATTTTGAAGAAACAATTAAGAGTAGACACCGTGATGATTTCTCTTATGCAAACTTCTCCGAGGGTGAAAAGATGCGTATCGATCTGGCTCTATTGTTTACATGGAGACAGATTGCAAAACTAAAGAATAGTACCAATACCAATCTATTGATTTTGGATGAAGTGTTTGATTCTTCTTTGGATACTGTAGGCACTGAAGAATTTTTAAAGCTGATACACGAAATTGGTATTGATACAAATGTGTTTGTTATCTCTCATAAGGGTGACCAACTATTTGATAAGTTCCGTAGTGTAATTAAGTTTGGCAAGAAAAACAATTTTAGTAGGATTGAAAAATGAGTGAAGAGATTATTAGATTTAATACAAACGATTTGGCTGAACCGAATCGGATGATGCATGTACAACTCTTTGATTTGGTTCCAGAAACTGATCTGGTTTTGAAAGAGGTACTACCAGAATTTGATTTTAAAAAACCACCAACAGATCCGGTTTTATTGGCATCACGTTTGGTTGAGACATGTAAACACCATCGTGGTGTATCATTATCTGCCAATCAATGTGGATTTAAACATCGTGTATTTGTAATGGGTGCTGGTGATGAATATGTGGCATTTTTTAATCCCAAGTTGATTGCTGAATCCAATGATAAAGTAATGATGACGGAAGGTTGCCTTTCATTTCCATTGTTAGGCCTGCATATTGAACGTTCTGCTGGTATTGTGGTAGAGTTCCACAACCATCTAGGAGAACTAAAAAAAGAAAACTTAACTGGTATAAGTGCAAGATGTTTTCTCCATGAGCTTGACCATCTGAACGGAGTGTGTTACACTAGTCGTGTAAAACCTTTAGCCTTGAAACAAGGTATGAAGAAAAAAGATAAACTTCTAACAATGGCATCCCGTTTGCAGAAAAATGCGAGTAAATTAAAACATGGCAACTCCAGTAGAGTACGTTGATAAACAATGGTCTGAATGGCAAGAGAAAAATTCTCCTGAATATTTTGAACACATTGATGAAGAACAACTCAAGAAAACTCTCACAGAAGATTTGACATATGCATCTAAAATGGATGTACGTGAATATACCTTATACCAAAAATGGTGTGAAGTGAAAGAACGTTATCCTACAAGAGAAGTCAATACACTTTTTGGTGATGAACTTCAGATGTTGAATCCTGACCAAAAGAAGATTGTTGATAAAGTAAAAAGTAATTTCTGGATGCCACAGAATCCAGATGACTATGAGAATTTAGAACCAGTTTTAGAATTGTCGAATGGTGACTTGGCAGAAACATGGAATGCCATTCGCACCTTTTCTTCTACAATGAAGAACAACTCTAATATTGGTCGTAACTTGTTTTATACAGTTAAGGATAATAAAACAGGTAAGTACTTGGGTGTTATTTGTATATCATCCGATTTCCTAGACTTGACTCCAAGAGATAATGCAATTGGTTGGTCAAGAGATGTTAAGACACAACAAGGTATGATTAATCATACAGCCATCGGATCAACCATAGTACCTTTACAGCCACTAGGGTTTAATTATATGGGTGGTAAACTACTGGCCTTGTTGTGTCTTTCCGATACTGTACAAAAAGACTGGAAGGAAAGATATGGAGATGTCCTGGTGGGAGTTACAACTACTTCTCTTTATGGGAATACTAAGTCTGGTGGTCTTTCTCAATATGATGGACTAGAACACTGGAACAAAATGGGATTCTCCTCTGGTTCGGTTGCATTTGAACCAAAGAGAAAAACCATGCATATGGTATTCGAATGGATTAAAGAAAACCATACACGTAAATACTTTGAATGGTGGGAAGCCAAGAACACTCAAGGACTTCCACTTAAACGTGACCACAAAAACCGTTCGTTGAACTTTGCGTATTCTAAACTAAAGATTCCAAAAGAATTGATTAGAACCGAACATCAACGTGGTATATATTTCTCACCTCTGTACAACAACACGAATGAATATTTGTGTAAACAGATTTCAGATGACCAACTGGTAAAGTCATTTGACACTAGTGAGAAAACTCTGGCAACTATTTGGAAAACCAAATATGCCAAAGGTCGCATATCAATGTTAAAAAAGAAAAACAATGTTTCATATGAAACACTTTTCTATGATGACTTGATTATGCTTTCTTGGGAAGAAACCAAGAAGAAATATTTGCCCCAGGTCGGCAGATAAGTTAAGTGTACCAGTAAAACGCTTGACAATACACATATATAATGTTATGATATGTGTTCTTGTGCAAACAAGATTTCGTTATTTTTTATTATTTTAGGAGCTATATTATGGCAAAAGTTATTTCAGCAAAACAAAAGATTCTCAACTTCTTGAACAAGTCTGAGGGTTACAACACACTAAGCGTTGCACAAGCACGTGCTCGTTTTGGTATCTCTAATGTTGCTGCTCGTATTGACGAACTCCGTCAAGAAGGCAACGTAATCTACACGAACACAAAACGCCGTGGTGATGGTAGCAAAGTTCAAGTTTATCGTACAGGTAAACCAACTAAAGCAATGATTCGTGCTGCATACGCTGCAGGATTCTAATCAAGCGTTAGTATGGGGGTTAAGCCATCTTTGGCTTACCCCTTTTTTTTTATTTCGGAGAAAAGATGGAAATTTCAATTAAAAAAGAAGATTTGCAAAAGAAAAAAATCTTTGTGGCCACACCAATGTATGGCGGTATGAATCACGGTCTGTACTGTAAAGCTTGTCTTGATTTGCAAGCACTTTGTATTCAATATGGAATTCAAATAAAGTTTTCTTTTCTCTTCAATGAATCATTAATTACACGTGCAAGAAATTATCTTGTTGATGAATTCTTGAATCGTTCAGATTGCACACACCTATTATTCTTGGATTCAGATATTCATTTTGATCCACGTGATGTGATTGCATTACTTGCTTTGGATAAAGATGTTATTGGTGGCCCGTATCCTAAGAAAGCAATTAAATGGAAGTCTGTGAAGACTGCTATCCTAAAGAATCCAGAAATTGAACCAAACGATTTGGCAAATATTACTGGTGATTATGTTTTTAATCCTGTTAAAGGTACTGCACAATTCAATGTGTCTGAACCATTAGAAGTACTTGAAATTGGTACAGGATTTATGATGGTAAAACGTGAAGTGTTTAGTGTTTGGGAAAAAGCATATCCTGAATTTCGTTATAAACCAGACCACGTTGGTCAAGCTCACTTTGATGGCACACGATACATTCATGCCTATTTTGATACAGTTATTGATAAAGATTCTCAACGTTATCTTTCAGAAGATTATATGTTCTGTCAGTGGTGGAGAAACATTGGTGGTAAAATCTTCCTGTGTCCATGGATGAAAACAGACCACATTGGTACATATCACTTCAAGGGAGACATGCCAGCAGTGGCTAACTTTGTTGGAGAGATGTGATGACAATAAGACCTTTGCCGCCAATTGCTCATGATTTTTCAATCGGCAAAATAGAGTTTAATAATAATCGGCCAATTTTGGCCGAAATGCCCAATACAGGCCGCAAGTTCGATGGTGGAAAATTGGAATATGGTTTACTACCACCTCTTGCATTAGAGGAAACAGTAAAGGTTCTAACTTTTGGTGCTCAGAAGTATGAACGTGATAATTGGAAAAAAGTACCAGATTCGAAGCGTAGATATTTCGATGCAATGGAACGGCACATTTGGGCCTACAAAAAAGGCGAACAGATGGATCCAGAATCTGGTATACATCACTTGGCACATGCTATGTGCTGCTTGATGTTTTTATATGAACATGATATAATGTATTCTTTAAATGATGGAGAAGTGAAATGAAACTTTCGAAAGAAACCGTTGATGTATTGAAAAACTTTGCAAGCATTAACCCCGGCATTGAGTTTAAAACTGGCAATAAGATTTCTACAATCTCATCCAGTAAAACAGTACTTGCTAAGGCTACCCTCAAGGATAACTTTCCGCAAGATTTTTGTGTATATGACTTGAATCAATTCTTGTCTGTATATTTCTTGAACAAAGACCCTGAGATGGATTTTGATGACTCAAATGTCATTTTCAAAAATGGTCGTAGTCGTACAACATATCGTAAGACTGCCAAACACATGATTGTTACTCCGCCAGAAAAAGTATTGACGCTTCCCAGTATTGATTCTACTTTCCAGTTGACACAAGAAGACTATGCATCCATTATAGATGCCGCAAAGGTCTTACAATCACCACATATTGCAGTTGAATCTGATGGCGAAACCATTAAGTTGACAGCCTGTAATGCTAAAGATGACTCAGCACACACAAACTCAGTTGAAGTTGGAACAGGTAACGGAAACAAATTCAAGGTTATTTTCTTAGTTGAAAACCTGAAGTTGATTGCTGGTACATATGACGTACAGATTTCTTTTAAAGGATTCTGTTTCTTTAAAAATGTCAACGTTGATATTGAATATTTTATCGCTTTTGAAGCGAAAGACTCTAAGGTAGAATAATATGAATTTTATGCATTTTCAAATGTTAGAAATTACCGGTGATGGTGAACAACAACAAGTTGTTGAACGCAGCATTGCAATTGCCAAAGATAAAATTGAAGGCGTTGCTGAGGTTGGACCGGAACGTTGTGTAATTTTTACATCAGGTCGCCAAGTGATTGTCAAAGCAGTTTATCTAGAAATTGTAGGCGCATTGAATAGCAATGGTTAATCAAGTTACCACATTATATGGAACCTTTGATGAGAAACAATTAAAATCTCTCAAAGGTTATATCGATGAGATTGTTTTACACATTCAAAAAAATGAAGCAAACAATCAAGCAATCAAAGATATCATTGAAATTGGACATGACGAATTAAAAATCCCTAAAAAGATTATTAAACGCATTGCCAAAACACAGCACAAGCAGTCATTACAAACTGAGGTTGCAGAGTTCAAAGAACTTGAATCCCTCATTGAAAGTATTACTTCTATTAAGTAATGTTAATTTTTTATATTATGGAGTTTTTGAATGAATCACGATATCTTGTGGGTGGAGAAGTATCGCCCAAGTAGAGTTGAAGACTGTATCCTTCCTGAAAACATTAAAACTACGTTTCAGGAATATGTAAACCGTAAAGAGATTCCAAACCTGTTATTGTCTGGTACAGCAGGTGTTGGTAAAACCACAATCGCCAAAGCACTTTGCAATGAAGTGGGTTGTGACTATATTATCATCAACGGTTCTGATGAGTCTGGTATTGACGTTCTTCGTAACAAAATTAAGAACTATGCTTCGTCTATGTCTTTGACTGGTGGCCGTAAGGTCATCATCATCGATGAGGCAGACTATCTAAATCCAAATTCAACGCAACCTGCATTGCGTGGTGCAATCGAGGAGTTCTCTAGTAACTGTTCGTTTATCTTCACCTGTAACTTTAAGAATCGTATTATTGATCCGATTCATTCTCGTTGCTCGGTCATTGACTTCAAAATCAATGGCAGCAAAGCAAAGATGGCTTCACAATTCTTCAAACGTGTGGAGTGGATTCTCAAAGAAGAAGAAATCACCTACGACAAAGAAGTTGTGGCTGCCATTATTACCAAGTACTTTCCAGACAATCGCCGTGTTCTAAATGAATTGCAACGATATTCCGTATCTGGTTGTATCGATAAAGGTATTTTGGCATCTGTGACGGATGTTCAGATGGGTGAACTGACCAAGTCCCTACGTGACAAAGACTTTTCTGCCTGTCGTAAATGGGTCACCAACAACTTGGATAACGATCCAACACGTTTGTACCGTAAGTTGTATGACACACTATCAGAAGCACTCACATCAAACTCGGTACCACAATTAGTTATTCACCTTGCTAGATACCAATATCAGGCCGCCTTTGTTGCAGACCATGAAATTAATCTTATGGCCTGCCTGACAGAAATCATGGCAGATTGTGAGTTTAAGTAATGCCGGATCTATTCAAAGAAATCATTCCATCGATTCTTCAGACTAAAAAGTCTGTCATTCATGATGATATCGATTTGAAGGACTACAATCCATACATTATAAACAAGGCCTTGTCCTATCATATTGACTGTGTATACTATGCAAATGAGATGAATAAGTGTCCAGGTCTCGACAAGGACCTTCAATATGCCTATCTTCTAAATACTGTAAGGTCTATGAAACGAAAGTTTCAACCATGGCAAAAAGCCGAGGCCCAAAAAGATTTAGAATGTGTGAAAGTCTACTTTGGTTATTCTGATAACAAGGCCAAAGAAGCTTTGACTATTCTTACCGATGAACAAATCGCTGAAATAAGAATAAGAACAGACAAAGGCGGAGTGAAAAAATAATGATTAATATCACAGATTTGGTGGAGGTTACACTAAAGGAAGTTGATGACTTCTTAAAAGTAAGAGAAACTTTAACTCGTATTGGTGTGGCATCAAAAAAAGAACAAACACTTTACCAATCTTGCCATATTCTGCATAAGAGAGGACAATACTATATTGTACACTTTAAAGAATTATTTGCATTAGATGGTAAACCTACAGATATTACAGAAAATGACTTAGCCAGAAGAAACGCTATCGTAAAGCTTCTTCAGGATTGGGGTCTATTAGATGTGGTACGAAAACAACAGATTGAGGTACCGGAACCAATCTTTTTATCTCAGATAAAAATCATTTCACATAAAGAGAAAAGTGAATGGCAATTAGTACCGAAATATAATATTGGTGGTAAAAGACCACAAAATGGTTGACAACCAATATAAATAATGATATGATAGGCCCACCTTAGGGCTGTTTGATGCTACGGTAAAAGGCGTCCGTGTAATTACACCTCCAATACGATAATTTGGACCAGATAAGGTAACCTGGAAATACCGTCATGCCTTCGGGGTGACAAATTTTAACTCGCTTAATTAAGGAGCAAACTATGCTATTCTATGCAAACATGGCTATTGACGCCATTCAATCAAATAAAACTACTTGGTTGGACACTTTCATTCAAGACAAAGCTGTCAAAGCACCACTACAACAATTTGTTGAAGCACAAACAGTATTCACCAAACAGATTGCAAAATCTGCCTGGGAAGTTTCTGGTTTGGCCGCACAAACTGTTGTTTCTAAATTATTTACTAAGTGAGGGGTGAAAAATGACATATTTAATGAAAGATTTTTTAGGTAAAGATATTTTTAGCCAATTTATTGGTTATGAAGATACCATCAATACACTACGTAAAGCCACAGAAACTGCTTCTAAAGCAATGGGCTATCCTCCATACAATATCAAACAAGTCAAAGATAACAAATACGTTATCGAAATGGCTGTTGCAGGTTTTGCAAAATCTGATATTGAAGTTACCATGGATGGCAACAAACTCTCTATCAAAGGCACAACTAAGGACTCTGAAGATGAAACCTTCTTGTTCCAAGGAATTGCCAATCGTGCATTTGAACGTGTTTTTACCTTGAACGATAAGGTAGAAATCAAAGATGCCGAAATGGTTAATGGTATGCTTAAAGTTTGGTTGGAAAACATTGTCAAAACCCAAGACGCTATCAAGAAAATTGGTATCAAAGGCGGTGAATGATGTACTGGTGGCCCGTATCCGATGAGGAGTGGGAACGCCTCAATCATCCGGAACGTTTCCAAACAAAAGGCAAATAACCTTAGGGGCTCTTGACAGAGCCCTTTTTATTTGATATAATATATACATTATGAAAAATTCTAAACCACAATTCAAACCCGTATTGAAGAAGTATCGTGTGCGTAATGGCTCAGGAGAGGTTTTCTACACCTATACACATTGGGAACCCAATGAGATTGATGGTGTGACTTTTCTTCCTGTGACAAAATTTATGCCATCACAAGATAGAACTCAACAATTACATTATTTGCGTAAAGATTCTTTAGAGGCCGTGAAATGATATTGAATAAAATTAACCAAGAGATTTTAACTAGACGCAGGAGTTTTGATCCTAATTCTAAAAAAGACCTTAAAGAATTTGGATATTTTTTGAAGAACAACCGATGGCAAAATATTTGTCCATTCTTTTTAGAGTGGCCATATCTAACTATTCCTGATATGGTAAAAGATAAAGTTGTCCGGAATATTCTGAATAAAACTTGAAATGTCTAAAAAAATATTCGTTAATGGCACTTTCGATATTTTACATCGTGGTCACCTAGAAATGCTCGAATATGCGGCAAGTCTAGGTGATTATCTTTTGGTGGCAATAGATACAGACCTTAGAGTTGGTCGATTAAAAGGTCCTACACGGCCAATAAATAATCAAGAAGATAGAAGATTCATGTTATCTAGATTAAAAGGTGTCGATGAAGTTAAACTGTTCGGTACCGATGAAGATTTGGAACTCATGATTCAATTATATGAACCTGATATTATGGTAAAAGGAAGTGACTATCGTAACAAGCCAATAATTGGTGAAGAACATTGCGGTGAAATAATATTTTATGAACATACCAAACACTCAACCACAAAAATCATTCAACATATTACTGATAGGCGATGATTGCCTAGATGTGTATCAATACGGTACAGTTGAACGTATCAGTCCCGAAGCACCAGTTCCAGTTTTCAAGTTCTCACATGAGGAAACAAAACCTGGAATGGCTGCAAACGTTAAAGAAAACCTTGAAGCACTTGGATGTAAAGTTACATTTCTGAGTAATGGTATTTCGTGCAAAACAAGATTGATAGATTTAAAAAGTAAACAACACATCGTTCGTATTGATGATGATGTTCAATGTGACCCATTGGTATTCGCCACCGAAATTCCAAAATTATATGATGCAATTGTTGTTTCAGATTACAACAAAGGCACAATCTCTTACGAAGTGGTAGAAGAAATTCGTAAAGAATTTAAAGGTCCTATTTTTGTTGATACAAAGAAAACCGATTTAAAGCGTTTTGATGGTTGCTTTGTTAAAATAAATGAGTTAGAATTTAGCAAGGTAACTAGTAATACATTTGCACATAAATTGATTGTTACATTGGGTGATAAAGGTGTCAGATATGACAACTGTATTTTTGGTTCTCACCTTGTTGAGGTAGTTGATGTGACTGGTGCTGGTGATACATTTCTATCTGCACTAACTTTTGGTTATCTAAAATATAATAACATTGAAGAAGCAATTAAACTAGCAATGAAAGCTTCATCATTGACAGTACAACATATGGGTGTCTATGCACCAAAGTTAGAGGAAATTCTATGACTAGATTAAATGGTTTCGTTGAAAAAGGTTGGGGCAATGAATTGATTTGGGCCTCAACTGACAAATACTGCGGCAAGTTATTGAACTTCCGTAAAGGTGCAAAATTCTCCATGCATTTCCATGCAGAGAAAGATGAAACGTGGTATGTACTTGATGGTGAATTTACTGTTAAAGTAATCAATACAAAAAATGCTGAGATGGATGAAGTTAAATTAAAACGTGGTGATGTGTGGCATAATCCACCACTATTACCACATCAAATCATCTGTGATGAAACAGGAACTATTATTGAAGTTTCTACACCAGATTCTGTTGAAGATAATTATCGTGTTATGAAAGGTGATAGTCAAAAATGAAAACAGTAGAACAACATTTAGAATTAACAAGGCAACGAACACCATCTTTTCAACTGATGGTAAATCATTTAAAGGGTATTCATAATCCTTTGATTGTAGAAACTGGTTGCATTAGAGAAGCTGAAGATTATGGTGCTGGTTGTAGCACAGAAATTTTTGACCAATACTTGAATGAAAATGGTGGAAGATTCTATTCAGTTGACAACTCACCAACAAATGTTATATTTGCTAAAACACAAGTAACAAATACAAATACAAATATTGTATTATCAGATTCTGTTGCTTTTCTCAAACAATTTAACAAAGATGAAAAAATTGATTTGTTGTATTTGGATAGTTATGATTTCTATGAAGGTATAGAACACGAAAGTTCTTTACATCACATTTTTGAATTGCTAGCAATTTGTCCTTCGTTAACAGAAAAGACTATGGTCGTTGTTGATGATAACTTTGGAAATAAAGGCAAAGGTTACTATATCAAACAATATATGGATCTTATCGGTAACGAAAGAATCTATGATGGTTATCAATGGATTTGGATGTGGAAATGAACATACTATTAACTGGTCACAAAGGCTTTATTGGCCAACACATGTTGGTTGCCTTAGAGAAAGAAGGACATAACGTTTCTACTTTTGATTGGGATGATGGCAACATGCCTAGTGTTATGGAACAAGATTGGGTTATTCATATGGGTGCCATTAGTTCTACAACCGAACGTGATGTTGAAAAAGTAATGAGACAAAATTATGATTTTACTAGACAACTCTATGGTTCTTGCAAAACTTATGGTGTAAACTTTCAATTCTCTAGTTCTGCGAGTGTTTATGGATTAGTAAGTTCATTTAGAGAAGATGCCTTGGTTGATCCAAGAACACCTTATGCGTGGTCTAAGTATCTTAGTGAAAGATATATTGAACGTCATCCAATGGGTGCCAGAACACAGATATTCAGGTATTTTAATGTGTATGGACCAGAAGGTGAAGAACACAAAGGTGACCAAGCAAGTCCATATCACAAGTTTACACAACAAGCTAAACTTAACGGAAAAATAAAAATATTTGACATGTCAAATTTATATTACAGAGACTTTATTCATGTGAGTGAGATTGTTCAATATCATTTAATGTTCATGAAAACTGAACAGAGTGGACTTTTTAATTTAGGTACAGGAACCACTAAGAGTTTCTTAGAAGTTGCTACAGAGATCGGTAAAAAATATCCATCTGTTGTGAATTATACTCCAATGCCGGAAGAATTGAAGAATTCGTATCAAAAATATACACGGGCAGACATGACAAAAACAAAAGAGGCTTTAGGTGAAACAAAAGTTTATTGATGCACACATGAAGGTGGCTCAGATTTATGCATCTCTGTCTACAGCTATAAGACTCAAAGTTGGTGCAATTGTTGTTAAAGACAATAGAGTATTGAGTATTGGTTATAATGGAATGCCTCCTGGTTGGACAAATGAATGTGAAAATCTAGTTCGTATTGGTGATGATGAATTTGGTCGTTACGAATATAAAACTAAACCAGAAGTCATTCATGCGGAAGCCAATGCAATTGCAAAATTAGCCAAGTCAACGGAGTCTGGTGATGGTGCAGACATGTTTTTAACTCATGCACCATGTATTGATTGTGCAAAACAAATCTTTACATCCGGAATTAAAAAAGTATACTTTGGTGAACATTATCGAAATGAAGATGGTTTAACCTTCTTAGGGAAGTGTGGAGTAGAGATAGTACACGTTTCATAAGGTGAAATTATTAGCACACAAACTCGATAGTAAATAAATATAATTAACTACTATTTTAGGTGCCAAATGAAACTAAGTATTGTTGGTTGTCCAGACAAAGAACGATTTCGCCCCTATGTGAAGCGTGCCACCATGTTTTACGCTAAGGAATTGTTGTCTGATAAAATGGCAGAAAATCTGACAATTAAAATCAAATTCAACGACACTATGGATGCTATGGGTTATGCTCATGTAGTTGATTGCAACGAAAGCAACAAACCAAGAGAATTTGAAATTGAAGTGTACTCTCTTATGAACGCAAAGGATATTCTAAAGACCATTGCACATGAAATGGTACACATCAAACAGTTTGCTTACGGAGAAACAAACGAATCTTTGACTCGCTGGAAAGGACAAAGACAAACCGGTGAAGACTACTGGTTGTGTCCTTGGGAAGTTGAAGCACACGGCATGGAGACAGGCCTTTTTGCAAAGTTTGCTATTAAAGAAAAACTGTGGGAAGTGTTCCAAGAAATCTACAACATAGATGCACCTGTGTTGGAAATTGAACCTCTAGGATGGAAAGAGTACCCGTAATTGTTGTTTTTTTACAACATATTTCAAATAGTTACAAAAAAACCATAAAACCTCTTGCCAATCCTCATATATACATATATAATACATACATAAATTAAATTAATCGAAAGAAAAAAGTGTCTCTCATATCCCATAAACCCTTTACGTTACAGTCAGAGTATCGCACAAGTATTAATTGTGCCGATATGCCATGGCCAGCCGGGTTTTGTGTGGAGAGGATGAACTAAAAAGTTCTAAAAAGATTCTAAACACAAGACCCTTAGACTAAACATCTAAGGGTTTTTTGTTTGGTGTTTCATAAAAACAACACCATGTATTGCCGAAGACCATCGTGTCTGTTACAATACAAAATTGTTCTTTAAAAAATTAGATTGTATTTTGTTGGGGATTTGTGTAGTGGTAGCACAGCAGACTTTGAATCTGTTAGTACAAGTTCGATTCTTGTATCCCCTGCCATATAAAAACTCTCTGTGTAACTACACTTGAAAACAGTAAACTTGTAAAAGTCGACCAATACAAGAACCTGCAAGGAAGATAAGGTTACAATTAGGTGCAAATCCTACAGAGAGTTTCTATATGGCAACGGAAGATAATGCAGCGGGGATGGTCCTGCGACTGGCCTTGAAAACCAGGTTCTCAGAAATGGGATGGGGTTCGACTCCTCTGTCTTCCGCCATTTTTATAAAGGATATTATATGTACGTAAATTTTGAATCTCTGCTAGGAAAAGTTTTAAAAGAAGTTGATGTTGGCAGTGACAACATTAAGTTTGTTACTGTTGATGGTGAAGTGTACAACATGTACCATTACCAAGATTGTTGCGAATCTGTTTCGGTTGAGTCCGTTGTTGGTGATGTTCAAGACTTGATTGGTGTTCCATTGCTTGTTGCTGAAGAATCTTCAAGCAATGAAAATCCAGAAGGTGCTGAAGTATCAGAATACCAAGATTCGTTCACATGGACATTCTACAAGCTAGCAACTATCAAAGGTTATGTTGACATTCGTTGGTATGGTGAGTCTAACGGCTACTATTCCGAAAGTGTTTCATTGAATAAAGAAGGATAAAGTTTAGAGAGTTGCCTGAGTGGTTAAAGGAGCGGTTTGCTAAACCGTCATTGCGAAAGCGGTGCATGAGTTCGAATCTCATACTCTCTGCCAAAAATATGGTGCAGTGGCCGAGCGGTCCAAGGCAACAGCCTGCAAAACTGTAAAATCGTGAGTTCAAATCTCACCTGCACCTCCATATATGTTGTATAAAAACAACGTTGTAAAAATACAACAAGAAAGTGGTTGACAAACCAACCGGTTCGTATATAATACGTGTATCGATTGAGAAATTAGTTGATCCAACCAAGTCCTGTGAGGAACACAGGTAACACAAAAACCAATGAGGAACATTGGTGCTTGATTGCAATGCAGAGGGATCGAATCCCCGAGGCCGCTAGTTGAAAAATTACTAGCAAATGTTCTTTAAAAATTAGATTGTATTTAATATTGTCCCGTTCATCTAGAGGCCTAGGATAGTAGCCTTTCACGCTATTCACAGGGGTTCGAATCCCCTACGGGACGCCATATTAAAATACATTAGGTTACCAACTCCAGTAGGTGACTTATTTGGCACGTATCACAGGCCGCTGTGAACCTTATAAGTTACATGAAGCAATCCGACTGCGCTGGAATTAGTTGAATCGTAATGTGTAGATTGTCTTATCGGCAGACGAAGCCGTGAGAAGCCAGATGAAGTTCTGGAACGACAATCGCATCCTAATGTATTTTAATATGGTATCATTTGTTTTGTTGATGTAAGCCATTGAGTAAACGTCAACTCTAAGTAACTATGTACAGAAACGGTAAATTTGCAAATGAATCCGTTGAGCATAGCAAATAGTGCGTCAGCAAAACAAATGATGGGGGTATAACTTAGTGGTAAAGTAGTAGGCTTTTAACCTATTAACCAGAGTTCAATTCTCTGTGCCCCTACCAAAAATTGGATGTGTGACCGAGAGGCCGAAGGTGCCGGACTGTAAATCCGGTTGTAACAACACGTTGGTTCGAATCCAACCGCATCCACCAAATTTAGGTTCTAAAGTGTTCATGGACGCACACAAGCCTGTCACGCTTGAAGAAGGGGATCGTTACCCCTTAGAACCGCCAAGTTTTATTCCGCAGAACCCGAGCAAGGTGCATGGGCGTGACTGTTAATCACTGGTTAGTAGAGTTCGATTCTCTAATGCGGAGCCAATATAGCCCTTGTATCCTTAGTGGTAGAGGTCCGGTTTTGTAATCCGGGTGTGGGAGTTCGATTCTCTCCTGGGGCACCAAGTTTATTCCAGTTGTAATGTAATGGTAACATGGTCCGTATACAACCAATGAAGGTTCGATTCCTTCCACTGGAGCCAGTTTTTCTCGGTGTAGTTTAATGGCAGAATTCGTGGTTTGGGACCACGTGACGAAGGTTCGATTCCTTCTACCGAGACCAAGTTATGGGGGATTAGTATAATGGGATTACGGCAGCTTTGCAAGCTGTTTACGGGAGTTCGATTCTCCCATCCTCCACCAATTATAGTCGATTATAGTCGATTATAGTGACGTAGCTCAACCGGCAGAGCAGTTCCTTCATACGGAAAAGGTTGGGGGCTCGGTTCCCTCCGTCACTACCATATCAAAGATACGAACTTTATAAATAAGTTTATATCTAGGAGAATATATGGAAAAGAAAAAATGTAATTGTTGTGAGGTAGAATTTCCAATAGAGAAGTTTGCCTTTAAAAACAAGGAAAAAGGAAAAAGAGTAACATTTTGTGATGAATGTCGTAAGGTAAAAAGTAAAGAATCTTATTACAAACACCATTCAACAAATTTAACAAGAGCAAAAAAATATAAAAAAGAAAATAAAGAATGGTTTTTTAAATTAAAAGAAACATTAAGTTGTTGTATATGTGGTGAGTCTGAAACTTCTTGTTTAGATTTTCATCATATGAACAGTAATGAAAAAGATTTTAATATCTCTAATAAATCGGAAGCAAGTAAAAAACAAATTGTTGAAGAAATTAATAAGTGTGCTTGTTTGTGTGCAAATTGTCACAGAAAACATCATGCAGGAAAATTATTTGGGTCGTTGGTGAAACTGAATATCACACAATCCTACGAAGTTTGAGTTAGGGGTTTGAGTCCTCTATGACCCTCCAGACCGTGCCATGTGATAGTGGCTACTGTGACCCGCAGGATGAGAAGTGAAATAATTAATCACGGGTGGTTCGGACAAGGGTTCACCTTTAGTAACATTGGTGAAAGAATCTGTCCCTACAGTCAAATGTAGCAGTTAAACCGAACTGGCGTTGGCAATACGAGAACGGAACCTGTCGGGAAGCGGGTGGAAGGTGCGTGAGATGTGACTCTGATACAAAGGAGAAGAGCTGATGCACTACAATTACCGCCGAGGTTCGCAGAGCATTTTTCTCCGTTAGCTCAATGGTAGAGCAATCGGCTGATAACCGATAGACAGAAGTTCGATTCTTCTACAGAGAACCAATATATATCTCGCTGGTGTAATGGCAGCATAGCGGTCTCCAAAACCGTTGGTTGGGGTTCGAGTCCCTAGCGGGATGCCAAGTTTTAAAAAAAGGTGGTCAATATGAGAAAGTTCGATATAGAAGAAGTTAGGTCATTTCTCGCTAATCAAGGACCAGATACTAAAGTGTATCTTGGTGCTGACTCAGAAAGAGTTAGAGTGGATGGTGTGTGGTATGCCGACTATGCTTTAGCTGTTGTTGTTCATATTGATGGCCGCCATGGTTGTAAGATTTTCGGTTTTGTTGACCGTGAATTAGATTATGACCATAAGAAAAGTAAACCTGCAATGAGGCTTATGAATGAAGTTTATAAAGTTTCAGAATTATTCCAATCTCTTGCAGAAACATTAGAAGACTTTCATGTAGAAGTTCATCTAGACCTTAACAAGTCAGAAGAACACGGAAGTTCTTGTGTTGTACAACAAGCAATTGGTTATATCAAAGGTACATGTAATGTGACACCAATGGTTAAACCAGATGCACCTGCAGCTTCGTTCTGTGCAGATAGATTGAAACGTATTCTTGCTGAACAAGAGTTGGTAGGAGTTTAAAATCCCAAAGTAATTAAGTTTACTTTGGTGTGACTATGATGTAGCGGTAGCATCTCAGATTGTGATTCTGATCGTATGGGTTCAACTCCCATTAGTCACCCCAAAGTAAATTTGCCTCGGTAGTTTAATGGTAGAACGGCATCCTTACACGGTGCATACGGGAGTTCGATTCTCCAACGAGGTACCATGAATATGCAACCTTAGCTGATGTGGTCATAGCGGTGGTCTGAAGAGCCATTGAAAGAGGTTCGATTCCTCTAGGTTGCACCAAATTGCCCCCGTGGACAAATCTGGTAAAGTCGCTTCTCTCAAAAAGAAGAGTTCTCTCAGTTCGAATCTGAGCGAGGGTACCAATATTATTGAAAGATTAAGAAATGAAAAATACTACTAAAGAAACACTAGACAAAGCATATGGTGGAATACCAAATGAAGTTGGTCATATTGAAATGTGGCCAAATATGAACTTTGATTTTTTTCCTTTTCGTGGATTAAAATATTATTTAATATTATTGATAAGAAAAATTACAAGATAATTACAATTTATTCCAAATTGCCCCGGTGACGGAATTGGTATACGTGCTTGCCTTAGAAGCAAGATTTTAGGAGTTCGAGTCTCCTCTGGGGCACCAAACAACCGGCCTTAGTATAATGGATAATACAGCGGTCTTCTACACCGTGAATATGGGTTCGATTCCTGTAGGCCGGACCATTTTAAAGGATTTTATATGCCAGCAGTATTTCTTGTAAGTGACACACACTTTGGTCATGCTGGAGTATGTAGATTCACCGACTCTAAAACAAACGAAAAGATTAGACCATGGACCAATCCAGATGAAATGGATGAAGAAATGGTTAAACGTTGGAACGAAACTGTTCGGCCAAACGATAAAGTATATCATCTTGGTGATGTAGTTATCAACCGCAAAGCTCTTCCTATTATGAGTAGACTTAACGGTGATAAAGTTCTCATTCGAGGCAACCATGACATTTTTCGTGATGATGAATATCGGAAATATTTTCGTGAACTACGTGCTTATCATGTAATGAACGGAATGATTCTTTCACATATTCCTATTCATAGTGATAGTCTTGGCCGATTTGGAGTTAACATCCACGGACACCTGCATACAGGTCGTGTAATGAATGGCAATGAAATTGATACTAGATATCATTGTGTTTGTGTTGAACAAACAGATTTTACACCAATTCTTTTTGAAGATGTTATTAAAAGAATTACCGCTGAAGGCGGTGAAGTTGGATTTAGGAACGGCAACGGACCAACAATGTAGAAGCGACTGTGGTGAAATAGGTAGACACAAGAGACTTAAAATCTCTCGCTCGCAAGGGCATGCCGGTTCGATTCCGGCCAGTCGCACCAACTATATAAAAGACATATAAACATTTTGAGGATATTATGAATTTAAAACCATTAGGAAAAAAAGTAATCGTTGAACGTTTAGAGAATAATAAGACCACTTCTGGAGGAATTATTCTCACACGTTCAGAAGAAGCCGATAAAGCAAAAGTAATTGCTATTGGTTCTGAAGTCGATGCAGTTGCCGTTGATGACGTAGTTCTTTTAAACTGGAATGCAGCAACTAAAACATTAAACGATTGTTATGTCATCTCAATTGATGATATAGTTTTTATTTACGGAGAGTAACAAAATGAGTGATGGTGGTAAAGGAAGTAGTCCAAGACCATTTAGTGTGGACCAGAAAACTTTTGCAAACAATTACGATGCAATTTTTCGGAAACCTGATCCAAAACAAGTTCAGGATTCTGAGAATGAAAATGCAGAATTTGAACGAATAGAAAGAGAAAATTCTAAACGTTAAATTTATGGGCCAATAGCTTAATGGTAAAGCGTCCGACTCATAATCGGTTGAGTCTTGGTTCAATTCCAAGTTGGCCCACCAAGTATACCACGGAAACGCTTGACAAACAAGCATATATAAGATACAATCTAATTTAGATGCGGGCATGGTGCTAGTGGTAACACAAGACCTTGCCAAGGTTTAGTTGAGAGTTCGATTCTCTCTGCCCGCTCCAAGTTTATGCGGTCGTTTTCAACAACATTGGGGTCCACCTAATGTCTACGTGAGAATCGTAGCGGCCGCTCCAGTTTTTTGCGGGATTCGTAAAATGGTATTACCTTAGCCTTCCAAGCTAAAGTCGGGAGTTCGATTCTCCCATCCCGCTCCACTGATATCGCAGGGTGGTGAAACAGTATCACAGAGGACTCATAATCCTCAGTTCTTGGTGCGACTCCAGGCTCTGCAACCATTAAGACTTTAACAGTCTATCAATTTCTTGAATACGTGTATGTGTATTCTTGCTGCCAAGCAATATGGCAGTTTTAAGACCTTCTGCCGTCTTAATCATCATTACAATACAACCACCAGACATTCTAATGTAACCTGTTTTACTCACCATAACATTGTACATGTTAACGTGCGGATTTGTGTTAGTATAAACGTGTTTCTTTATCTTTAAGCTCTTTGTATTGCTCGATTCCACAATCAGAGGATACTTACTCGCTTCTTCCACAATCTTAACTAATTCTTCCGCAGTACTGACGTTGAACATCGATAGTCCGGTTGGTTCAAGAAATCTGGTATTTTTGAGCCCTAGCTGGCTTGCCTTTAGGTTCATCATAAAGATACAATCTCTATGTCCCCCTGTAAAATCATTACATAAGGTTTTAGCTGCTGTATTATCTGAAGATATTAAGCTTCTTCTTATAAGCTCTCTGTGTTTCTCAGAAGGATAAGGATTCATATCCAAGAAGACCATTACAGTAATCAACTTGGTTATACTGGCAATAGACCTTACTTGATTTGAGTTTTTACTTGATGTAACATTTCCATTGTCTGATATTAACCAGCTCTCAGCAGTTATTTCTTTTGCTGAGACATATAATGGATTGCAAAGTACGGAAAGTACCAAAGATAAAGATAATAGTAAACGTAACAATCAAAAATCTCCATGGGTTATTTTAGTTCCAATATTTGGTTGGATCGAGCTTGTCCCAATACGCTTTGTCGTTACGCTTGATAAAGTTCTTAATTAGGTATGCAGTCATGCCAAAGTAACCCATCTTTTTGAGTCTACGTGAATCTTGGCCAAAATGGTGATTGATGATTCTAAACTTTTTAGGACTATACATTCTTGATAAGAAGTAGTCTTCAGATGTTGAAAACTTTTCGGGGAATCCACCATATTCTTCAAACTTATCTCTACGTGTTAACATAAATGCACCAACTGCAAACGGAGAAAAGAATTTTAGAATATGGTTCATGACATTAAATAACGCAAATCCAATAGATGCACGTTTGTCATTATCATAACACTTGATGTTTAAACCAATAAGGTCTAAGTTCTTAGATTCAATTGTATTGACTGCATCATGAATCACATTCTGTTTAAAGAAACGAACATCTGCATCTATGAATAATATGTATGGAGTGGTTACTAATCTGGCGCCATTGTTTTTGGCAATAGAAACTGGACCACCATCAATAATTTCAACATTCATTGTAGAACTATTATTCTTTATGACTTGTCTAGTATTATCGGTGGAACAATCAGCAATAATTACTCTTGTATTGCCGATGTTTTGATTCTTCAAGTGTTCCAATAAATGATGAATATAATTTTCTTCATTTTTACAAGGTACTACGATAGTAATTTTATCACTCAACATGATTGTCGTTCTCCTGAGTCCATGTTACAATTTCCCAATGGCCATCATGATGTTCTACCAATGCTGTACAACTCTCAACCCAATCACCATCATTCATATATGTAACACCGTTGATTTCTTTTATCTCTGCGTGATGTATGTGTCCACATATAACACCATCAAAGCCACGCTTCTTACAGTAGTTGGCTAGATTCTCTTCAAACTTAAACACAAAGTCTACAGCTTTCTTTACTCTATATTTAAGATACTGGCTTAATGACCAATAACCAAATCCAAACTTGTGTCGAACCCAATTAAATTTAGCATTTAGTGATAGTACAAAGTCATATGCTTTGTCTCCTAAGAATGATATCCATGGCGCAAGTCTAGTAATGCCATCGAACAAGTCTCCATGAACAACTAGATAATGTTTACCATCGGCACCAATATGTTCTGTTTGATTCTTAATTTCAATCAAACCAAAACTAAAATCGTATGGTATCATAGGCCTCAAAAACTCATCATGATTTCCCGCAACATAAACAACTTTGGTGCCACGCTTGGCGTGACCGAGAATTCTACGAACTACATTAGTATGAGATTGTTTCCAACGCCATTTGTTCTGTTGAATTTTCCAAGCATCAATGATATCACCCACAAGATATAAGGTTTCACAGGTGTTGTGTTTGAGAAAGTTGTTTAACTTGGCTGCTTGGCAATCGTTAGTTCCTAAGTGAACATCACTTATGAATATTGTGCGGTATTTCATACACTAAATGAACTACCACAACCGCAAGTCGATTTTGCATTAGGGTTTGATATGACAAACTGTGAACCTTTTAGTTTATCACTGGTGAAATCAATAGTAGCAGTATCAAAATACTGCATACTTAAAGCATCAACTAAAAGATTGTCAATAACAAAGTCATCTTCTTCTTTATCGGCTTCGAGTGTAAATCCATAGTTAAAACCAGAACACCCACCACCAGAGATAAATGCTCTTACATATTTCATTGATACATCATCCATAAGGATTTCATCAAGTTGTTTCTTTGCGGCTTCTGTTACATTAATCATGAGCATAAACACTTTAATTGATAGTCGTGGATAGCTGCTTTAATTTGAAGCTTCATAACATCACCGCAAGCAGGTGCACCAACCATGCCAGTACCAACGGTATTATCACCATTAGCAAAACTACCCACATTTCTGGGGTTTTCATAATGGTCAATAACCTGTTGCGAGTATGACATTATTTCTTTGCTATCATTGCTTGTATTTTTTCTTGCATCATTTTAGCCCAAAATGGTTGAGGTAAATTCCAACCAATAAATGCCCCTACTGCTACCCAAAGTAAAATATCTAACATAATTATCTCCTTTTCTATTATTTATGTCGTAATCATTAACGGCCAATGTATATTTGTGTTTCGGATTCTCTACGGCGGGTTTCTTCATTCTTCGGAAATAGTTCATTGCCGTATTGAGGATATTTTTGTTGTCTATCATGTGCAACCCACATCATAGTGAATCCAAAAACAAAAACAATAATTAAAATTACAATTCCTATTATAGCCTCTTGTTTTAATTGTCTCATACGTGCAGCTCTTCTTTTTGCTTGCACTTCTTCTCGCCTTATTTTATTTACCAAAAGAACTTTTTGTTCTTTACCCATCTCTTTCATCATCTCTTCTACTTCAGTATACAAAGCACCCAACTCAGGTGGACTCTGATATATCATCAATTCACGTAATTCAACTCCCATTTGTTCTAATTGTTTTTTCATTAGAACACGCTGCAGCGCACGTTTACCTAAACTGTCATCACCTTCATATAATTCTTTTTTGCTTTTACGTTCTTCTTCTTCAAAGACGGCTATACACTTGTTTAAGTTATCATAGTACGTACCTAGATGATTTCCAATTTCAGTATAGATACCCGCAGTATCTCCACCTTTTTTGTTAAGCTCTATAACACGATTCTTTTCAGTTACGTAAGCGTTACGCTGTGATGTAGTAGCGCCCGATGGATATAATTTATGAAATTGGTCATCAAGATCCTTTAACACATCTCTTACATCACCTGCAGCACCTTTAATATCCTTGTAAAGTTTACATCCGGCTTTAACTGCGGATACAGCTCCATTGGCTAAAGCAAATAATGTTAATGGATCCATTTACTTGTATCGGTCTTTATCTTTCAACCAGTCTGAAAACATTACACAGAATACTGCGACCAAGGGTATCATGCATAACATGAAAAGCATATCGTTAAAAGTAATTATTATATTAAAGTACATGTTAATTTTTTGTGTAGTTATCTATTTCTTTTTTCTCTGCTGCTTCTCTTTCTTTTGCCTGTCTTCTTATGACTGCGGCTCTTGCCGCTACTTTTTCTTCATAAATTCTTTTCTCTTCAGCCGCACCGTATACTGCAACACCACCCATAGCTATTGCAAATAAAATAACAGACCCTGCTATAAAATACATGGCAAAGATAAACATATCTGCCATTTTTTTCTTGTGTGCTAATAGACGCTCCGCTTCAGCCTGTTCAGCTTCTGCACGCTCTTTGAATAATCTGGTACGCTCCTTAATCATGTGTTCCCACATTTCAGGCTTACCTAATTGCCAAAGAATCATGTCTTTAAGTTCACGCTCATATGTACGTAGAGCATCACTATGCATGGCAATTTGAAGTGCTTCGTGGCCAAGTTCAGCGTCAGTTTTTCCTAGACGGCTACCTTTAGCCTTTATCTTTGCTCGCTCACGATGTATTGCATCTGAGGATTCAAAAAATTTGTTGAACTGACCGGTAAGACTGTGAACATCTTTGCCCAGTGCAATAGCTTGTTTTATATAACCCACTGCGCTTTGAGCAGCTGTAAATGCAAGTCCGATGGTAATTGGATCCATAATTAATTACCACGCTTACATATGTCTATATACAGTCTATTCGAGCAATCTTTTATTACCCATTCAACACAATAAACTTTACGGTCAAATACATCACCCGTCCACATCCACCGAGCACAGACTCTTGCTTCATTGGGTTTAAGTTTGTCTTTTGAATTTTCAGCGTTTGCTATTGTTACAAATAATAATAAAAAGACAATACATTTTATAAAATTATTGGCAGCCACAGCCACAGACCCTGACTCATAAGTAATGCCGCACCGAGTCCAACTAGAATACTACCCCAATACAATGACATGCTAACTGCTAGAATACTTGCAGTCAATAAAACAATTGCAATTTGAAATGCAGAACCAGCAAATGTTAACCAAGGACCAGACTTACGAATCTGGTCACGTTCGGCTTCTAATGAACGTGCTTTTGCCATTAGTTCTTTTTTACCTTCGCCTGTAGCAGGATCAGATTCATATCTATCAATTTTTGCGGTTAACTTTTCTGCTTTGTCAAATTGTTTTCTATCGATAGCATCATCTCTAGCCATCTCAGCAAGAGTTTGTTTAACCGATTTTGCTTGATAGAATGCCCAAGTATTGTTTGCACTAATTGTATTGTTCAATACTTTACTGCTGTTGCCACTTGAAATGTATGTATTGATTGCAAGTAAAGCGGCTAGAACAGTAATCAACCATCCTGCTTTGTCTTTGATATTTGCTTCACGTTCACTACGTGACAATGGTTTATTTTGCAATATTACTTCTGCCATTTTTATTCCTTATTATCTTTTTTACTGGTGCTTTTTTTACTGGTGCTTTTTTTACTGGTGTTTTTTTTATTATTCGTTTAGGTCTAGCAACCACCACGTTTTCTTTGTGCTTGATAGAGACTATTAAAAGTATTAAACTTATATTAATAATAATTATCATTGTCCATGCAGTTGTCATGTAGAACAAATATTGTGATTGCAGTCTATTCACAACTGCCGAATAAAATTCATTTGTTGTTTGAATGATTTGATTTTTATGTTTCTTATAGTCATCACCAAACATCAATAATTGTGCGGCCATGTGGTGATGAGTTTGTACATCAGCAATCAATTCAATTTTACCCTTTTGAGTCCAATCAAATGCTTCAACCTCTAGCTTTGCCAAATTGTTGCTTAACTGCTCCGCTTTTAAAAGTGTATCTAATTCACTCTGTAAAAACGGCACTTCTTTGAGCCTATCTTTGAATGATTTGACAATACCTTTTTCATCAGCTAATTCACCATTTCGTACTTTAAGCACATTGTTGAATTCAGTTTTCCATTGTTCGTTTTTTGTTGTGACGTAATATCTTGCATAATTAGTTAAATCATCGGATGATTTTGTCATCATTCGACTAAACGAAACAGCTTGATTGAGTGTGTTCAATTGAGTTTCAGCACTTTTAAAACAACTAAGTACAGCCAGACTGCAAAGAAATATAACTCCTGCAAGAACGTAAGGTAGTTTTTTGAATTCTAAGAATTTGTCTAATATAATCATGTTAGCGTTTTTAATATTAATGATAATGCTTGTTTTACTTCGGCTTGATAGTTGGTAAGAACAACCATAGCCAACCCTAAAGCGGCCGTTGGAAAGTTTTTTGTTGGTGTCGGTGCGGCTGGCACTACCGATTTTCTTCTAGAAGTAACTTTCTTTGTTACCATGCAAGTCTCCGTATAATAGTTCATTCATATTTATGGTAAACCTAGTTTTTGGCAGTTATCAGGGGGGGTTTTGTTCTTCTGCCATTTTGATTTCCTAAAATCGATATTGCTGTGGTAAACAATACACGGACACCTTGCATGTCCAGACGAAATCATATATAATGTACATATATTTATGTGTTAACTTTATTAAGGACTTTTATGAACATCATTGCATTGAAATTGATTACCGGTGAAGACGTTATGGGTGACTTGGAAATCGAATCGGAAACCGAATATGTTATCAATAATCCTGTATCGATTGCGGTACTAAACGGTCCAAACGGACAACCAGGAATTGGTCTTGGAAACTTTCCAATGTACGCTGAATCGGTACAAAAGTCGAAGAATGCCACAATAACCATTGCCAAAAAGTTCGTGGTGTACTATTATACACCTGCACAAGACTTTCTTAACAACTATAACCAAGTCTTTGGATCCGGTATCGTAATTCCATCACAAAAATCGATTTTGACAAAAGGTTAACTTGAGTAACTTCTATACGAATGTACAAAACCTCGGCGGCAGTATTCTGTATCGAGGTGTTAAAGACGGCCAGCGAATCAAACTTAAAATTGATTACTCGCCGTCTTTGTATTTGCCTGCCCGTAGGAAAAATACTGGTGAGTCTTTTAAAAGTCTAGATGGTCTTCCACTAGAACGTAAAGAATTTGAAACAATTCGTGAAGCTAGAGAATTCGTAAAACAATTCGATGGACTTCCTGGTGCACCAAAGATTTATGGTAACACCAGATATGAATATGCATTTATTGCAGACCAACACAAAGGCATGGTTGATTGGGATCAAGATAAAGTCTCCGTTGCTGTTATCGATATTGAGGTTGGTTCTGAAAATGGTTTCCCCGACCCTTATCTTGCAAACGAACCTATCACGGCTATTGCTGTTACATACTTGAATGGTGAAACGTATGTGTTCGGTTGTGGTGACTATGTGGTTCAAGGTGATGAAAACTATATCAAGTGTAAAGATGAGTGGACTCTTTGCAAGAAATTTATTCAACTGTGGCAAGCCAAGTGTCCTGATGTGATTACTGGATGGAATACCAAGTTCTTTGATATTCCTTATCTTGTCAATCGTTTCCGTAAGATTCTTGGCGAAGAAGAAACAAGAAATCTGTCGCCTTGGAGATACATCTCTGAACGTCAAACCAATATCAATGGTCGTAAGTTGATTGCTTATGGTCTTGTCGGTATCGAATCACTCGACTATATTGAGTTATACAAATGGTATGCGCCAGGTGGTAAGTCACAGGAATCATATCGTTTGGATAACATTGCACAAGTTGAACTTGGTGAAGGTAAAATTTCCTATGATGAATATGATAACCTTCATGCTCTTTACCGATTGAACTATCAGAAGTTTATTGAGTACAACATCAAAGACGTTAAACTGATCCTGAAACTTGAAGACAAGTTAAAATTGGTTGAGTTGGCTTTGACTCTTGCATATGATACCAAATGTAACTATGAAGATGTGTTTGCACAGACACGTATGTGGGATTCTTTGACATACTCTTACCTGTTGGAAAAGAGTATTGTTGTTCCTCCACGTGATGTACAGGAAAAGACTGAAGCGTTTGAAGGTGCTTATGTAAAAGATCCACAAGTTGGTCTGCATCACTATGTTGCCAGTTTTGACTTGAACTCTTTGTATCCTCATCTAATGATGCAATACAATATTTCACCAGAGACTCTTATTAAACCAGAAGACTATACAGATGAAATGCGTGACATTTTGTCACAGGTTGTATCGGTTGATAAGTTACTTAAAAAACAAATTGACCTTTCAAGTTTGGAAGGTGCAACTATTACCCCAAACGGACAATTCTTTCGTACAGACATTCAAGGTTTTTTACCTGCAATGATGGAAGAAATGTATCAGGATCGTAAGAAGTTTAAGAAGATGATGTTGAACGCAACACAGGAACTTGAAAATGAAACCGATGAATCCAAAAAGTATGAAATCGAAAAACGAATTGCAAAATTCAATAACATTCAACTAGCAAAGAAAGTATCACTTAACTCTGCTTATGGTGCTCTTGGTTCACAATACTTCCGTTTCTATGATTTGCGTATGGCCTTGGGTGTCACCACTGCTGGTCAATTAAGTATTCGTTGGATTGAAAATAAATTAAATGTATATTTGAATACACTATTGAAAACAGAAAACGAAGATTATGTTATCGCCTCAGACACAGATTCGATTTATCTCAAGCTTGGTCCACTTGTTAATAAAGTGTATTCATCGAAGACAGATGTTAAACAAATTATATCCTTCATGGACCGTGTCTGTGAAGATAAAATACAACCATACATCGACAAGAGTTATCAAGAACTTGCTACGTATGTCCACGCATATCAACAAAAGATGGAAATGAAGCGTGAAGGATTATCTGACAAAGGTATCTGGACTGCCAAGAAACGTTATATCTTAAATGTGCATAACAACGAAGGTGTACAGTACAACGAACCACACATGAAGATCATGGGACTTGAGATGATTAAATCCTCAACTCCTTCCATTATTCGTGTAAAAATGGTTGAAGCTGTTAAGTTGATGGTAAATGGTACTGAAGATGATATTCATAAATTCATTAAAGAGTTTAGAGATAGTTTTAATCAACTTCCTGTGGAAGAAATTTCTTTTCCTAGAGGTCTTAATGGGCTAAATACCTATTCAGACTCACTTTCTCTTTATAAGAAGGGTACACCTATTCACGTAAAAGGTGCAATTCTTCATAACCACTATCTTAAACAAAAAGGTTTGGATAAAAAGTATCCTTTGATACAAGAAGGTGAGAAAGTTAAATTTACTTATCTCAAAATGCCTAATCCTTTCAAGGATATGGTCGTGTCTTATCCCGGCAGACTGCCAAAAGAATTTGAATTACAGAATTATATTGATTATGATACACAATTTTCGAAAGCTTTTCTTGAACCAATTAAAGTTGTTTTGGATTGCATGGGATGGAAAACTGAGAAAGTTAGCTCACTAGAGGACTTTTTTGCATGACATTTTTAACACTACTGGCCGCTTTACTCCTATCGGGTATTGCCGCATACTATTCAGTAATTGGATTAGCATCAATTTTTGTTGGTGCTTTTTGGCCAGTTGTTTTTATGGGTTCTTCTCTTGAGTTTGCAAAAGTTGTTACAACATCTTGGTTATATCGAAATTGGGACAAAGCACCATTTCTATTAAAAACATATTTAACAATTGCTGTTGTAATATTGATGTTAATTACATCGATGGGTATATTTGGTTATTTGTCCAAAGCACACTTAGAACAATCAGCATCAATGGCACCTTTGGCCAACAAAGTTGGATTATATAATGAAAAGATTAAAGTTGAGAAGGAAAATATAGATGCCAATCGCAAAGCAATCAAACAACTTGATGAATCTGTGGACCAAGTTATGGGTCGCTCAACAGATGAAAAGGGTGCCGATAAAGCAGTTGCGTTACGTAAAACCCAACAGAAAGAACGCACACGCCTTTTGGCAGAGACACAAGAATCCCAACGTAAAGTGGCAACTCTTAGTGATGAAGTGGCCCCACTCTCAACCGAACTTCAGAAGGTAGAATCGGATTTTGGACCAATAAAATATGTTGCCGAATTAATTTATGGATCTGGTGAAAAGGATTTAATAGACAAAGCAGTTCGTTTGGTAATTATGTTAATTATGCTTGTGTTTGACCCGTTAGCTGTGTTATTATTGATAGCAGCAAATATGAGTATGAAAAAGCCAGAAAAAGTCTTGCCAAAAGAAGAAGATGATGTTATAATTAACTATAAACAGGATGATGGGCCTTTGACTACAAATCAGTTCGAACAAATTAAAGAGAGTGTGGTTCCTGTTGTAAATAAAACAACAGTTGATTTTGAAGGCGTGAGAAATCCTGGTGAAGAATGGATTCAAACTGGTCCAACGTTTGAAGTAACAACACCAACTTATCCAAATATTAGTAATGAGCACGAACAAGTTGCTGTGCATCTTGCTCCAGGCTTTTATGAAGAACACAACGTTCCAGTCAAAAAATTGGAACCTAAGTATGATTATGATGATCCATATGCATTTCGTGAAAAAGGAAAATAAATGAGTATTCTTGACAAAATTAAAAAGAACAGTAGCATCAAAGATTCTGCTATTCTATCTAAGTCCAAATTCTTTACAGACAAGGACATGATTCCAACCGCAGTACCTATTATCAATGTAGCACTGTCAGGCAAACTAGATGGCGGACTAACTCCAGGACTTACAATGTGGGCCGGCCCATCAAAACACTTTAAGACTGCATTTTCTCTTTTGATGGCTAAATCGTACCTCGACAAATATAAAGATGCAGCGCTTTTGTTTTATGATTCCGAGTTTGGTACTCCTCAAAGTTATTTCGACTCCTTTGGTATTGATACCAGTCGTGTTCTTCATACACCACTTACCGACATAGAACAATTAAAATTCGATATCATGCAACAGTTAACACAACTGGAACGTGGTGATAAGTTGATTATCATTATTGATTCTATTGGTAACTTAGCATCCAAAAAAGAAGTCGAAGATGCTTTGGCCGAAAAATCTGTGGCTGATATGTCACGTGCCAAACAAGTTAAATCTTTGTTCAGAATGGTAACACCACATTTGAACTTAAAAGATATTCCAATGATTGTAGTTAATCATACGTACATGGAAATTGGAATGTTCCCGAAAGCAATCGTCGGCGGCGGAACGGGTTCTTACTATTCAGCAGACAACATCTTTATCATTGGTCGCCAACAAGAAAAAGAAGGCACCGAAGTTGTTGGTTACAATTTTATTATTAATGTAGAGAAGAGTCGTTATGTTAAAGAGAAATCTAAAATCCCTGTTACTGTATCTTTTGACGGTGGCATTAGCAAGTGGTCTGGTCTTCTTGATATTGCTCTGGAATCCGGCCATGTGGTTAAACCATCAAACGGATGGTACTCTAAAGTTAATAGAGATACTGGTGAGATAGAAGATAAAAAATATCGAATCAAAGAAACAGACACCAAAGAATTTTGGATGCCTATATTGAAACAAAAAACATTTCGAGATTTCGTTGAAGGTAAATATAAAGTTGCCTCAACTGATATTATGAAAAAAGAAGACATTGAAGAAGCATTTGAATTGGAAACAATGAACGGAGTTTAATATGAGCCACGAAGACGCAAAAATCAAACACAGCAAGCGTTTACATGATGATGAAACACATATTAAGAAACAAATTAAGATAGCGAAAGCATATGGTATTCCAGTAACAGAACCACATAAATTGAATAAACGACATGTAATGAATTGTGGTAATCCAAATTGTGTTATGTGTGCAAATCCTAGAAAAGTGTTTGGTGAAAAAACAATTCAAGAAAAGAAGTTTGATGAGATAAATTATGATTGAAGGCCTTGATTATTGTTTCATTTATCCGAAAGATGATAAAGAATCAGTACATATTAAATTATTAGATGGCAAATATAAAGATACGGTATTTAAATACGGAAAAGTTAAGTTTGCCGATGAAGGCTTTCAAACTCGTTTACTTTTTGCTTATTATGTGTTAGAATCACCAGTTATGAAACCGAAGAAGATGGAAAAAGATCCAGACTTCCAACGGTATGCTGGTGACTTGTTGGTAGAACTTATGCTTACCGACCTTGATGGAGATATTATTGATGAAACTGGAACAGACGATTCTAAAGAATCTGATTTACAATGAAGATTACTTACGCAAAGTATTACCATTCTTAAAAGAAGACTATTTTTTCGATAGAACCGATAGAACATTATATAATGAGATTACATCATTCACGGAAACTTATAATTCTACACCAACGATTGAAGCACTTGGTTTGGCCGTCAAAGAGAGGCGAAATCTCACAAATGAAGAAGTGGAGAACTGTGAAAGTTATCTACAAGAGATTGAGAAAACTAAAAGCGAAGAATCCAAAATTCAATGGCTTGTTGATAAGACAGAAAAGTTTTGTCAAGAGAAAGCCATCTACAATGCAGTATTGGGGTCTATTTCTATTCTCGATGGAAAAGATAAAACCCAAGACAAAGGTGCGATTCCCACTCTATTATCGAACGCCTTGGCGATAAGTTTTGATAACTCCGTTGGTCATGATTACCTCGAAAACTCCGATGAACGTTATGAATTCTATCACAAGAAAGAAGAGAGAATTCCTTTTGATCTTGAATTCTTCAATAAGATAACCAAAGGTGGTTTACCTAAAAAGACACTAAACATTGCCTTGGCAGGAACTGGTGTTGGTAAATCATTATTCATGTGTCACGTTGCTGCTGGTGCCATGGTACAAGGTAAAAATGTTTTGTACATTACGATGGAAATGGCAGAAGAAAAGATTGCTGAACGTATTGATGCAAACTTATTGGATATAACTATTGATAGTTTGATGGAAATTCCAAAAGACCTTTATGATAAAAAAGTTGCTAGAGTTCGTAGTAAATGTGCGGGTAAATTAATCATTAAAGAATATCCAACCGCAGCGGCTTCAACTACACACTTTAGGACACTACTGAATGAGCTCAATCTTAAAAAGTCTTTTATACCTGATATTATCTTTATCGATTATCTTAACATTTGTTGTAGTTCTCGCATTAAGGCAGGAGCAAATATCAATTCTTACACTTATGTCAAATCAATTGCAGAAGAATTGCGTGGACTTGCCGTTGAATATGGAGTCCCGATTGTTTCTGCAACTCAGACCACAAGATCCGGTTTTACTTCTTCCGACCCAGGACTTGAGGATACAAGTGAGAGTTTTGGTTTGCCAGCAACAGCAGATTTGATGTTTGCTTTAATTTCTTCAGAAGAACTTGAAGCAATGAATCAGATTATGGTTAAACAGTTGAAGAATCGTTATAATGATCCGACTTATCTAAAACGTTTTACCTTGGGTATCGATAGAAGCAAGATGAGATTATATGATATTGAACAATCTGCTCAAGATGACCTGATTGATGCAGGTCACAATGATAAGCCAGTAAATACTTTTGGTGACAGAGAACGTAAACAGAACAAATTTAGTGGATTCAAAGTATGAATTTAGCTTATGAAGATGCCTTGGTTTGTGCCAAGGCCTTTGAAGATTATTTTGGTAACTTTGACCGCATCGATGAGTACATGCGTGACCAAAAAATGAATTCATTAAATGAAATTCCATCCTCATTGTTTCCACCTGAAGATGATTTGTTTTCTGATTTCTCCATGCATCCAAAAGATATGAAATTTGAAGTGACTGAGATTGCACCAGATACATGGGAAACATTACTTGCAATCACATCATCACACATCAATATTCAACCTGTCGGTAAACAGATTCGTTTGGCCGTTAGAGAGACAACCACAGGAAAGTTCGTTGGATTCATCCGGCTTGGTTCACCAGTAATCAACATGAAACCAAGAAACGAAATGCTTGGACAAGTGTTTACGCAGAAACCTGAATGGAATAAGAGATTCAATGATTCTACTTTGATGGGTTTCGTTATCGTACCGTCACAACCTTTTGGTTACAACTACCTTGGTGGTAAGTTATTGGCGGCTATCTGCACCTCACATGAGGTAAGAGAAATTGCAAACAAGAAATATGGAATGAATCTGTGTTTGTTTGAAACAACAAGCTTGTATGGTACAACTAAATCTGTGTCCCAATATGATGGCATGAAACCATTTCTACGATACCAAGGTTTAACAGATTCGGATTTTCTACCAATGATGCACGGCAAACCTTATGAAGTGTTGCGTGATTTTGTGGAGAGTAAAGTTGGCCAAATCGTTGAGGAAGATATCTCTAGTAGAAAGCTTAAGATATCAATGAAGATTATTGCTTTAACTAAAGCTGCTTTAAAGGATAAACCTGAAGGGGGGACATTCCAAGCAACGATTGAGAAGGCTAAAAGGTTGACAGAGAAGAAAAGATATTATACAAGTAATTATGGATATAATAACATGGTGGATTACATTAACTGTAAGACCGATATACTTATTCCTGGTGAAAACTATGAAAAACACAATCTGGTAAACTTGGTGGAATGGTGGAGAAAGAAAGCGATTAATCGTTTTGAAACCTTACAGACAGAAGGTCGTTTGCGTAATGAACTTGAAGTCTGGACCTCAGGGAAAGACATTCAAATCATTAGATAAATACTTTCATTTGGAGTGCAAATGGACACTAGTAATAAAGGTTTCTTATATGAAAATACAATCAATAAAAATTTAAAAGCTGCTGGCGTACAGAGAAAATCTTTTTCTGGTGCTGGTGCAGATTCAAATGCTCCTGATGCAGAAATAACTTTTAAAAGTAAAGATTATAAGGTTGAAGTTAAGTTAGATTTAAATGTTGATTTTGGTCAAGGTTCACTTGTTTATGATTTAGATGAAAAGGAATGGAAACTTGCTGGCGCCAAAACAGATTCAGCTGAACAGATGAGAGAATTTTTAACACAAATTGGTGTTACATCTATGGTGAATAAAGAATGGGGACCAAAAGGTCCGCCAAGGCGATACACAATACCAACAAGCCAATATAAAAAAGAAGATGTGGATTTTGATTATAAAAATTTCAAAGATTTTTTTGTTGATATACCAAGAAGTTCAGTAGCAAATTATTATAATAGTAAAAAAACATATTATATACAAATTGGTGGTTATGGTTTATACCATATGGGTAAAGATGTTGCTAAGTTGGGTACAGAAGAATTTAAATTAAATTTACGATTGAGAGTTAGATTGAAGCGTGGTGGCAGTAGTCCAATTTATAATTATAGATTCACGACAGCAATTCAAGCGGTAAAAAATTCTTTGAAAAAATCAGATTCAGACCTTGATGATAAAGACTACTTAAAAGCTTTGGCTGTTAGAGGTAAAAAATAATGGCATTGATTCGGAAACAAATATAAGTAATATTGAAACTAACAAGAGGTTAATTATGAAAGCGACTGTGATTATACCCACTACGGGTGCTTATGAAGTTCGTGATGCAATTGATTCGGTCTTAGACCAAACAATAGAAACACAAGTATATCTAATTTGTGATGGTAGAGAAAATCAAGACAAAGTTAAAAGAATTGCTGATAATTATGCCGGCAATGGTTTTGTTAAAGTTTGTTATTTGCCAATTAATGTTGGTGCCAATGGCTTCTATGGCCATCGTGTCTATGCAGCGTTTACACATCTAATTGATACACAATATGTATTATATCTTGACCAAGATAACGCATTTAAACCAAACCACGTAGAGACCTGTATTAACGTCATCGAAAAGTATGGCATCGATTGGTGTTATTCTTTGCGTTCTATTATAGACAAAGATGGTGAATTTGTATGCAATGATGATTGTGAATCATTAGGTAAGTGGCAAACTTATCATGGAATCAATCATGTTGATACAAATTGCTATTGCATTAAAACTGAAATTGCAGTAAAATTAGCATCAGCATGGCATGGTGGCTGGGGTCAGGACCGAGTGTTTCTACATACTATAGCAGAACATTTTCCGAGATTTGAATGTACTAGAGAATACACAGTCAATTATAGAGTAAATGGAAATCCTGGTTCAGTTACACCAGAATTTTTTGCAAATGGTAATAAAGTAATGAATGAAAAATATAATGGAGAATTCCCATGGGTACAAAAGATTTAATTATTGGTGGTTTTAGTGGTTATAATTTTAATCAACTAAAACCTTGGGTCAAATCAATCTGTGAAGTTGCAGATGATAATACTGATAAAGTGGTTGTTGCCGCCGATGCTTCACCTGAAACAGTTAAGGAGTTGGAGAACCACGGATTTAAAGTGATTCAGTTTAATTTATCTCCTTCAATTCCAATTCACGTTTTACGTTTCTATCACATCCACGAATATATTAAAAATAATATAGAAAAATATCGTTTTGTGGTTACAACAGATGTTAAAGATGTTATTTTTCAACGTAATCCATTTGAATTTATGGAACGTTTATTAGATAGAAAAGAACGTAGGATTGTTGCAGGTTCTGAGGGCATGTATTACAAAGATGAACCGTGGGGTAATGACAATTTAATGCAAGCTTATGGACCATATGTACATGAGTTGTATAAAGATAAAGAAATCTACAATGTGGGAGTTCTTGGTGGATATGCAGATTATATTCAAGATTTAATATTCCACATCTTTACAAATGGCATCAATAGACCAATTACGATTTGTGACCAAGCAGTCTTTAATGTATTGATTCAAAGTACTCCTTATACAGACTGTACATATCTTGCAAAACAATATAATGGATGGGCCTGCCATGCCGGCACAACTGCCGATCCGTCAAAGTTGCCATCTTTTAGACCTTTCTTAACAGAAAAGGAACCTATTTTTGATGAAGAAAAAGGTGTAATTAAAACTTGTGATGGAGCTGAATTTTATATTGTACACCAATATGACCGTGTACCAGAATGGAAATCACACTTCATGAAAAAGTATGGCCAAGAAGACGCCAGTGCAATGTTTACGTATAAGGTATAAAATGAACTTTGAACAAATCTATAAAGAAGCCTGTGCAAAAGATACAGACATACATGAACATTTACCACTCTTAGCACAACTATCTTCCGAGTGTGAAGTTGTTGTTGAACTGGGTGTTGGTTGGGCACAGAGTACCCGTGGTTTTCTACGTAATGACATTGAGTTGCACAGTTATGAGTATCAACCACTTCCAGGCGTTCCTGAGTACTTCCAAGAGGCCAAGGATGCAGGCCGTAGAGTTACATTACATGTTGCAGATACCAGAGAAGTTGAAATACCTGAATGTGATATGTTGTTTGTGGATAGTCTACACGTTTATGAACAAGTTAAAAAAGAATTAGAACTTCATGCTCACAAAGCCAAGAAGTATATTGGTTTTCATGATACAACAACATATGCCGTAAATGGTGAGTTTGGCGGCCGTGGCATCTGGCCCGCCATACAAGAGTTTATCGATTCTCATCTAGAATGGGAAATGATTGAACGTAGAACTAACAATAATGGATTAACGGTGTTGAAACGTGTCTGATATTTCTTTTTTTCATATTGCATCGGTATATCAAACTGCTACCGAAAAAGTTGTTCAAAATGTAAGACAACACCATCCAAATAGTTTATACTTTTTGGGTGTGGATGGAACAGGCAGTTTTGAATACTTGGTAGAACCATATAACGTACACTATAGATATTTCACTCATCGTGTTGGTGGTCCTGTTGGTGAATATGGTTATAGACTCGATGGAGTACTAGAATTCTTTAGTCGTTTTAGAGAGGCTTGCCTTAACTGCAATACAACGCATATAATGATGCTTGAAGATGATGTGTATTTGACCAAGCCAGTAACAATCGAAAAAGATTGGGAGATGGCGGGTCATTATATTTCTCACGGTAACAAATTACATACAGAACTGATTAAACGAATCTCTGAATTTACAGGTCAAGAATGTAAGAATGATTACTATGGTTGTGGCGGAGGTTCTATCTTCTGTACATCAACATTTCTTAAAAACTATGATAAAGTTATAGAATGGTTTAAACAAAACTTTGATGAGATACAGGCAGTTTATCCAACAATTGGTTACAATGATTGTTTCATGGTTGTTTACTATTTGCTATGCAACAGGGGTTATACTGTCAATCAAAGACTAACGGATACACACAATCACAAACCTGGATTTGATTATGAAGGCTTTATAAGTAACTTATCACCTGAAATTGAAATCGTTAATAACTATAAGAAATACTACTATGAATGATATTACTATTGTAACAGCTTTTTTTGATATTGGTCGTGGAAACTGGACACCAGAGCGTGGACTGCCACATTATCTACAAAGAAGCAATGACACATATTTCGAAAGATTTGCTCACCTTGCAAAACTTGATAATGATATGATTATTTTTACCTCTGAAGAATTTTCAGAACAAATTAAGAAAATCAGAAAAGGTAAAAACACCGAAATTAATGTCGTTGATTTCCCAACACCTTTTATGGAATTTAGAAAACAAATTCAAAAGGTGCAAGAGAGTGAAGAATATCAAGCACTAATTAATCCTGCACAAGTTAAAAATCCAGAATACTGGAATGCTGACTACGTTTTGGTCAATGCACTAAAGTCCACATTTGTCAGTAGAGCAATTCAATTGGATCTAGTGAAAACAGATTTGATTGCTTGGTTAGATTTTGGTTATTGCCGCAACGAAGAAACATTAAATGGTGTTACACATTGGAAGTATCCTTTCAGTAAAGATAAGATTCATGTTTTCAATCTAAAAGATTATGTTGAAGGCACATTCATCTCTGATATCATTGCAAATAATGATGTTCATATTACTGGACCTTGTATTGTGGCCGCCAAAACAATGTGGCCACTATTAGAAGTGTTGATTGTACATTCTGCAAAAGAATTAATTAAAAATAATTCAATTGATGATGACCAAACACTATTGTTGATTTCGTATTTGTTGAGACCTGAATTGTTTGAATTACATAAGGTTTCAAGTGAAGATTGGTTTATTGCGTTCAAGGACTTTCATGAAGATTTATCTTAACTGTACTGCGAACCTAGGTGATTTTGTACAATCACTTCCAGTTCTATCTGGTCTTGTACAAAAATATGGCAAGGTTGATTTTGTTATTAGACATGAAATGAAGAAGTTCAAAGGCATCAAAGAGTTTTTGATGTACCAAGACTTATTCAATTCAGTAGAATTTGATGATGATGTTTTTATCTATGGTGAGATTGTTATTCTTAGTTCTTGGACTAGAGAAGACAAAAATGATCCCAACAGACCAATCGAAACTTGTCGTTATGAAAACTGGTTAAAAGATAGATATGGTTTACAATTTGAAGTAAATGATAATTTTGAGATACAGTTTCCTAATGTTGATGCATATATTGGTGACAGTTATTACGTTGGTGACCGATGGGATGATGCAGAAATCGATGCACGTAGAGAAACTAATGTGTTATCATATTTGGATGGTTATGATTTTATTGACTACAATAAGGATATCTTAACGAATTGTTATATTATTAAGAATTCAAAGAAACCATTTATTACCAACTTTACTGGCATCGGAATGATTGCTGACCTGTTGAACAAAGAATGTTATGTTGTTTGGAAAGCAGAAGACTGGAATCCAGAATTCAGAGTCGGTGATGATGTAACTTGGGATAATGGTAAAAATATAGATAAAGTATTTGAGAAACACTTTTACTTGAATCGTAAAGCAAAACTAGTACACGCAAAAGACTTACAGAAATTGTTATGATTATCAATATTGAACCTGGAACATTTGGTGGTCCTTTGAGGATGGGTGACCTTGTCGGTGTTTGTAATGTTGTTGCACACCTACGAAAGAAACACAATCAGCCAAAATTGCAATTTTTCTTAAAACCTGGTACTATTAGTCAAACAGAACATTGTTTAAAATTTCATAATTGGTTATTGTGGCAACCTACAGATTACCTTTCTGCATTTTCAGGCAACGAATCATTATCTTGGTGCCGTGTCAATCTGTGGGATTACCGAGACATTTCTGGTGACCTTGTAAAGTTCGTAAACTATACTGATCCAAAAAAGAAGATTGTTATTTGTCCAGTATTTGATGCACCATATAACACATATAGAAACTGGCCTAAGGAAGAATTTCAGAGACAAATAGATTACTATAGCGTTGGTTTTGAAGACTATGAAAAAATAATTTGCCTTTCCAACAAAAATCTGTTACCATGTGAAGTTCCAGAGAGTTTTAAAATAAGTACAGATTTTTTAGAAAACTTACAACATATCATGGAATGCGAAAGATATTTTGGCGGAGATACTGGAACATCACATTTTGCATGGTCTTTAGAACGTGGACCTAAGGAATTGTGTTATATTAACTCCAGCCGAGGTCTGATGCACACAATGCCGTTCTATTTGTTGGGTGGCAAAGGCAAGGTTTCTACATATTGGTTAGACTTTGAGGGAACCAGCTGGTAAAACCCAACAATTTTTGTCACTATGTATCAAAGGCAACATTTCGAAAGTTTCGGACCATAAACTGAAATGTTGTATAAATAGTTCTTGAGCAACCAGAGTGTGTTGCAATTCTAGAAGGTAAACAAACAATGTTGACATTTAAATCGTTCTTATCTGAGGAAGCCGACCAAGAAGGTTCCGAGTTAAAACATATTCACCATGCTGAAGACCGTCCTTTGATGCACGGCCATGCTGGTTTTGAACATGCATTTGCAGCTTTACATAAAGCTCATGCACACATGACTTCTGGTCACAAAAGTACCAACCTGACAATGAAATATGATGGTTCACCATCAATTGTCTTTGGCCATCATCCTAAAAATGGTAAGTTTTTTGTTGCAACCAAGTCTGCGTTCAACAAGAATCCAAAAATCAACCATACTGAAGCTGATATTGATAAGAACCATGGCCATGCGCCAGGTCTTGCAACAACATTAAAACACGCATTAAAACATCTACCAAAAGTTACACCTAAGAAAGGTGTATTCCAAGGTGATGTGATGCACCATGTAGATACAAAGACTTTGCATGAGAGTGTTTCGTTCACTCCAAACACCATCACTTATACAGCTCACGGAAAAGAAGCCGACAAGGCTAAAAAATCTAAAGTCGGCGTTGTAGTTCATACACAATATGGCGATGACTTAAAAAGCAATACTCCACACGTAGACATTAGTAAGTTTAAAGAGCATCCAGATGTTCACATTCACGGTGCAGAACACGACACATCAAAAGTTAAACATTCAACTGCGAACGAACATGGGTTTCAAAAACACATGGCTGCAGCAAAAGAAATCCATGATACACATGGCCATAAGATGTATGATGCTGTTCATCCAGCACATAGTGGTGAACATGGTCACTTATCGACTTATATCAACCACACAGTTAGACACGATTTAGTTCCTAGTGTTAAAGGTTTCAAGGATCATGTAAAAAATGTTTACGAAAAAGCTGCTGCCAAAGTTAAGACTGAAAAGTCTAAAAACGAAAAGACTGGTGAAGGTAAAGCACAAGTTGCACATATCGAAAAGAACAAGTCACACTATGGTAATTTGTTATCAATGCACCATCATCTAGCACAAGCTAAGAATCATCTAGTAAATTCTTTAGAGACACATGAAGGACATTACGAACACCACATTGAAGGTAAGAAGTCTAAACCAGAAGGATTTGTGATTCATCATGACAATGAACCAACTAAATTGGTTAATCGTCCAGAATTTGCTAAACAAAACTTATTAAAGGTGAGAAAATGAAATCATTTGGTTCCTTTTTAAATGAAGAAGCTGGTCGTGGAAAATTAACAGCTTCTGGACCTATAGGTGCAGAACACAAAAAGAAATATATTGATCCACATGTGGGTTCAAATAAGTTCTCACATAATTTAGCTGCTGAACATGACGATTTACCAAAAGGTTCTGCTGTAAAGATTCATAAAGTAGAACATATTAATAACAAGGTACATGTACACGCAGAAGATGAAACTGGAAATCACCACGTTATTCCTGCATCTAAGTTACATAAACCAGGTGAAGCACCAAAGAACAAAGGTCACGATTATGAGACCAAGTTCGTTGACCGTATGAAACATCATGGACTAATGCCAAAACATATGTCTGGTGCAGGTTCAACTGGCGGTACTGACTTTACGGTCGAACATAAGAAAAAAGGTCACTTTATTGCAGGATCCGTTAGTGGCCATCTATTAAATGGTGAAACTAAGAATGGTACAACTGCCGCAATGGGTCAGTTGACGATTCACCACAATGCAGAAAAAGGTTGGCATATCAAACCTGAGCAAAAAGCCAAACGTCCGGAATATGCAAAACACATTGTTAAATCTGGTATTCTAAAACACATGAATACACATCATCCAGACCCAAGTAAAGAACCTGCAACAGCGTCTGGTCGTGCAACGACAATCGAAATTAAACATCCAAACTTGCATCCAGCAGAAGGTTATCTGAAAGACCATCATGTGCATATGTTGCAAGTTGGAGGCCACGGTACATACAAAGTTGGCACGGATCAAACTGGCCATGGTTTACCTTCAATCTCAGGAAAAGGTAAATGGAGAATCAGAGAAAAACAAAAAGGAAACAAGAGTGCGAGAACTGTTGCTTTTCATCCAGATGGTGTCAAAGGCCTGAATAAAAGTCACATCGATTTGGATAATGATGAACACCTACACAAATTTAAGAAAACTCTAGGTCACAAATAATAAATGAAATCCTTTTTAGATTTAGTTGAAGAAGCAAAAGGTGATGAAGTACATCACGTGATGGCCTTTGGTCGAATGAATCCGCCCACAACCGGTCACCTAAAATTAATCAACAAAGTAAAAGAAATTGCGAAGAATCAAGGTGCTGGTCACACAGTTGTTGCTTCACATTCACAGGATTCAAAAAAGAATCCTTTGTCTCCTGCACAAAAAGTTAAACACTTGAAGAGATATTCTCCAGGCACCAACTTTAAAGCTTCAAGTAAAGAACATCCAACGTTTTTACACCATGCAGCAGAATTACACAAACAAGGTGTAACTCACTTACACATGGTTGCTGGTTCCGATAGAGTAGAAGAATACAAGAAAAAGTTGCACCAATACAATGGTACTCATACTGGTGCATTGTATAACTTTAAGAAAATTCATGTACATTCTGCTGGCCAGCGTGATCCTGATGCTGAAGGTACAACTGGCATGTCCGGCACCAAAATGCGTGAACATGCTAAGAATAAAGATATCAAATCTTTTAAACAAGGTGTGCCATCTCATGTTTCGGATGAACATGCACACGAATTGATGCATGACACAAGAAAAGGTATGGGCTTGCATGAAGCCACAGACCGTGGCATCTTCAAAGCTATCTTTGTAACTGGTGGTCCAGGTTCTGGTAAAGATATTATTATCCGTGAAGCCATTCCTGAAGCTACTGCTGTAGAATACAATTTAAATCAAGCCTTTGATTATCTTTCCGATAAAGGAAGACTTGCTGAAAGAAATACTGGTGATATGCGATTGGAAGCTATTCGTTTTCGTAAACCATTGATTATTAATTGTTCTGCTGATAACATTGAAAAAATAACCTATGTTAAAGAAGAACTTGAAGACATGGGTTATTCTTCCATGATGGTTTTTGTTAATTCCACAAATGAAGTAAGTAAAGAGAGAAACTCCAGATTATCTAAAATGATGGTCGAATCTTTACGTTACGAAAAGTGGCAAAAATCACAAGAAAACAAAAAAGTATTCTCTGAGATGTTTAAATCCTTCATTACATTTGACAACACAAAACCGTTAGATTTAATAGAAGAGTATATAACAGAGATATATAAAGGTGTTAATCATTTCATCGATTACAAGTCGTATAATGATATCTCTTTTTCGTGGTTAGAAAATCGTAATACGTTAAATAGCAAGTCCAATTTTATATTTGAGGTAAATGAAAATGTTAAAATCTCTTCTAAATTTATTCAGAGGCTCAAAGAAGCCAGCAGAAGTCCAAAACTCCGCAGCGCCGGTGGTGCCAGAGCAGCAGGTCCAAGTGACGCTATCCCAGACAACCGTGCAGGAGACGCCAACGCCGATGATCCAAAGTGGAACGCCCCAAAGCGAACCAGAACCCTTAGTCCAGGTCCAGGAGCAATCTACGCCGAAGCCAGCAGCGAACCCACAATCAAAGTCTACCCGCAATCCAAGGAAAAAAACTTCAGCCAAGACAAAGACAAAATAAGAGCCAAGAAATTTGGTAATACTTCTCCTACAGTTCCTCAAAGAATGAGAAATATTACAGGACTAGGACCAGAATTCGATACACGCCAACAAGGAACAGTATATCCTATGTCAGGTCTTGGCGATGTAACATACCGAGAAGAATATAGAAGTTTTAAGAGTTTTAAAGAAGCCATCGATAATCCAGGTGCAGATGATATGGGTGTCGGTGGTGTTTTGGGTGGTGCAAGTAATAAAGAACCCATGAGTTCAAACAAAGACAATTTAATTGGTACGGAAATACCTAAAAAGAAGAAAAAACAGGAGAAGTAAATATGTACGGCCAAAAATCCATTTCACAGAGTTTATTGGATGCAGTTAATTCTGCTATGTCAGAAGATATCCATCCACAAGCGAGGATATTGTTAAAACACATCAAGCCAGAACATCATGCCGTTTATAAGCCATTTTTGGCCAAAAAGGTATTCAATGGTTCCTTTAAAGATAGAACGGATGTTTTAAATACTGCTAAGAAAGCTGGTCATTTAGTTTCTGAGAACATTGAAGAAATTATAGAAGCTTGGGCTGACATGCAAAAGTATGTTAAAGACAAAGCCGGACCACAACCAAAAGGTCACATTGGCCAAAAAGCAGGTACACGTTATGGTGGCGCTGGCCAAAAAGATGACGAACGTGAAAAAGAAACTGAAAGACTTGATAAGAAAAAAGAAATGAAAAAAGAATCTTTCGGAGACTTTAAAAACCGTCTTATTGAGAGTCTAAAAGGTAATCAAAAGGAGATTGATAAGAATAAAAACAACAAGATTGATCCACAAGACTTTAAGATTCTACGTGCTCAAAAAGAAGAAGTTGAGATTGAGGAAGGTTCCGGTCCTAAGGAAAAACAAACTAGCAAATATGTAGATAGAACTAGTGCAGAATCTAAAGCAAAAGTTCAAGCGGCTAAAGATCGCATGGTTTCTGATAAGAAAGCCGAAGCAGGAAAAGCGTTACTTAGTAAACTTAAAAAAGAAGAAGTTGAAGAACTAGATGAATTGTCAACAAAAACTTTAGCTAGTGCTGCTAAGTCTGCATCCGATCCTGATTCAGACTATCATTATGGTAAGTCACACGATCCTCAGAAATTTGCAGATCATGCTAAGAAAACCAAAGATGCAAAATCTGCAGCAGCAGTTCAGGGCGCTGCTGATGCTAAAGGTCATTATCCAAGGCCGGGTCATACATTTGGAAGCTATGACAAACTTGCACACAGAACTCCTGCTCGTGTGACTAGTGCTGGAAAAGCAAACAAACAAGATGTTAACAGATTAAAAGGTAACATCCAAAGAAACGAAGATGTTGAATTGGATGAAGCCAACAAAGAATCTAAAAAAGATTTTGATGATCGTCAGGCAAGATTGTCTGCAGCTGGTAAAGAAACTGCAAAAGATCCAGTACGTCTAAAAAGACTATCGAGTATTCCTGGTTACACCGCTGCAATGAATTTAGCTAAAAAGACAACAAAAGAAGAAGTTGAGTTGGATGAAGCTGGTGAAGTTAAAGCTGCAAAAGGTTTGACTGTTGATACTTTGGCTGGTCCAAAGAAAGCACCAAAGGGTTTCGAAAAAGACAACGAACACACTTCTGCAAAAGTTCCTTTGAAGACTGAAGCATATACATCCAAAGAATTGAAGATGGCTGGTGGTATTGCAAAAGATAAAAGATATGCTGGTGGCAACATGACTGGTGCATCTAATGTTATGGATAAAATCAAACCAGGTTTATCACAAACAAAACAAGCACAGAAAGCTTTACGTCAAGCTAATGAAGAATCTGAAGGACATGAAGATGAGAAAGAAGACAAAGCTCTCATGAAAAAGATGATTAAAAAGTCTGCTTTAAAAACCGAAGGTAAGCGTCCAGAATCAGATACAGTTCCCTTTGTAACTGATGCAGCACAGTCACCTAAAGAAAGATTGCGTGCTGCTTTGGGTAAAGTCAAAAAAGAAATGTCGAACGGTTATTAAAATGAACGGCCAAAAACTAAAACAATTTATTAAGTTATCTGAATCTAAGTTATTGAATCGATATCTTAGTTCTAGGGGTATTAGTTATGATAATCTTACACCGATACAAAAGATTTCTTATTCTAAGTCATCTTCATTTTTGAATTGGGTTAAGCTCAATGGTGCGAGACAAGACGTATTCAAAGAAGAACTAGAACAAGAAATGAATGAAGTTCTTTCTAAAGATGCTTCTGCTGGTGAATGGATTCACGATTTCATTCATTCGGATAATCCTAAGTTTGCTGGTAAGTCTAAAGAGAAACGTCAAAAGATGGCTCTTGCTGCTTACTACGCAAAACAAAAGAATGAAGAGGTTGAAGAATTGGATGAGTTGAACAAAGATACATTGTACTCTTATGCCAAGAAGTCTGAAAAAGACCAAGGTGACCAGTTTGATAAGATTGGTAAAGGTATCAGAGATAAAGATCCAAAATCTGCAAACAAAGCTGGCCACAAATTTTCAATGAGAAGCATTGGGCAGAACAGAGCAGAAAAAAGATTGAATTCGGAATCCTTAGAGATTCCTGAATTGCAACTATCTGAATTAACATCAAACCTTCTTGCAAGATATAAAACACGTGCTAGTGCAGCTGCCAAGGCTGCTGACCAAGCAGGCAATTATAAAACAGGTGATAAGAGATTCAAAGGAATCCTTAAAGCCACAACAAAACAGTTTGATAATGATTTAAAGAAACAATCAGTCAAAGAAGAATTATATGATGGTGAAAAAGAAGACAAATCTGTAGCCACTTATGGTAAGAAACCTAAATTCAAAACAGTTGATCCTAAAGATAGTTTTGGTGATAACAAACCACAAGCTGCAGCCGTACTTACTGGGGGTAAAACCTTGACTGGTACAACTAGAGATACAATAGAAATTGATCCTATCATGCGCCGCAAGGTTCAGAGTGGTTCAGAAAAGATAAATAAGAAATAAATACCGTTTTCAAGGAGAAAAAAAATGGCCTTATGGGGAAATACAGATACAGCGAATAACAAACCACACTTTTCATTAGAAAGAGAAGTGACTCCTGTTACATCGTTAGTCACAGCCAATGCTACTACAGCAGGCAATACAATCGTAGTCACATCAAACACAAACTTTGCATTAATTTCTGCTGGAATGTATGTTTATTCCGCAGATGCCAATAACTCTGTTTCTTTGTCTGCAAAAGACTTATCAATTATTGATGGTAACGAAGCTTCTTTCTGGCGTTCAAATAACACAGTTACTGTTGTTGATGCTGCAAACACTCGAATCAGATTAGCAAATCCAGTTATGGGTACTCTTGCTTCAGGTCAAAACGTTTACATTGGTACAGGTATTGCATATCGTGCAACATCTTCCAACTATGCAAACGACACTATTCTTATTACTGCAACACGTATTGCTAACACACAAGGTACAACTGGTGGTGCTGGTTCTACTGTTGCTAACACTAAGATTGGTAACGTAAACACTGGATGGAACAAGATTACTCGTAAAATCAATAATGATGGTACAGTACGTTTCTTAAAAGAAACTCTTGTTGCTCTTGCAAACCCAACTGCTGCTAATACACAGTCCGCAAACACAAGTGCAAACGGCATCTTTGGTGGCGTTTAATACTCTATAACCTTACGGGAAACCGTAAGGTTTTTTTATATAATATGTTTGATGACCTAAACGATGAAAATTTCATGATGTATGCGGTGAAGTGTTATAGCTCACCGCAATGCATTATGTCTGAGTTTGAGGGAGATATCAAACGAACAAAATATCTGAAAAGATTGTTCAGAAGATATAAAACCACAAAGATACTCAAAGAGAGATTGATATTGAATCATATCATACTATTGAATAATGTTTTTGGTATTGAAGCTACATCAAGAATATTGTTCTATAAGATTGATGAACGTGATTACGATTTATTAAAGACATTTTTAGATTATTTGAGATTGATGCCTGACCAAGTCAAAGGTGTTAATGGAAAAACAATTTATTCATGTGACATAGCTTTAGAACCCAATGTAGCAGATATACTCAGAAACATATGAAATCTTTTAAACAATTCGTAAACGAAGTTAAAGAACCAACAGGTAAGTTGAAAGATGCTTGCTGGACTGGTTATACTGCTGTCGGCATGAAAATGAAAAATGGTAAGAAAGTACCAAACTGTGTTCCTGAAGAAACTCAAGTGGATGAGAATCATATCGCCATCGCTATGGGCAAAATGATGGACGATGAAGGTAGTATGGTCTTAAATCAGTTAGACCAAATGGAACGTGCGATACAGATGGTTCGTTCTTATATCGGTAAAGACTATGAGAAACAGTTACCTGGTTGGGTCCAGGCAAAAGTAACACTATCAGCAGACTATATTGATACTGTTGGTAACTACTTGATTAGTAAGAACGAAAAAACTAATGAAGAAGTTGAATTAACAGATGATGAACTTTTCGATATGTTAGAAGAACACGATATTGATTTTGAACAATTAACAGACGAAGAATTGTTTGAAGTTGCTGCATGGCAACGTAAAGCAGGAAAAGACCCTAAAGGTGGTTTGAATCGAAAAGGTATCGCTTCTTATCGTAGAGAAAATCCAGGTTCACACTTATCAATGGCAGTTACAACACCACCATCTAAATTAAAACCAGGTTCTAAAGCTGCAAATAGAAGAAAGTCATTCTGTGCTCGCATGGGTGGTATGCCAGGCCCTATGAAAAAACCAAATGGTGAACCATCACGTAAAGCATTATCATTAAGGAAGTGGAACTGTTAATGCTAAACTTCAAAGAATATATTGTAGAAAGAACTGATGCTAAAGACACAGTAACGTTTGATATTCCATTACTCATTCGTGTTTTGGAATTAACACGTGAGAAAATTAAATCGGATATCGATTTACATAAAATGGTTGAGAGATTGATTCAAATCCGCAAAAAGGGAATATTAACCATGCAAGATTATAAATTGATTACTAGGCTCAGAGAAGAATACAAACAAGAACTTAATCAACTTATGATTGAAGATGGCATGGCTGTCGCAACAGGACCAACAAACGTAGTTGGTGGTGGTGCAATTGCTGGTACAGGCGGAGCAGGTGGTGAACCTGGAATTAGTCGTAAGAAAAAAGTGAGAAGTCTTATTATGATGAATGTAACTAGAAAATCTACTGTATGATTAACCTTTATACTGAAATGACAAAACATGTGGTTATTAAATTTATTACCTGAATGGATATTCTACGCAATACTGGCAATCGGAACAATAGGGATTATCTTACTTAAATTCACACCGTTCATACCAGTACTCTATAGGACCGCTATCACACCGGTCCTATTTTTGTTTGTTGTGTTTGGTATTTTTATGAGTGGTTCAATCTATGCATCGAAAGATTGGGTTGCTCGAGTAAAAGAAATGCAAGATAAGGTTGTTATAGTTGAGAAACAATCAAAAGAAGAAAATGTCAAAATAGTCACAAAGATTGTTAAGAAGACAGAAGTGGTCAGAGTCCGTGGCCAAGAAATAATAAAATATGTTGATAGGGAAGTGACCAAGTACGACACAAAGTTTCTACCTGGCGGTGAATGTGAAATTCCTAAAGAATTCATTAAATCTATGAATGATGCAGCGGAGAAACCAAAATGAAATTTTTACTTTTATGTACATTATTATTTTTAACTGGTTGCACTACTGTTCCCGTTACACTAAAGTTTCCACAAGTTCCAAATCAATTACTGGAGAAATGTCCGGAATTGAATAAGGTTATTGAAGATCCTAAATTGAGTGATATAGCCAAAACTATAACACTTAATTACACAACATATTATGAGTGTTCAATCAAGCAGGAAGCTTGGGTTGAGTGGTATAATGTACAAAAACAATTGTATGAAAGTATAAAATGAAACGAATAATATTACTGTGTTCATTTCTTGCATTAACTGGTTGTGCAAGTATACAAGATAACGTTTCAAAGTATTGGCCAAGAGATCATGATCCAGTATTATTTGGACAATTGGTTGAAGTTGAATTGGATATTAGTAAAGTGAATTGTGAAACATCCGATTGGTCAAAAGTTGTAACTAAGGTAGAATTTATTTCTAAATATACTGAGTGGAGAAATGATCCACAAAAAGACAATATACAAGGTCTTTACAATCATGTTGTTAAGATGAATAAAGGTGCAAGTAAGACCTTCTGTGAATTGGGAAAGAAGACTGCTCAGAGCAGAATTGAAGTAACCAAAAACGCATGGAAGGGAAGATAATGCACTCACTTGAAGTTGAAATACAAGCAATCACAGAACAATGTCAACTAGGTAATATTAACTTAGATGAACGCAATTATCTACTACAAGAAATAAGAGATATTCGTGCTGCACAAGAATGTGCTGACAACGAAGAAATGTTCCGTTATTTGGTACAAGCTTGCAATATAGCTATGGCTGTTTGAGGTAACCAAAAATGGAATTAACAAAAGAACAATTAAAACAATTACTTCCAAAAAACAAGTTCGTTGACCATTGGTATGAAGTTCTTGCAAAACTTCTACCTGACTATGAAATTGATACACCACAACGTATCGCAGCCTTCATAGCACAATGTTCACATGAATCTGGTGGATTCACTACAATCAAAGAGAACTTGAATTATAGACCAGAATCACTGGTTAAATTATTCAGTAAGTATTTCGATTTATCCACAGCACAACGTTACTGTGGATTACCAAACAAACAAGAAGCTATTGCTAATCGAATCTATGCTAGTCGTATGGGTAATGGAGATGAGTCTAGTGGTGATGGTTATAAATATTGTGGACGTGGATTAATACAATTAACTGGTAAAGACAACTATTTTTGGTTCTCATCTAGTCTTGGTATTACACCAGAAGAAGCATCGGAATATATGGCTACCTTTGAGGGTGCTGCACAGTCCGCATGTTGGTTCTGGGAAAATAATAAATTGAATCAATGGGCCGATGCTGGTGATATCTTAACATTAACTAAGCGAATAAATGGTGGCACGATTGGGTTGGAAGACCGTGTAAATCACTATGAACATGCTCTGCATGTTTTGGGAGTAAGTTAATGGCAGATGAAATTAAAAAAGAGAGTGAAAGTGAACATTGGATGAATTCTAAGTGGCGTCCGGCAATGGGCTGGATGTACATGTTAGTCTGTATGATGGACATGATTATATTCCCAATATTATGGAGTTTATTACAGACATTTACTCATACACCAATTACACAATGGAATCCATTAACACTACAAGGTGCCGGACTATTCCATATTGCTATGGGTGCAGTGTTAGGTATTGCGGCATTTGGTCGTACACAAGAAAAATTAGGCGGTGCAAATAATGGCGGAGCACAAGTACCAGGAACAGGATCACCGAGCGGGTTTACAACATCTAGCACACCTTCGTCAGGAGGCCTCAGTACACCAACCAGTTTTAATCCACCAACATCAGGTAACTTTGATTCACGTTTTAACGGAACCTCAGCACAAGACTTTCAACAACCAATGTCTGTAACAGTTGGCTTTGGTGGCAAGTTGGCCCCACCAGCTGCACCGCAACCATTTATCTAAGGAATTAAAATCATGAAAAATTTATTTTGGGTATTATGCGTAGTAGCATCTGTTTCTTTCCTATCTTGGAATAACGCATATGCAGCAGCAGAAGTAAAACAAGTTTGCAAAGACAAAACCGACAAAGCAGGAAAACCTGTTATGGATAAGAAAACTGGCAAACCAACTCAAGATTGCAAGCAAGTTAAAATGCACAAGAAATTGGAAGTAACCAAATAATGTCTCCTGTGGATCTTGAATTAGTTGGTGATGTGGGTAAATTAAAGGGCCAAGTAGAGGCCCTCACCTCTATTGCTGGGAAATTGGATATCATCATAGACAAACTTGTGGACCAACACGACAGACATATTGCTAAGGTATATACAGACATGGACAAAAGACGATTAGAAACCGAAAGCGATATCAAAGAAATACATGAACGTATTGATACCGTTTTGGATAAAATGCAATCCATGGATAAGTGTCTTTCGGAGAAGATTGATTCTCTCCGTGACGCTGTTAATACACATAACAAAGAAGAGCGCAAACAACTGGATCAAATCCTACAATGGAAGTGGATGGTTGCCGGCGGCATACTTGTACTTTCATGGTTGCTTAGTCACGTAAATCCTGATACAATAGTGAAACTGATGAACTAATCCCTTTCCCTTTTGATATATACATTATGAGCGTTTTCATTGACCGTGCTTTTCTGCTTCGGGTTTCCCCCAAGCTTCAAAAATTCACACAGAAAAAATCTGACCTGTATAATTTCAGGTGCCCTCTCTGTGGTGATTCACAAAAAAACAAAACCAAATGTCGTGGTTATGTTTACCGAAAATCCAACGATTATTTCTACATGTGTCACAACTGTGGTGCAAGTACCACTTTCTATAATTTCTTAGAGAAGGTAGACCAAACGTTGGTGAAAGAATATGCACTAGAACGGTATAAACACGGTGAAACTGGAAACAACAACTATACAAAACCTAAGTTTGAAGAATTCAAAGCACCAACACCAGTATTTCAAAAAAATCTAGAATTACCTAGTATTGAGTCTCTACCAAAAACACATTTTGCAAAAACTTATGTTACATCAAGAAAGATTCCAAAAGAATGTCTCAGTCGGTTATACTATGCAGAAGACTTTAAAGCTTTTGTTGAATCACTTGATTTAGAACAAGATGGTCTCATTGAGGGTGATAAGCGATTGGTGATTCCTTTTTACGACCAAGACAAAAATTTAATTGCATTTCAAGGTCGTGCATTGGGTGAATCTAAACTAAGATATATCACCATCAAGATAGATGAGACTAAGAATAAACTGTTCGGACTCGACAGGATCAATCAGGAGAAGATGATCTATGTGGTTGAAGGTCCTATTGACTCCTTGTTTATAGATAATGCGGTGGCTACTGCCGATTCTCATTTAGAAGGTGCATCTAATATGTTGGAAAAAAACAACATTACTTTGATATTTGACAATGAACCTAGAAATAAAGAGATATGTAATCAGATAGATAAAGCCATCGATAATCACTTTAATGTGGTAATCTGGCCACCATTTATTGACTCCAAGGATATTAATGATATGATACTAGATGGTTTCTCACCGGATGAAATCCAAGATATCATAAGTAAAAATACCTTTGTTAATTTAAGAGCAAAAGCTGAATTTGTAAATTGGAAGAAAGTATAATATGAGAGTTGAATTGGTTAATTATTCGCAAAGTTCTGATGGTAAGAACTTGTTAGACCAGATTGCTTATTGTGCGAGAGTATCAAATCCCGCAAACCAAAACAATAGTGATACGTCTGAAAAGTTGGTTCGTTATTTGATGAAAAATCAACATTGGTCACCATTAGAAATGGTTAGTGTGTGTTTAGAAATTTACACAACAAGAGATATTGCAAGACAGATTTTACGTCATCGTAGTTTTAGTTTCCAAGAGTTTAGTCAACGATACGCAAGTGTTGAAGACCTTGGTTTCGAACTACGTGAAGCAAGATTACAAGATACAAAAAACAGACAAAACAGTATTGAAACGGAAGATCCTATTTTGAAGTTGCAATGGCAAACGTATCAAACCAAATCACTCGAAGCATCCAACAATGCCTACAAGTGGGCATTAGAAAATGGTATTGCAAAGGAACAAGCACGTGCTGTACTGCCTGAAGGTATGACCGGTTCTCGCATGTACATGAACGGAACTCTACGTTCCTGGGTACACTATATACAACTCCGTTCCGCCAACGGAACACAAAAAGAACACCAACAAATAGCATTAGCTTGTGCTGATGCAATTGAACCTATTTTTCCTATGATTAGAGAATTTATTAATGTATAATGATGTAGTAAAATTTATTGAAGCATGTGACCAAGAGAAGTCTCTTAGTAATGCAAGTTTGTATCGCAATTTGATTGTTGAAGAATTCAATGAGTTTATTCAAGCAAATAATAAGAATGATGAAGTTGAAAAACTAGATGCGTGTATGGATATGATTTGGGTGATTTTGGGTTTCTGTTACATGAAAGGTTATGATGTAAGTGGAGCTTGGAATGAAGTTGCTCGTTCCAATTTAGCTAAAATTGACACACAGACAGGAAAAGTTAACAAAAGACTAGATGGTAAAGTGTTGAAGCCTGAAGGATGGACACCACCAGAACTAAAACAATTCGTAAAATAATAATTATAAGGCAACAACAATGTCAGAGTACCTAGGTATAAACATCGATTTAGAAAGAGACAAACTTTTTGATGAATTGGGAATTAAACGATTAAAAGAATCGTACATGAAGGATGATGAGGAATCACCGCAACACAGATTTGCATTTGTATCAAAATCATTTGGAACAAACAAAGAACATGCACAGAGATTATACGAATATAGCAGTAAGCATTGGCTCTCTTATTCTACTCCCATTTTATCTTTTGGTCGCAGTAAGCGTGGTCTGCCTATATCATGTTTCCTTAATTACATTGAGGATACTGCGGAAGGATTAGTCAACAACTTTAGTGAAACTAGTTGGTTGTCAATGATGGGTGGTGGTGTGGGTATTGGATTTGGTATTCGTTCAGCGAGTGATAAATCTACTGGTGTAATGCCTCACTTGAAGACTTATGATGCATCAACACATGCATACAAACAAGGTACAACACGCCGTGGGTCTTATGCTGCTTATCTAGATATTTCTCATCCAGATATCATTCCCTTCTTGGAGATGCGTAAACCAACAGGTGACCCCAATGTACGTTGTTTGAATCTACATCATGGTATTAACATTACCGATGACTTCATGCACATTATTGAAAGATGCATGTTAGATTCTGAAGTAGATGATTCGTGGCAGTTGATTGATCCAAATTCCAAAGAAATAAGAGAAGTGGTTTCCGCTAAGATGTTGTGGCAGATGATTCTCGAACTACGTATGCACACAGGTGAACCATATATACATTTTATTGATACAAGTAATCGTTTTTTACCGCAATGGTTAAAAAACCTTGGACTAAAAGTACACCAATCAAATCTGTGTTCTGAAATTATTTTACCGACCAATGAAGAACGTACTGCTGTTTGCTGTTTGTCTTCATTGAATCTTGAAACTTATGATGAATGGAAAGACAATGAACTATTCCTTAAGGATGTGGCAGAAATGCTTGATAACGTTCTTCAGTATTTTATTGATAACGCTCCAAGTTCAATTGCCAGAGCTAAATATTCTGCTGAACGTGAGCGTAGCATTGGTATTGGCGCTCTTGGGTTTCATGCTTACTTACAACGTAACAAAATTCCCTTTGAGAGTGTTGTTGCAAAAGTATCAAATAGAAAAATCTTCAAAAACATTCGGGACAAATTAGATGCAGCGAATCTTAAATTGGGTGAAGAACGAGGTGAGGCTCCAGATGCTAGTGGCACTGGTAAACGTTTTAGTCATCTTATGGCTATTGCTCCAAATGCTTCTTCGTCTATCATTATGGGAAATACTAGCCCTAGTGTTGAACCTTATCGTGCTAACGCTTATCGTCAGGATACGCTTTCTGGCTCACATCTGAATAAGAACCGTTGGTTAGATTTTATCGTAAAGGAAAAGACAAATGGAAATGAACAAGCTTATGCTGATGCTTGGAGTTCTATTATTGCTAATGATGGCTCCTGCCAGCATCTTGATATTCTTACTGATGATGAAAAATCAGTTTTCAAAACTTCTATGGAAATTGACCAACGTTGGGTCATCGACCTCGCAGCAGACAGACAAGAACACATCGACCAAGCACAATCACTGAATCTATTCTTTAGACCAGATGCACACATTAAGTATATTCATGCTATTCATTTCATGGCATGGAAAAAAGGATTGAAGACACTTTACTACTGCCGTTCTGAAAAGATTGGTAAAGCAGATAAAGTATCTAAGAAAATCGAAAGACAAGTAATTAAAGAATTGGATATGACAGAAATTGCCATGGGTAATGACTGCATAGCCTGTGAAGGATAAAAATGAAAAAACTATTAAAATTCTCAGCAACATGGTGCGCTCCATGTAAATCGTTATCAAATAATTTCAAACATGTCGATATGGGTGAAGTTGAGTTGGTTAATATTGATATTGAAGAAGATGAAGCGGCCGCAACATTTTATAGTATTCGTGGAGTACCTACACTAATTTTATTTGAAGACGGTAAAGAAGTTAAACGTAAAACTGGCGTACTAATGGCCGACCAAATTCAGGAATTCATTAAATGATTAAGAAACACGATATAAAACTTACAGACGAAAGAAATTATTTTAAACCATTTAACTATGCATGGGCTTATGATGCATGGTTAAAACATGAACAAAGTCATTGGCTCCACACAGAAGTTCCAATGATGGAAGATGTTAAGGATTGGAAGAAGAAATTAACAACTGAAGAAAAAACTTTTCTCACGAACATTTTTCGTTTCTTCACACAAGGTGACATTGACGTTGCTGGTGGTTATGTCAACAATTATCTACCTTACTTTCCGCAACCTGAAGTAAGAATGATGCTTCTAGGTTTCGCTGCACGTGAAGCCTTACACATTGCTGCTTACTCACATTTGATTGAAACTTTAGGTTTACCTGAAACAACATACAATGAATTTTTAGAATATGCAGAGATGAGAGAGAAACATGATTATGTTCTAGACCTTTCACTAAAAAATACAACAAAAGAAAATACTGCAACACACATTGCCGTGTTCTCCGCCTTTACTGAAGGTATGCAGTTATTCTCCTCATTCATTATGTTGTTGAACTTCCCACGCATGGGTAAGATGAAAGGCATGGGCCAGATTGTTACATGGTCTATTGTAGATGAAACACAACATGCTGAAAATATGATTAAGTTATTCCGTACCTACATAGAAGAAAATAAGGAAATATGGAATGACGAACTCAAAGGAAGAATCTACACCATTGCAGAACGCATGGTCGAATTGGAAGACAAGTTTATTGAACTATCTTTCAGCCTTGGCGGAATCGAAGGGTTAACGCAAGAGGAAGTTAAGAAGTATATTCGTTATATTGCAGACCGCCGTTTAATTTCTTTGGGACTTAAAGGTGTGTTTAAAGTGAAAAGAAATCCTTTACCGTGGGTAGAGGAAATGATTAACGCACCAACACATACAAACTTTTTTGAGAATAGAGCAACCGATTATGCGAAGGGAGCTCTTTCTGGAAATTGGAATGATGTTTGGGCCAATTAAGGAATAAAAATGGAAAAATCAGTTTCAGCCGAATGTGCATCTTGTGAATCAACATATGAAGTTTCTTATGTTGAAGAAATCGTATCAACAGACTTACCAGAACATTGTCCCTTCTGTGGTGAACCCATTGAAGAACTCTCCGTATCAGAAGACTATATAGATGATAGTGATGATATGGATGAGGAATGGGACACATAAACTGGCAATACAACAACAACGATTTTACTGAAGACCTGGTTGGTGAAAATTATGGGTTTGTTTATCTAATAACAAACCTAGTAACTAATCGAAAATACATTGGTAAAAAACTCTTTTACTTTTCTAAGACCAAACAGGTCAAAGGTAAAAAGAAGAAATATAAAGCACCATCTGATTGGCAGACTTACTATGGTTCAAATGAAGAACTAAAGAAAGATGTTGAAACTCATGGTGTTGAAAATTTCAAACGTCAAATAACACATTTATGTGAAAGTAAAGGTGAATGTAGTTATCTCGAAGCAAAAGAACAGTTTATCAGTGATGCATTGATAAGTGATGATTATTACAATACATGGATTATGGTGAGAGTCAGAAAATCACATATACAAAAATTATGCAAAAGACAGTTATAAGAAAGTAATAATTAATGTTAGAAAATCTAAAACATCTCAAAAATAAAAGCTTTGATGTATTAACATTTTTTGAAAATGAAGAAGAAGAATCACAAATAAAAGTTGAACTAAACAGTTATACAAATCCTGGTGAAAAAGTTGGTGGAAACCAAGTCGGTGAACTATATGATATTATACTGTTTCAGGACCACGAAGAAGATGAAGAAAAATTCGACAAACTTGACCACTTTGCGGCAATTTTAGGTGATCCTCTGGAATATATTTCCAATTTAATACCAAGTGGTTGGTATGGTATAATTGCACGGAAAACAACAACATCCGAAGAAATAGTCAAACACTGGCTTGACAATCTCAAAGGTGCATGTTAGAATAGGCCTTACACGAAACTAAAAAGGTTTATAATGATTTTAATTGACTTGAACCAAGTACTACTTGGTGGTTTGATGGCTCAGATTAATGCACAAAAAGGTATCAAGATTGAAGAAGACCTTGTACGGCATATGATTCTGAATACCTTGCGGTACAACATCAAACAATTTAAAAATGAATATGGTGAAGTCGTACTCTGTTGCGATAACCGTAAATACTGGCGAAAAGAATACTTTCCATTCTATAAAGCAGGCCGCAAAAAAGCACGTGAGAAATCCGATTTGGATTGGCACCTGATTTTTGATATGCTTGCAAAATTCAAGCAAGAACTCCGTGAACACTTTCCATATAAAGTGGTGGATGTTGAGGGAGCAGAAGCGGATGATATCATTGGTACTTTAGTACCATTGTATGCACCACACCAAAAGATTCTAATTCTTTCTAGTGATGGAGACTTCTTACAATTGCAACGTTATGGTTCTAATGTAAAACAATATAATCCTTCAATGAAGAAGTATGTTAAATCAGAAAATCCTGCTCTTGAATTAAAAGAGAAGATTATTCGTGGTGACAAAGGTGATGGCATTCCTAACATCTTTTCACCGAGTGATTGTTTTGTTCGTGATTTGCGCCAGAAGGCAATCACTAAGGGTATAATTGAAAAATATCTGAATGAAGATGTTGACAAATGGGAATCCGAAGAGGCTCGTGTTGGTTTCTCACGTAATCAAATTCTTATTGACCTGACAAACATTCCCGGTGAATTAAAAGATAAAATTATAAATACATACGATACGGTGCCTGTTGCATCACGTTCTGGTTTATTGAACTATTTTATCGAAAAGAAACTTAAAAATTTAATGGACGTAATTGAGGAATTCTAATGAAAAATGTTTATGAAATATTTGATGAGTTTGAAGAATGTAAGAACAAAAAAGAGAGAATGGCAGTCATTGAAAAGAACTTAACAAAAGTACTTGTTGATGTATTGCAACTCACATTCCATCCAGATTGGCAATGGAAAATTACCGATGTTCCTGATAACTATATGGGATCCAAATCAACTATTCCCGGCAACTCACCTTGTCAACTTTCCACCGAAATGAGAAAGTTATATTTGTTCCGAAAAGGTGATGCTACCGCAGAAAAACTAGATGATAGAAAGCGAAACGAACTAATTATTCAATTACTAGAATCCCTAGAACCACGTGAAGCAGAAGTGGTTGTTGGTATCTTCAAAAAAGACCAAGGTGTCAAGGGACTAGACTACAAATTCGTTAAAGAAGCCTTTCCACAACTATTACCATAATCTAAAATGTATTCCATAATTCTTTTTTTGTCCCCGTTTGGGGAGGTGTTTGTTTTTTAAAGTCAAAAAGTAGGAGAAATTAAATTGACTAAGTTGGATAGTAGATTTCGTAGAAACGGAGATTTTTCTGAGGACTCCGGTTACGAATCTAGAAAACAGAGATTTGATTCAGTATCAAGAAAAAAAATATTGCGTCAAGTATATGAAGAAGAACTCATGGAAGAAGATTATGAGGATTATGAGGATTATGAAGATAATTATCCCCGTAACTAGTGTTGTGTAAAAACAACACGCATATTGACTTTAAAATGTAGCTGTGTTATAATCATAATTCTGTTGGAGGTTTTATGATTATTCATGGTACAATTAAGAAGTCTAAAAGAAAGTTAGCACCAAAGCAGGTGCGTGAGGAATACCAGCAATGGCTTGATAAAGTAAACAAGCCAATGCCGAGCTTTTCCCGTTCAAGTTTCTCTAGTAAGAGTGTTAAAACATTTAACACACCAAAAGCTTTTGTCCGAGAAACACCATATTACCCAAGTCTCAATTCAGCAGATACGGGTTCAGCTCCCAAAGCACCTCCAAAAGTTTATACTGGTGATAAAGTCATCGGTATTGCAACACTTCACAAATCAAATGCTGTTCCTGTGTTTAATAACACGGAAGCTGTAGAAATATCTAACATGAGAAGATAAAATGAGTAAAAAAATATCTTTTGTTGTAAAAATACAACGTCCTGTGTGTCGCACACCAATTAAACCTTTACAAAGACATAAAAGTGTAGTAGACTATGCTCGAAAGGTCAAACATCCCAATAAGGAGTTAAAAAATGTATTCACCGAATGAAGAAGATGAGATTCTACAAGGAATTGATGAGATTATATACTATCTACAAAAAGTTCCCCTAGACCAAGTCGCTTTCTTTCTTGTAAAAGAGAACACGGAGCTCGCCGTGGAATTAAACAGAGCAATTGATTTTCATTTAACACTAAGGGACACTAAAGAATGACAGAACATACCAAACCTAATATGGATTATCTTAAAAAACCAATCGATTCCGATGAATTGCTTTGGTGGCAGGGCCTAGATATTGTTTTCCACGCTTGGACAAAGAAAAATGATGAACAGCAAGACATATTCGACAACAATTGAAGACGCTGGAGACGGATCCGGTGATAGCGTTCTCACAATTCCACCCGAAATCCTTAAGGAAATGGGTTGGGAAGAGGGAACACTCTTAAATGTAGAAGAAAAAGACGGAAATCTGTACATTACTGAGGTAAAAGATACCAAAACTGAGTAAAATGTTGTTTTTTTACAACATAGAGGTTTTTGACACAAATTCGCTTGACTATTTGTGTGGAGCCTGTATAATTACTATATTACTTACGGAGAAACCATGCAAATTTCTGAATCAAAATCACTTCTAGCTAAATTGATGGCTACAGAAAATCTACACGTAGAACAACGTGCTGTGCAGACTGCATCTTTTGATGTGGAAAAGCGTGTTTTGATTATTCCTAAACTTGATGATGACATTTCTAGTTATCTGTATGATCTTTTTATTGCTCACGAAGTTGGCCATGCACTTTACACACCTAAAGATGGTTTAAAACTTGCTTTTGATGAAGGTTTGCAAGCCGTTGCTAATATGGTTGAAGATGCTCGCATTGAACGTAAAATCAAAAACAAATATCCTGGTATTCGTAGTTCGTTTGTTCGTGGTTATAAAGAACTGATTGAGAAAGATTTCTTTGGCACTAAAGGTGCAGACCTTAATGATATGAATATTCTTGACCGATTGAATCTATTTTTCAAAGGTGGTCCAACTCAAGGAATTGTTTTTAATACTCAAGAACGTGTATTGGTTGATGCAATTGAAAAAACTCAATCATATGAAGACGTTTTAGAAGTTGCTCGTATGATTGGTATCTACGCTAAAGAAGAGCGTGAGAAGAAAAAAGCCAAGATGCTTGAAGAAGGTTTAGAAGAAACCGAAGAAGAAGACGGATTTCAATTTGATGATAATGATGATTTCGAAGATGAATATGATTTAGATGCAAGTTCATCTGATGAAAATGCAGATGAAGGTCCACAAGGCGAAAAGAAAGAAAATCGTGATTTTCAATCTGGTACTGGTGGTTCTGAATCATCTCAAGATGATGGTGAAATCCGGTCATTAACAGATGAAGAATTTAAGAAGAATCAAACCAAACTTTATGCGGAAAAAGGTAGTGCATATTACTACGGCAACCTGCCAAAGTTGAATATGGAAAAAGTTATCTGGAAATACAAGAATGTGTATGCAGATTTCCGTAGTTATGAACCAGAACTGGCTAAACTTATAACACACTCAACGTCTTTTGCAAAGATTCGTAAAGAAACAAACAAGGTAGTTTCATATCTTGCTAAAGAATTTGAAATGCGTAAAAACGCAGAACAATCTAAACGTGCTTCAATTGCCAAGACTGGTGAACTGGACATGTCCAAGATTTATTCTTACAAATTCTCTGAAGATATCTTCCGTAAAATGACAGTTATTCCAGGTGGTAAGTCACATGGTTTGATTATGTTCATTGATTGGTCTGGTTCGATGACAAACCACTTAGAGAATACAGTTAAACAACTTATTTCTCTGACAATGTTTTGTAAGAAAGTAAGCATTCCTTATGAAGTGTATGCTTTCTCATCTGAAACACCTGATAATTACAATCAAGAACCAATTGAAGGTGATATCGATATCGGTAGATTCCGTTTAATTAATTTCTTGTCGAGTAAGATGACTGCATCAGAATATTCTTATGGTTGTAACTTGCTTCTGAAAATTTCAAATAGCCGTTACTATCGTTCTGATTTGTTTGGTCTTGGTGGCACTCCATTGAATGAAGCTGTTTTGGCGGCCATGGAAATTGTTCCTGCTTTTCAAAAGAATTATAAACTTCAAGTTGTAAATACTGTGTTTCTAACTGACGGTGAAGGTCATTCTTGGAGAAACGTGTTTGTCAAACGACCAGATGGTTATATTACATCTACTGATAGTGATTCATATGAACCTGGTGTTTATATTCCACGTTCACAGAAACAAATGATTATTCGTGATCCTGTAACGAAATCACAAGAGATTGTGGATTATTCTTCTTTTGGAATGAAGAATACTTCTATATTGGTTAAGTTATTGAAAGAACGTACAGGTTGTAATGTTGTTGGTTTTTATGTGTTGGCCGGCCGTGAGATGAGTAGAACACGTGAATTCTTTCCGAAGACAGCTGACTTTGATTCTATCAAGTTGAAATTTAGAAAAGAAAAAACTTTGGTAGTAACAACTGCCGGTTTTGATGAATATTATTTTCTAAGATCCGAGAGCCTAGATACTGAAGATGACGTAGAATTTGATGTAAAAGAAAACGTCACCAGACGTGGCTTGGTTTCAGCGTTTAGTAAGTATACTAAAAATCGTGTAATGAACCGAGTAGTACTTAACCGATTTATTGGAATGATAGCATGATAGAAGAAATTGTAGATTTTGTTGGCGATTGTGGCCGCCTGGTAGCCAAGGTATTGTATATACCAACTGGAGTTGTACTTCCTTTTTTTGTAGAATTTTTTAGAGATGGTGAAACTATTGGAATCGAAGGTGGGTTTAACGAAGAAGATGCGGAAGACCTAGCTGCAAATTATGTTAATGGAGGAAATAATGATACTGTTATCTGAACACAATTCAACAACCGCCGATAAGAAAGCATTGGTATACGATACTGACCTAGGTTACCTGGTTAATTTGTATGTGAACAATAAATTCTTTTATCGTGAAACATTACCGACATTGGATGCAGCTGAAGACTTTGCAGAATCCTTTATTTTAGAAAAACAACAATTGTTGAGTGATTAATATGAATCAAGAAGAAGAAGTGATGGCCATTTTGGCTGAAGAGTGTGCTGAAGTTATTCAAGCGATTAGTAAGTGTAACCGATTTGGTATGGATAATATCAAACCAGGTAAACCTAAAACCAATCGTCAACACTTAGAAGAAGAGGTTGGTGACTTGGTTGCTATGGTGGATATTATGATGGACTTGGGTATTATTTCAGTTGAATCCGTAGACTTTGCAGCTGTTGCTAAAGTTGAGAAACTAAAGCAATGGTCAACTGTTTTCCAAGCGCTTCCAGAAGCCAATGCAACTAACCTACAATGACGAATCATTTTCAGAATGGTCCGAAAAAGTTATAAAGTTTGAAATGGAAAGAGCTATGCGATTAATCTCTAAAGGAAAAAACGAAGTGGAAGTACTCGAAGAATATTCAAAACGAATTACTGAGAAACTTCTTCACCCTCTGTATCCAGCTTTATTCAAACCGGTTGGTTATGATGTGGAAGAATCTAAGAGAAAATATGCAGATGCGTATTTAAGTAAACGTAGTCCGGTTGCCGACCATGTATCAGACTGAATTTAAATTTTTCTGGACACTTACTGAACAACCTGAGTTAGACTTAGATTATTCTGAGTGTGATAGACCAAAGCTTACTTGGCCATCTATAAACAATATTGGTGCTACTGGTGCAAGTCCATATTTCTTGCAATCGAATGGTAACGAAAATACTTGGGTTAGTGTATCTGCTTCGAAATTGCAGATTGATACCGAGACAACGGTTTTTAGGACAAAAGAAGAACCACCATTCTACCGCAGGTGGTTACTGAATCTTCTTGGTATCAGATGGGAAAAGAAAACTTAAGCCCAATATGAAGCACGTTGGTATTCTAAAGTGTATCTCTCAACATCACCTGTGTTTTGTGGATGCTTAGAAGCAACATATTCTTCTAGACGGCTTTGATAAGTCATACCTTGGAAGAAACTGAGAATATTTTTTAACATTTTTGAACCTTATTAGTAGTAACGATATTAGTGTTTATACTAATATATATAGGATTTGTATGAGTAATAATTTTGTTGTTTTTATGATACTGGTTTACAATATTACCATTGTGGCTGGTGCCTCCTATCTTATAGTGGTGTATAATTGGTCTATGTGGACATACCTGTTG